AGCATCTTTATCTGCATCAGTTTTGCCAAACTTTCCAGCATCCATCTTTTTATCAATCTCACGCTTGGCATATCCTGGAACAACTTTGCGTAGAGTCTGTGGTAAGCCTTCCGCCACACCTTGTTTTGATTTCAAGTAGGCTATGATTTTTTCAAGATTTTTAATTTTGACATCGTGTGCTCCATTGGCATTGAATTTTTTATATTTGGCCAATTCTCTCTCGTAGTTTTTAATATTGGCAACGGTTCGGTCATCGCCTTCCGCCACACCTTGCTTTTTCTTTACAATTTCAAACTTGTGCCCAAATTTTGTATGTAAAGGATGATCTAAGAATTTCTGTAGTTCTTCTTTAGCCCTTTGCCAAGAATCAAAACTGCCTGCGGCAAAGTCTTTTTCGCCATCGGGCTTAGTTCTAATAATGACATATTTTTCACCTAATTCCGGTCTATTCATGCCAGACCATGGACCTTTGATAACTTCACCTTCCGCCATACCTTGCTCGTGTATGGTGTTAGGTTTGGGATTTGATAAGTTTTCAATAAATTGTAAAATTGCGTTATATTGTTGTGCGTATATTCTTGGCAGATCACTAGCCGCAGATTCTGGATCATTGTAAGCGTCACTGCCATCGTAAGCAGTATCAGTGATTGCTCTGGCTTCTTGGCTGCTTATTTTTTTACCAAGATTGTGAAGTCTAATAACTGCGTTATATAACCCTTCGGCCTTTGGGGCCCATTTTGCTACAACTTTTTGCCATTTGGGGCTTTGAGCAAACTCCTCGTCGTAATTACTGAGGCTATGCTCACCTATTAGGTCTTTGAATATGTTTAGTTCTAATAGTTCAAGAGCAGCATCTCCACTTGATATTAAGCCTTCCGCCACACCTTCATTCGACACACAGTTGTTTACTCTAATGCCACCTTTGATCTTAGTGCCTTCTTTATGCTTGCCTTTCCAGCACTTGGCATCTAGGCGTTGCTTGACTTCCATCATGTTATTGCCGTGTGTTCGACACATACCACAATCTGGACAAGTCATTTCCATTTCCACACTTTCATTGTGCTTACGCTTACCGGCACAGTGAGCCCGCTGGCTAAATCCCTTTGGATGGCTACAGTTGATACTGTTCTTGTATTTTTGACTCCACCCTTCTCCCATCATTTCGTGTTGTAGGCTCTGTAGCACACTGTTGAGATAATCTGCTGCTTTAGTAATCTTGCTCTGTTGCCAAGCGTCTAGACCTTCCTCTTCACTCTTGGTCTTGATCATTGAGTGTAGTTGTTTGGCATTTTGGAAAATGCTGTGTAGTTCGCTGCCAGCCATGTTGATCTCATGATCCTGATTTTCAGCAAAGTCTTTATTCTTGTGTTTCTCGCCGCGAACCTGTTTGCTCTGTTGTTTGCGATCGGTATGCCGACCGCTACCTTTGGCTACTTTCTGAGCAGCGTGAGCAACGGGGCTACGAGGAGTAAGTTTTTGGTTAGCATCCTGGACTAGAAGATTATCTCTGCGTTGAACCCCGCCTATTGGTTTAGATACAGAAGCAACACTTCCTGCGCTGGTTCCGCCCCCGCTGGCACTTTCTAAAACATATCTAGTTGTATCACCGTTGTTGATTTTTTTAAATTCTTTATTCATGATTTCTTATTCCATTGTGATATGGGGCTCACTTTGTAAACATCTGACATTTCTTCACTGCGTTTGCTAGAGTGAGTTTTTCTGCTGTCATCACCAATTTGACCTGCGGCATATTTGATCATTTCCATTTCCGCTTCGGTATAAGGAGCCAATAGCGGATCTCCGGCGATATAACTGGTTGCCTTGGTAGGATACTCCGGAGCACCAGCAAGAGCAATACCCATTCTATAGTTTAGATACTGGTTGCCGGCATTCATGTTCTGATTGGAAAATGTTGTAACATTTTGAATGGCAGATTTGTGTTCGTCACGAATATTGTGAACACCACCTTCTGTAATAAATTCATTAGCTCTCATTATGCCATCCTTTCTATGGTGTTTTTGACATCACCTACGGTAAAATAACTTTTACCCTTACTTTTTCCAAATGCTGGATTCTGTTGCCATACTTTGGCTTTATTTAATCCGAACACTTCGCCGCCGTTTGCATCGCCTAACACAAAATCATCGGGTTTATCTACAGCAGCAGGCATAAATGTCATCATGTAAAGATCACCAAGATCCATGCCTGGTTGAACACCGTTCATTTTATAAAATTTATAAACATAATCTAATTGTTCTACAGCAGACATTTGTGCTAGGGCTTGTGAAGTAGTTCCTAGTGATTGAGCAGTTTTTGGCATAAATTGAATTAATCCAACTGCGCTACTGGTGCCGGCACCCTGACTCGGGCTCATACTACCGCCTGTTTCGAACTTCATGATTCTTAATAGATTCTTCGGATCCACTCCTAGTTTCTGTCCTATTAAATTTAGTTTTTCATTAAACTCGGGGCTTTGTATAGCAGCAAGATCTTCGGCGCTAGGCCCTTGGCCTCTTAGAGCATTTCTAGCAACGTCTGCCTGTGTAGATTTGACAATGGTAATATTTCCTGCTTTTAGTGCAGAATTTAATGCAGCTATAGTAGCATCATCGGCACGACTACTAGCTGGTAATTTATTTGCTGCCTGGAATTTTTTTAATGCCGCAGCAGTTAACGGTCCTAGTATACCATCTACCCCGTCTTTCTTAGGTCCGAGATTTCCGAGATCTTCTGGTGTAGCCGCACCCAATGCTAATAAGGCTTTTTGGACATCGGCAACTTCTACTCCCTTATTACCGAGAGGAGATGCCAACGGGCCGGCTACATTGGCCTCATCTTCGAATAATTCTCTTATACGCATTATGCTCTCTTAATACTAGAACGTAAGAACCATGCGTGTTTTTTATGAGCATCCATACGCTCGGCTAGAAAATTGCTAAGTCCATGTTCTCCTGCCGCTTCGGCAGCATCGTAATTTTTCTTCAGCACAATCTGAATTTTCTCACTGTCCAATAACAGTTCTTGAATCATTTGTTGTAGATTAGGGACTTGATTTTCGTCTTCGATACGAGTCAGCATGTTCAGTGTGTGATAACTGGTAGGCATATATCCGCCTAACTTACGAACATTTTCAGCAAATGGATCTACAGCTCCATATACTTCTTCGTAGATCTCTTCGAACAGTTTATGATATTCGTAGAAATCTGGCCCTTCAACGTTCCAATGCATCGAATGGACCTTAACGTAGAAACTAAATGTAGTAGCAAACCCTATACGAGTAAGTTGAATTAATTTATCCATAGTATTATATTTATTATTAACCAAACCAAAGAGTAAACCATTCTGCGGTGCCAGGCTTTATGCCCTGTTCTCTTTGTATTTGTCCTTTATTACTGCCAACAACCGGTGTTGCCTGTCGCGCTCTATAGTCTGCCAGTCGTTCTGCTGCCCCTAATCCTCCTAAACTGGCTGCGATTTTCAGTTCATGTATGGGATCATCAGGAGCGAGATAGCAGTCATCCGCACTGTCCTGTGGAATATTACTGCTGTCTATTCTGTATTGCTTCATTTACTATAATCCGATTTATCAGTGAGGCCATAATGTTTTCAACCGACTCGCTAACTGGAATATGGTTAGACATAGTTTGGCCAATTTTCTTTTCCTCTGGTTCTTTTTTTGGAGGAGGCATAATACGATCTAGTTCGCGTTGAAACTGTTCTCTATCAGGAGCACTTTTTTTACGCTCCTTTTCTAATGCACGATTTAATCGCACCTGTGCTGGACTAGGTGGTTTCCAGAATGATTCCTGTGTGTCCTGCTGTTTATGATGCGACTTTTCTTTAACTAAATCTCTAAGTTCGGCAGTGCTGAGCAAGTTTAATTCGGCCACTCCATATCCTGTAGCACGAGCAACGGCCCGTATCAAACGCTGGCGCAGTTGATGTTCTTCGTCCTCCACAACTGATCTTTTTTGATTAATCAGTGCTGTTAGGATTCGTTCTGCTACTGTCTCTGGTTGTTTGGCAACAATACCCATGCCTTTACGGGTTATATCCATTAGATGTTCGATCCAATCTACACCGAGTTTATTAACATCGAATGCCTTAGACCACACAGCCAACGCCTGTTCTGGAGAATCATTTTTCAAACTGTTGCGTAGCATAGTGCCACTAACCCCTGTACCTCTAGGAGTCACTTCTAAACTTACTTTAACATGCTCATAACCTGGAAACTTATTCACCGCCTTCATTAGTGCCTGTGGCATGTTTAGATTTTTGCGATCTTCGCCGACCATAATAACAATGTTGTCATAGCGTGGCGGTTTGCCTGGCAACGGATTGATCAATTCGTGTTTGATCTTTTGTATTAGTGATCCACCTTCCTGTGTCACGGTGCTGATATTTTTAGCATACTGGGGATATAGCTTATGCCATGTTTCGACCTTAACGCTGGGTGGAATAGGATCGTCTTTGCCTTCTGCATTGCCAATGAACAAGTAAGGATCACCGTGCAGTTCTCGTGCCTTATCGACAGTGTAGTTCCATAGTTCCTGGTGTCCGCGATGACCGATAAAACTGCCAATAGCAACCACTGCGGTTTTGTTAGCGTTATCCCTACCGCGATCAGTGCGGGCTGCGGCTCTAGCAGCATTTTTAGTAGCGATAAGATCTTTTTGTTTTTGACTGGTAACTTTGATAGGACCTAGTCTGCTGTTGATAACAATGCCTTCGTATTCTGTGCCTAGTTTATCTTTGCCTACAATGTTAGGATCTTCGTCGATGGCTTTTTCTAACGCAATTTGCACAGGCTTTAATTTTTCTTCAATCTGTTGGCGTAGATCCGCACTGGCACGATCACGCTTGCCTGCTGTGCCGCTGACAATGTCTTTGAGTTCATCAATATTGTCTAATACATTAACAATTTCTGTAACATCTAGACCTTGCTTTTGAACCAGTCTATTGCTCATAAACATGACATTGTCGCTTTGTCCTAGTTCTGCTATCTGCTGAACAGCAGCATCACCATCGGGTATTTCTTCTCCAGTGCCGCCCTCTACGATGCGGAATGGAACCAATACCAGATCAATACCTTCGGGGATTTGATCATATTCAATACCTACAAACTTTAATCCACCCGATTCTGTTTTGGTGGCAAATGGTAGGAATAACACTTCGCAGGTAACCTGCCTATCTACTAAAAAGTCTGGCCCTAACGCACTATCCACCATTTTGATAGCAGTCATCATTTCGTTGAATAGTTTGTCAAAGTTGGCGGCACGACCTAACACTTCAGGATCGGTGGTTCCTTTTTGTTTGTGATAATCTAAGAATCCTGCTTTGTATTTGGGCTCAGTGCGACTGGTGCCCATAAACGGTTTGCCCTCGGCGTCCTTACCGAAGCGTCCACCGAATCCGTCGATCTTGACATTTAATGGAATATTTTGTAAAACAAATCTGCCACCCGAGTCCTGTAGTTCATCTACTAGGTCTAAAAAGTCTGCTGGTTTTAGATCACGCAGATGAGGCATGCCTTTGCGTAGTTGTGCCTTTACTGCTGGTTGTGGTTTATCTTCTTCTGCTTCTGCTAGACCCTGTGATGCCTTGGCTTTTTTCAATGCTGCTCTAGGTTGTTTTTCTTCAGGATGTTCTTTTTTGTATGCTTCAACTTCGTAATAATCATCTTCGTAAGATTTGGCCTGTGCTATGGCCTGTGCTCGCATACTGCCCATGCCCAATTTTTCCAACATGACATCGATAGCAGCAAATTTAGTTTGAGCATCTCTTACAGGATCATCTTTGGTAATCATTTGACCACCGATTTCAAAACAGATGTCTAGGAAATCTTGCACGATGCCAGGCTTTTGTTCAGGTTTAATATATTTGTTGATTAGATCCAGTGTGCCTACAAAACTCTGCTGTAGTTGGCTGTCGTTGCCTTGGGGTTTGCGACCAAAGACCATTTCAAATTGTTCAGCAAGACTTTGAACATAAGTTCTATCTTTAGGATCAACAGGAGTCACAATAGGAATGCCATCTCGACTGCTTTCACCAGTTTCTGGGTCGGTATAAGGCACATACTTTCTGCTCATACCTCCTCCCTGTTTGCTGGCCACAGCGAATGACAACATACTGACTTCGGTCGGTTCGGGACTGACCACCATTGCTCGTGCCTTGCCGCGTCCTTCCAATTTGGCTATATAAACTTGTTGTGTGCTAGCGGCCGCTGCCAATGCTCTGTAGAGATACTTGTGGAATACTCCTTTGATACCGGCAGTGATGTCATTCCAATCGCTGCTGTGGCTGAACGCAAACCACTCGTCTGGCGTGCCAGTTTCTTCACCGTATCCACCAAACTCAAAATCTATTTGTATTTTGAAAGGCGGATCTTCAAATTGAAAAAGTGCGTTAAATTGTGCAGAGCCTTTGCTAAACCCTAAACATTTGGTATCACCAATTTGTTTTCCGGTCATTGCAGTTAGGAATTCTTCTACTTCGGGCTCTAATTTAGCATCAACCTGTGTATCAATATCGCCTACCTTGGGTTTATGCTTGACAAACTCGTCATCACTAATACCGGAGGTATTAAAAAAGTGTAGGCTACTACCGCTTAGAAATTCGCGACTTTGTAATAGATTTGCTGACCATAATGGCTTTTTATATTTGGCTTGAAATACGGCACTAATATCGTGTAGTAACTTGTTTAGTAGTCCTACCATGTATGTGCGATTATGAACCTTGAGATTAATTTCCTGTGCTTGATGTGGTTGAGTAGGATCTTCGGGATTAGGTAGTTCTAAATTACCACCTTCCATTAATTTGTATTTGTCGCGTTTAATATCGTCGTTATAGTGATCATACAATCGATCACACAGTTCTTCACGCATTTCCAATGGGAATAGTTTTCCTAACTTGCCAGTTAGTTTATTTTTATGATAGAATTCTTTACAGCCCTTTTCTACCATAGGCATGAATTCTTTGACCAAACGACTTTTATTTTCTTTTTTGTTTTGTTGTTGACGTTGTATTTTCTTTGCTAGCGGATGAAAATATTCTTTATGTAGACGATCGTGCTCTAGTATGTATTGAAACAGTTCATTGGCTATTTCTTGATCATCATGATCTCGATCAGTTGGTGATTTAATATCTAGGCTTTTGCCAAAAAATTCAGTTAAAAACATAATTATTCCTTACCAAGCGCGACACGACCAGTATCTAGCCTTAGTTCTAGGTCCGGGATTTTCACAATGATGGCGAGCTCTGAAACTTTTACGATGTCCGGGCAGATGTTTTTTAATGCTGAGTTTTTTATCACCAAAATTTACCTTTTTAACATTGCCTGTGCTGGGATCTTTTACATAGACCTTGCTTTTTTTAACATCGCCTTTCATTGGTTTGCCTAGAGGAACGGTGCGTCCATGGTATTTGGCTTCTTCTAAGGGAATATATGCTAGTGCTGTGGCATCTATAGCTAGGATAGGACCGTCACTTTTTAGGCCAATTACGGTGGTTTCTAGAACAAAATCACCAAGTTCTAGTTCAAACACATCACCTTCTTGGATGGTTTCTTCAACGAAATCAAGTCCATCGAAAAGATCAACGATACGCATACAAATACTCCTAAGTTTAGAGTATTTATTACAAATTAAACAAATGAAATATTAGTGATTATAGTGTATAACTTCTACGGCGCCATCAACGATTTCTACTCGTCCGCGCACCCAAACAAAGTTTCCAGTGAAGTTATAACAATCTACAGTAGCAGTATTTCTATCATCGAATTGGGTATAGTTTACTGTTGTGTCATAAACAAGAAACCAATCGCTGTTGGTAGGATCAGTAGCAAGACTGGCCTGCATACTGACTGTGCCAATAAAAGTAGGAGCAGCAGTATAGGCCACTGTGTGGATACCATCACTAGATCCATAATATCCATCACCTTTAACACGATCACTGTAATAAGTCATCATAGTTGTAGCAGTGTTGGGATAAATCACTGCTACAGTGCTGGTCCCACGAGTGTTAAATTCTAAACTTTGGCTAAGTGCTGGCATAAGATTTCCTGATCGGCAACCTTATTTATGCTATATCTAGGAACAAACTCTTCTACTCTGCGGATCTTCCCACCCGCTGCCATAGTAATCATCATGACCATGTTGCGATCGCGGGCATAAAAATAACAGGCACTGGGCCAAAATCCTCGTTTACCGGAAAAGTTCTTTCGTGTTGCATTAGGAATCCCGATACAGTTCTCGTCATACTTTTCTGCCCATTCAAGCATATTGGATGCAGTATCGGTATCCATGTCCTTGAACACTACTCTGAACTTATACCTGTGTTTAGGAAGATGATTACATAACACGATCTTGCTATCGCCCTCCATGATCTCAAGTTCTGCGGTATCAGCTGGCTCTGTCACACTGATAACATAATCTGCAAGTTCTGTGGCCATTTCCTGATACAGCACCGGATCCTTGATAAAAATACTAATTTGATCATGCTCTATTCGTAATTTTATACCAAGTGCTATATAGTGCTCTAATTTGATTAGATAATCCAGCAACAATAACGGATCGATATTCTTTCTTTTTGACCAATGCCGATTGATGTTAGGAGTGATACACCATTTTTTTAGGTATTCAATTCCGCGAGCCCTTAACAGCGTGGCTCCTACCATACCAGTTGAGATCTTGTAGGGCCACTCTCCGTAGAACAGTTTATTGGTCTTCAGTTTCTTCGGTATCATTTTTAACCTTGCTGACAGGAAGGATATCTACAATATTGAGTTTGAGTTCGGTTCCATCGACACTGAGTTCTACAATACCGCCATTAGCTAGACTGCCAAATAGGATTTCACGGCTTAATGGTTTCTTGATCTGCTCATCGATAACACGCTGCAAAGGTCTGGCACCCATTTTGCTATCAAACCCTCGATCGACCAAATATGCCAGTGCTAGAGCATTTGGTTTGACATGAATATTTTTATCTTTAACTAAACTATTGAGATCATCGATAAACTTCTTAACAATCTTAGTCATTGTATTCTTGTCCAACTTACCAAAGCGGATAACCCCGTCTAGCCGATTGCGGAATTCTGGAGCAAAGAATTTATTAACAGCATCTTTTGGATCGCCGTCTCGTTCCAGACTACCAAATCCTACGCCGTTCTTTTCAGCATCAGCAGCACCCAAGTTGCTGGTCATAATGATGATAGCACTACGAGCATCTGCTTTCTTACCATTGCTACCGGTAATAAATCCATTGTCCATGATCTGTAGTAGAAGTGTTAGCACATCTGGGTGTGCTTTTTCTACTTCGTCTAGCAACAACACACAATGTGGAGTTTCCTGCAGACTAGTAATTAGTTGTCCAGCATTTTCTTCGAAGCCTACATATCCTGGAGGACTACCGATGAACTTGGCCACGCTGTGTTTTTCTTGGAACTCACTCATGTCAAACCTAATCAGTTTGATACCCATGTTAAGTGCCAGTTGTTTAGCAGCCTCGGTCTTGCCTACGCCAGTTGGTCCTACGAACAAGAAACTACCTACTGGTTTGTTCAGACTCTTCAATCCGGCTTGAGCAATAAACACCTTATCAAGTAGACTTTCAATAGCCTTTTCCTGCCCATACACTTTGGATTTCATGTTCTTTTCCAGTGATTGTGTATTGACATTTTCCTTGTTGTTGATCTGGTCGAAGCTGAGGTTAGCAAGTTTTGCTACTTCAAAAACGATTTCCTCGTGATCCACAATGCCGCCTTCTTGATCTTTCACTTTAAATCTAGCACAGGCACAGTCAATCAGATCAATGGCCTTGTCTGGTAGCTTCTTATCAGTTAGATATTTCACGCTGTATTTGACACTGTCAATTACGGCCTGGTTAGTAATTTTAACCTTGTGATGACGCTCGTAGTATTTTTTAATACCTTTAACAATCTTAATTGCAGTATCCTCATCGGGCTCATCGACAACTACACGCTGGAAACGACGCATAAGAGCACGATCTTTTTCAAAGTGTTTGCGGTATTCTTCCCAAGTAGTGCTGGCAATAACTTTAATAGTGCCTTTGCCCAGTGCGGATTTCAACATATTGGCCATGTCGTTGCTGCTGCCATTAGCAGCACCGGCACCATTCATCATGTGTGCTTCGTCAATAAAAAGAATAGATTTGCCTTTCTTTTCAATAGCACCAATAACTGCCTTTAATCGTTCTTCAAAATCACCACGATATTTGCTGCCTGCTAGCAGTGCGCTGATGTCTAGACTATAGACATTGTGCTCTTGAATAAATTTAGGAACATTACCTTCAAAGATTTTACGAGCCAATCCTTCGGCAATAGCAGTTTTACCGACACCGGGGTCGCCGATCAGAATAGCGTTGGCTTTGGTACGACGAGCCAACACCAATTCAATTTCTTCAATCTCCTTGTCTCGCCCAATAACAGGATCAATTTTTTTAGACTTGGCTTTAGCAGTTAGATTAGTGCAGAACTGAACAATCATGCGTTCTAGCTGTGCTGTTTTAGAATCAGTTGCTGCTGCTTCTTCATCTTCGCGAACTAGCTCTTTCTTAACAAAGTTAATGAATTTGTCTTTGTCAATATTGGCCTTTCTAATGAAAAAGCTAGCATGACTTTTCTTTTCAGAAAACATGCTGAGGAAACAATCAACTGGTTCGATGATTTGCCTGCCACTGAACAAGACCTGTGTAAAAGCACGATTCAACATGCGATCTACAGTGTTGGTCTTTTTGGGTTTTTCTTGTTCAGGATTTACGATTTCCTGTAGATTGTTTTTGATATAACTGTCTAGATCTTCTTTGAGAACATTTACATCTGCTCCAAATGCGGTTAGTATTTCAGCAAAGGAATTATTATTGACCATGCTGTATAAAAAGTGTTCCAATGTAATATATTCATGGTCGTATACACTGGCTATTTTAACAGCATTTTCAAAAATGCTCTCGAGATCTTTATTTGGTTCTAACATATTACTTGTGCTTCCTCTTTTGTGTTTTTTTAACTGCTAACGCCCATTTAAGAGTGCTAACTCTATCTTGAAATACAATACCTTCTAAATGGTCTAACTCATGTAAAAAACACCTACATTGATAGTCTTCAAACTCACCTTCTTGCCATGCTCCTGTTCTATCCTGCCATCTAGCACGAATCTTGCGTGGACGATTAATTTTAACATAGATATTGGGAAAACTCAAGCAGCCTTCCTCTAGTTCGACTAAATCCTCTGTATTGGCCACAACCATGGGATTAAAAAACGCCTGTGCCAGTTTGGGCAGTCGAACATGACCCATGGCAAATACACGGGTCGCTATGCCCATTTGGTTGGCAGCCAGTCCAATACCATTGTTGGCCAACATGTTATCTACTAGTAATCGTTCCAACTCTACTGGATCCATTATAGGATTGTCAAAGTCAAATTCTGGGCATGTCGATCTCAATGCCTCATTAGGAAAAGTTAATATTGTCATATTGGTATTTAACGAAACACTTGAGACAGTGCGGCTCGTTGGAAGTCGGTTAGATTGGTTGGTATGCTAATGTTTATAGTCATCAACATTCGACCACGAAATCTAGAATCATTGATATTAGGCATACCGTGGCCCTGTGCTGCTAGTATTTGTCCTGGCTGTGTTCCAGGATTAATGGTAACCGCTAGGGTTCTTCCATCAATAGTATCTATGTCAACGGTTTTTCCTAACATAGCATCAACACAGGTAATATCTATATCTCTAACAAGATCATCGCCTTGTCTTTGAAAGACTGGGTGTTCTAATATATTCACAGTGAGATGTATATCTCCTCTAGGTATATTAGCATAACTATCATCGCCCATTCCACTTAATCTCAGTGTGGTATTATCCTGTATACCAGCGGGTATTTTTATTTCAAGTGTTTGATTACGGCCACTGGGCAGTGTAAGATTAGCTAATAATTCTTTGCCGTGGAATGCTTCTTCTAGTGAGATTTGTGTTTGTATGTTTAGTGTTCGATTACGGGGACCCTGTTGGCGCCGTTGACCGAATATATCTCCAAATGGGTTTTGGCCACCAAACGCATGAGCAAATATATCTTCAAACCCTGGAGGCATTCCTCCGCCTGTATGAAAGTGGAATCCACCTGGCATACCTTGCGGTTGGGGATTGTCGTATTGTGATCGTTTATCTGGATCACTCAGTGTGTCGTATGCTGCCTGTATTTCTTGGAAGCGTTGGGTATCGCCGCCCTTATCCGGATGATTTTGGCTAGCTAAACGACGATATGCTCGTTTAATATCTTCTGAGCTGGCATTTCGATCAACGCCGAGTATTGAGTAGTAATCTGACATATCATAGAAAAAGGTATAGCATATAGTATACTATACCTTTTGTGCTGTGTCAATGTGTTTAGTAACCGTAGGCTGCTTTTGTAGCGCTCCATACACCTACTAAAGTTGAACTAGGATATGCTGTGCCATCGATTATTCTAACTTCTCGCATGGCTTGTGCTGGTTGAACACCACCGATATATTGGTCGTATGCTAATCTTACTGGTATCCCAGATCCTTCGAATGCGGTTGTATTACCACTGGTTGTATATGTAGTGCCGTCTACAACATAAACTACGGTGCTACCAGTTTGTGATACAGAAATAAAGTGCCAATCATTTGCAGTCAATGCGGTATTTAAAGAGATAGTCTGGTCTCCTCTATTATATTTTACTAGATTTACTGCGTTACCGCTACTATCGACCCGTAATCCCCATCCGTAGTTCCCGGCATTTCTACTAATTAATGTCATACTACCCGAGAAGGCAGGAGCAGCAAACCATCCCATCAGTGTCATAGCAGTTGCTCCAGCTGTAGGAATACTAGAATTATTTGCTGTGGCATAGGTTGAGCCATTGAAATTGTAGTATTGTGAATTTCCTGCCGACGCATTTGATAGTGTAAAGGTATTACCGCTGCCGGAAATATCGGGCACTGTTGTGCCACTGGTCCAAAGACCCATTTCGAATACCACAGCAGGATCTCCTAAAGATGTTGGGCTACCGGTTGGAGTAGTATAACTACCTCCGCCACCTCCGCCACCTGAGCCAGCTGTAACTCCATTTCCGATTGTAATGCCTTGTCCGAATCTAATATTGTATGGTGCAGTCATTTTTTATTAGGTGATGTAGGAATCGCCTCTCCTTCTAGTTTTTTGTGGACTTTGATTGTTTTACATACTTCAACCTGTTTGCCATTTTTGTCCTCTTTGTGGCAAACTTTTTTCATTTCGGCTTCTGCTTGGGCTGCTGTCATTGCCAATCCTAGCAATGTTGCGATTAAATATTTCATAGTATTTTTCCTTATAGAATTGGTTGTGGTGGTTGAACTGGAGCAGGTTTCCCACCAAACCCTGCTACAACTGGCGCTGCTGAACCAAAACCACTGCCAAATCCGCTAGTTGCGGCCGGTGCTGGCGCTGATCCAAATCCACTACCAAATCCACCTGCAGCTGGTGCGGGTGAACTAAAACCACCGGCTGCTGGCGTTGGGCTTGTTGGAGGTGGCGTATATGTTGTTCCGAAACTTGATGGTGTAGATAATCCGCCATTGTTTGCTCCCGCTAGTTTTTCCTGTGTGCGACCAAAAGCAGCAAGACCTAACACGGCACCCATTGCGATGTGATATAGCCCGGCACCTTGCAGTGTAAGTGGTTGCCATTGACTATTAACTGAACCATGGCTGATACTTTGTAGAACGCTCCATAATATAGGAAATATAACAAAATCTGCCGTACAGGTGGCCATATAGACCCATCCCATCATAGGACGCCATTTACTATTCATCCAATCTTCTTTTTTCTGTTCGCTTGCGCTTAGTTCAACTTTTTCATCTGCCATGATATTTCCTTAAATCCAAAGTAGCAGCCCTTGGCTACTGAGTAATAAACCTGCCCCTGCTACTACAAAACTGGCCCAAAACATAGGCATACTGACTGCTAGAATACTAGCACTTAGCAACACAATGCTAAGTTGATATGCAGTGCTGGCATAACCGATCCATGGACTACGCTTTTTGGCTTCGTCGCGGTCGGCTTCTAGCTTCTTGGCCTTTTCAAATAATTCTTTCTTGCCTTCGCCTTTTTCGGGATCGCTTTCATAACGATTGATTTTGGCAGTTAGCTCTGCCACACGCTTGTCATCCTTGCGGAAAGCGGCATCATCACGAGCATATTCGGCCATGGTCTGTTTCATGCTTTTGGCTTGATAGAATGCCCATACATCATTGGCCTTAATGGTATTGTTTAACACTGTGCTAGATAGTGTGCCACCATACCACGCATTTACTGCTAGCAGAAGTGCGAACACATTGATGACCAATCCGGCCTTGTCTTTGATCTTAGCTTCGCGCTCGCTACGACTACCGGCTGGCGGTTTAGGAGCGTTAGGATCCTTAGGTTGCTTGTTTACCAAGTTTAACATACTGTCGATTAATGCCATGTCATGCTCCTAAAATATGTAGTGCGTGTTCGTAATGTTTTTGACGATCCGCTAGTCCTAGCGTTCCACCATTGATCTTTTTAGTCAGTGTAAGTATATCTCCTGCGTCTGCCCACTTGTTTAAGTTATTACTTTCCCAGAACCAGCAAGCACTTTGAACAGCACCTTCAAATGTTGCTAGATATTCTGGAATGTCGTTAATATCAGTTTCGATGCTGTCGGCAAAGGCTTGATAGTTGCTGCGACCAGTAAGTTGAATTAGTCCGCGACCGCAAAAACGCCATCCATCGCCACTTGCTTCATTGCCATTACCCATGCGATTAGCATAAGCACGATTAGCGATAGCCTCTTGATTGTGTGCGTATTGTTGTGCTACAGCAGGATCTTTGAAATACTTAGGCCAAACACGTGAGAGACTTTCTGCTTTGTAGTTTAGATTTTCTTTAAGGAATTTGAATCCACCACTTTCATGAGCACATTGTGCTACAAAGGCAGCGACACGAGGAGGAGTGTTAATATCGTAGTCGGGCAGTGCCTGCTCTAAGGCATGGTGCCAGTGATCCACATAAGGATTACCTGGAATTAATTGTGCTAACTGCTCAAGACTTAGGATAAAATCACTCATTTATTAACTTCCTCATATATGCGTTTTTGCTGCTTGTACCACTCCTGCCAAGTAATTAATTTTTCTCGGATTTCGTTGTATTTTCCGTAGTTTTCGACGACGGTGTCGAGGAGGTCACTTGCTTTAACTCCGGAACTGGCTCCATCAGAAACGGTGGGACTTCCGGAAACTTCATTTTTACTGGCGCTGTTGACGAGCATGACTGTAGAAACAGGCAACTCGCACTTAGCATCAAGCTGAGCCCCAGCAACTTCTTTAATGATTTTCTTGTTGGCATTGGTTTTTTCCTTTACAATTTTAACCTTTTCCACTACTTTTGTTTCGATAACAGTATTGACTTCTTTAGATTTTGCCTCAGCAACTTGCACTTTGGCTTCCATATCTTTTACTTTAGCTTCCCAGGCAGCCTGTATTCCGCGGCCACCCTCGTAGTAAACTCCTACTACTGTGAGGACTATACCGATAAGATGAATTGGGAAATTATATTGACTGATAAATGTTATGCGTTTCAATATCCAGGAAGCTAGTATCAGTCCAATTCCTGTTGTTACTATAATATGAAACATCCAGGTTGGAAGTAAGCCAATCATCCATTCAATTTGCCACATATATTACCACCTTGTTTTTTCTATCACCATACCACGATCACCGTTGCGAATTAAGAATTTGTTCCCAATTTTATCGATATCGTATTTGCCCAAATATTTAGTTAGAAACAGACATTGACTCTGGCTGCTCTCGTCTAAACTTAGTCGTCCCGGGACAGTGTCTTTAACTGCTTCGTAATCGCCTATGGCAATGAATTTCGCCTCTATAGGACCAGCATATGGTCTGCTAAAAACTAATGTATTATCTGCTTCCAGTGTTACTTCTGTGCTGCCCTGATCAAAGAAATCTTTCACATCAACGTTTTTAATTTCTAATATCTTAGATTCGTATTCTTCCGCAGTCATTGGAATATGCTCTAGTATACTTTCTTCTGTAAATTCTACACTCTTAGAAGCCTTTTGGTATCTAAAACGCCAATCGTAACTGTCGCATAGTTGTCCAATACCGTTTAATAGTTCTCTCATTTGACCGGGTAATTCTTGTGTTCTAGGGATTTCTACAAATACCTGATATTGACCGTCGTGCTCTTCACCTGAGCTCATGTCTGCATCGAGAATAAATGAATATCCTTTTTCAATAAATTCCATTAAGTCCATAGCAGGGGATTTTTCTTTGACTCGAAAACCAAGAACTACAACATCTTGATCCTCACCCATCTTGCTCTTATATTGATCTACAGTGAATAGGTCGCTGACCTGTGAATAGAGATCCCCACTGCGGAGACCTTCTGTTAAATTAGATTTCTTCTGGTTCTTCGGCATCTGAAGGTGCCTCCTGTGCTACTTCGTCTGTTGCTATAGCGTTAGCGCTGTTATAGCGCATGAATTCGGCCATTTGATTATTTTCTTGATTCTCTTTGCCCACATAAATGTCTTGCATTAGTTTTTTGGGCATTTCAATGGTTACTGTCCATATAGGGTGAGCATCAATTTTTCCCTTTTTAGTTCCTGGTCTGAAGTCGCTTGGATCTTTAATCTTACGAGGAACTAGAATATGTTCTTTAGCGTAGGTTACACGGCACCCATAATCGTTCAATCTTCTGCCACCTTTGGGGTCGGGCATCTCATCGCGGTCCCACATAAATGTGCATTTAACTGTATAACGACCTACCTCAGGACCGCGGCAGAGTTCTCCCTCCTCCCAATTTTTAAAAACATAAACATCTAGTTCGTCAATAACACGTTCAAAGTCCTTAAGGACCTGAAAAGCGTCATTGTTTTCTCCTAGAGTTTGTAAATTTTTAACTACATCAAGTATATCGTGGTGCATAGGCATTCTCTTTATCTAATATTTATACGTTTTGATCCTAATGTCTATATACTGGCTGTTTATATTGCTTTTTATTTCAATTGAGTAAATACCTATGCAGGTCAATCTTCACGAAAGGGAGGTTAAAATTGCCTAAAGCTAGAAGAAGAGAACAAGGATCAGATCATGATCCACGCTTTGCTAACAATAAAAACAACTTGATACCCATCAAGCCATATCTTAAGAGAAACCAACAGGTACAGATAATTCCTAGAAACCTAAGCCAAGAAACTTATCTAGAACTGTTAAAAAATCCTAAAAAATATATAGTATTTGCTGTGGGCCCAGCCGGCACCGGTAAAACTATGTTGGCTGTTCAAATGGCAATCAAGTTGTATAAAGAAGGGATGATTAGTAAAATTATTATTACACGGCCAGCTGTAAGCGTTGATGAGGATCACGGTTTCTTACCGGGTACACTAAATCAAAAAATGGAGCCGTGGACACGCCCGATAATGGACGTTTTTGAAGAGTATTATCATCCAAAAGAAATTGCCGACATGTTGGCGGATGGTGTTATTGAAATTTCACCATTGGCCTATATGAGGGGTCGTACATTTAAAAATGCATTTGTCATAGCCGACGAAATGCAAAATGCCACGCCCAGTCAGATGAAGATGTTGTTAACTAGATTAGGCGACGGAAGTCGAATGGTAGTTACAGGTGACTTGAATCAAGCGGACCGTCCTAGGGAGAACGGCTTGCTACAATTTTGCGAACTATACGGCCAAGGGGGTGATTATCGTATGGTTGCGATGGCAAGGTTTGATACAAGAGACGTTGAGCGCCATCCTGTAGTTAGGGAAGTTCTTGGGATATATAAGGAGGCTGCTTAACAGATATTATTAATTTTTAACCCAAAGAAAAATCGCACAGCATTGACCTGCAAATCAGCTGTGCGATTTTTTTATCCTAGATTTCTTGCCAGTTTAATTAAACAGGCAGATAGGTTTATTTCCGAGTCGGCACAAATTACATGATCGACCAGTCCTTGTTTAATGATTAGGATTGCTGAATCTTTTTGTTCCTCTGTCGTTCCTAGAAGATCGATATTTGTATATAGCCATCGATAGATATCTTCCATTTCCTCTGGGCGAGCACGGCCGCATAGCAGTTTACGAGCAGATTGAATCTTACCTTGTTTAAACAGTTCGATCATTTCGATACGATAATCGCTAATGCCACTGTCTTCTTGTTTAGGATTAATTAGGGCACCGCCAATGCTGTTCTGTTGCAGTAGGTTAATACACTTGCGCAAATCTGGATATGTAGCCTTAACATAAGTGTCAAGCAAATCAAGATCAAATTCAATGTTTTCTTCGACTAGGATAGTAGCAGCTCTAGCAGTGAATTCAGTTTGATCAATTGACGCAAAATGCATCTGTTGACATCTACTGTGAATAGCAGGAATAATTTTGTTAGGATGATTACAGGTAAGAATAAATCTGCTAGTATTAGAAAACTCTTCCATTACACCACGCATGGCGGCCTGTGCTTCCGGTGTCAAAAAGTCTGCCTCATCTAACAGCACAACTTTAAATGGACCAAATGGGATCATGCTGATAAAGTTTGTGATTCTATTTTTAACTTCGTCAATACCACGCTGTCTACTGGCGTTAATCTCTAATAGATCAAAATCTTCAATGCCGATTTCATTTAGCAGCAGTTTGGCCAGGGTAGTTTTGCCAATGCCTGGACTACCACTTAGTAGTAGATGGGGAATTGACTGATCTTTGATCCAAGTTTGAACTTGTCTTTTTTGAGACTCGTCGCGGAATACATATCCTTCGACAGTTTTTGGGCGATATTTTTCAGTCCAAAGTTCTTTTGCCATTTTTTCCCTGTAGCCAGTTTAAGATTTTTTCGATGTCGATCAGTGGTGGATGGTGGGGACAACGCCCCTGTTTATAATCACAGTTAGCAGTATACGCTTTTTTGCAGATTTTGCAAGCGTCATCAGCCACGCAGACTTTCCATAGTAATGATTTTGTCTAAACTTGTGGCCAAGTCTTGATCGTGAGTAATCACGTGAAGAGAGTTATAATGACGATCGCGTTGTGGATCATATGTTCTTGCTTCAATAACAATACCACCGGACGCACGATAAACATTGAGCCGCATTGGATGTCCCTCTAGCCCATCATCACCCCTGACTAAAACAGGCCCCCTTCCCACAGTAGCCCTGTTCGCAGTTTCAGGTTTGTCCTCAACTGAATTAATCCAGTTTCTCAACCAGTATCTAAATTTTTGTATCATTCTTCGTCCTTGAGTAGTTTGATAATTTTTCTCTGTTCGCGATCCTTAAGCCACCGTTCTTCAGTGTCGCCAAAGGTTGAGCATTTTTTCATGACGTCATTGATGGTTTCTTGGATCATGTATAGATCCTTTTTGATTTCCCATTGATTAAAGCCGTCATTATATGGACTGCTACATTCTCTAGCAGCGGAGTATATTTGTCGGAGGATGTATTCTACATCCCAGTTTTTCTTAAATCCCATGCTGTTATAATAACATGGGATTTAAGGGCAGGTCAACGGTATTAGGCGTTTTCTCTTTGAATATCGGCAGGTTTTTCATCCGATATCATCATAATAGCATCGTTATCAACCATGCGTGATTCGAGCACTTCGCCCGATTCTAATTCAATTTCCACTGATCTGGTCCAGCGTCCATGTTCAACACAGATCCAATCGCCAATTTTAACTTGTTCTTGTTCGGGCCCAATTGCCCATACCCGACCCCACCGTGGGTGAATGCCCTGTGTTTTGCCATCGTCGGTAGGGATGTAAATACCTCCGGCAGTTTTTTGCACTCCGAAGTCCATATCAACAACAAATACCTTGTCTCGCAGGGGTCTAACTGTACCTCTAACTTTCATTTATTCCTCTGTTTTTTTAGTTTTAACAACCGGAAGCTCTTCCTCCAGCTCATCAAAGTAGTCAGGCACTACAGGATCTGGTTGAGATTCTGCGGCCTCTGCCGGTCTGGCAGGGGTCTTTTTAACAATATTTGGTTCGTAATATTCGCTAACAATATCTTCTCTGCGTCGAATGATTTTGCCGCCTGGGCCAAGTTCGTCACCACGGGCATTTACACGAGTATTACCAATAGCAGGTGTCAACTCATTTTGTCTAATTAGTTTTTCTAGATCGATTTCTCGACCTTGCATTGTTCTGTAGACCATTTTATAATCTCCTTATTTAAAGAATTCTCTAATGTCTAAATCGTATTTAATGCTATCAATCCTATGAACATTTAAAAGATATAAACAATAACTAGCTACACTGCTGCCACGACCTACTCCCCATACAATGTTATTCTCTTTCATAGTATCTACGAGATATCTGAGATAGCATAACAGTTCTATCATATCGTTTTTAGCAAACAGTTCTAATTCTTCAAGAACTCTATTTCGTTCTATATTTGTTGCACACTTGTCTAACAAGAATGAAACAATATCAAAACTGGTCGATTTATATCTCTCGGGCATGAACCAATTGTCCTGTAAATTTGCATCAAATTGTTCTATGCTAATTGTATGTTCAGGCAATGATTTTAGCAGATCCATAGAGTCTGCATTGGTTCTTACAGCGGTATTGTATTGATCAGGTTGATCTATATAAATGCCATTGATATTGGTTATGGTTTTATTGTATAACGCATCAAATGCTTCGGTTTCAGTAAGTTCAATCTGTCCGTAGTGATTAGTTTTCACTCAATCCGCCTTGTATAATTTTAGGAGAAAATTTTGGTCTATCTCTAAAATTAAGATCTTCCCAGCTGGGAGCATTTCCATATCCAGTATCAACCGAATCTTGATTCCACCAGAAACTACCTTCCATCTCAAGATTAGCCGAATCTAGTTCCATAATTGTATATTCTACACGATCGCCTATAAGGCTGTCAAGACTTAGATATCCGATATCAAAATATTTTTCTGCAATTGCACTGAGTTTATTATACAATATAGCAGCAACAAAATAATCGTATGGCTCGCATGGCATCAATATGATATTGGTGTTTAAGTTTACAGTTAATTCATTTAACGGATTAGCTTGATTAATAATTAATCCATTGTTTAAGTAATTGGCAATAAAATACTTGACTTTTTTAAGTCCTAAATTGACATCAGTTGATTCGGAATTATTTGGTTCTACACCTATTCTAATAGAGTAGTTATTTGGAAGGATTAATTTTTCTGTAATGATAGTACAGATTATTTCAGTTGGCCAGGAAAAACTTTCAATATGATTAGTCAACATTTATTAAATCATCTAGGTCTTTATTTTGTTTCTTCATAACAGACTTCATTGTTTCCTGTTGTCTTTTATTTTGTTCTTCTTTTAGTGTTTCTAATATAATAACAACCTGTTGACAAATCTGTCCCTGCCCCATACTGGCTGCTATGTGATATTTTCTAGTAAGATCTAGTATTTTATTTTCTAATTCTTGATCTTTCAGTTTGGTAGGATTTTCAAGTAATGGATGAAACATTTAAAAATTCTGTTGACGTCCTGATACTTTCATAATGTAATATAAGGCATAGAACGGAGGAAGGTTAGCATAGTTAGTAGAAGAAGAAACAGCACCAGTGGTGTCGACGTTAATAGTTCCTTTCATAGTAATATGGTGGGGATCGATAACACCAGTTCCTCCTCCGGAGGTATATGATAACCCACTTGTAACAGCTCCCTGTAATCTACCTACAGTATCTCTGGTATTGGCTCCGGCTAGTCCACCGGTGGTAGTAATTTGATCATAGGTATGAGTGTGTGACAAATCCCAGGTATGATTAAGTGTTTGAGCATCACCTGTGAATTGTGCAGTATGTATGTGAGATACAAGACCTAACTCTGCTGTACCGCCTGTTGAAGTGCTGGAGCCTGCAACGGTTGTTCCTGGGAATTGCCCATAAAAATCTCCACTCGCTGCTACAACAAATTTATCTGAGAGATTAGGAGTACCATTAGTTCCATCGCATATAGCCCACCCGAATGGTATTTTAGATTTAATTCCATACCACATGATAACAGCACCATAAGGCATTATGTTGTGTACAAATTCAGTGCTGGCCAATGTTGCACTATCATTACTGGCTGTGTTTACTGCTAGTGTATCGATAGCAAAAGTGTTCTTAACACCGTTACCATAATTATCATATGCTACTTCTAGTTTGTTGGCATCAGCATAGATAGAACCAACATAGTTAGTAAATGTTCCAGAGCTGGTGGTAGCAGCAGTAGGCGCAAGCGTGACTACTGTAGGTTGATCATGGAATGTGGGATTTACAAAAGTTATCGGTTCTCCGACAACTAAATCGGTGACATCAAAATCATTAGGAATAATTAGTAAGGTGTTACCACTTTGTGTATTAACAATGTATGTAGATGTTCCAACTTCTGGACGAAGATTGAACGTGGCATTTTTATAAACATTACTAGCATCATTAACTGTTAAACTTACCCACCCTGGATTAGATTCGCTAGCAGTAGTTAATGTTTTTACTACTCTATTAGGAACCAATGCCAATTGAGCAATAGTTCCAGAGTTTCTTACTAGGGTAACATGTCCAGTTCCTGTAGTATATACATTGGTGCTAGGGTTATCGTCGACTACTCCTAGCTTTAGTTGGTTGATCCATATTACTTGAGTGCTGGTGCTTCCATCATATAAGAAACTGTTTAATTGTTTAACATAAACATTACCACTGTCCTCTTCATTCCACAGTTCAAAGAAATTGGTAATACCATAAGTTAATTCGTATGGATTCTGTGCTGGTCCTACTGCTGTAGTTCCTAGGAAATTTAGGGCTGTATATACGTCGTTAGTAGGAGTTACTGATAGTTTTAAATTGCCAGTTTTTCCTGCGCCGGGCCAATTTTCTATATAAAGATCATGTAATCCGGCACTCAGTTCAAATTTTTGATAGCTACCTAACGTGTAGTCTATATTGACAGCATTGGTTTGCAGTGCGTATGAATATAGTTCGTTTGAGCAGTTTTTAAAATTAGCAGAATCAAGGGTGTTACCGCCAAACGTTGAGGTGGTATTGGTTTTTATAGTAGTCTGATCTAACAGGTCTACATTTTCATTAACATACTTAATTGCTTCGTGAATGTTATGAAAGTTGTCTCTGAACCCCTGTGAATCATTGTCCTGCCCTTTTACAGGGAAGTTCTGTTTAATTTTAGAAAGGTAGCTGGTTACGGTGCTGGTCACACTATTGATCCTGGTATTATTAACTATTTATTGAAATATAAACTGCTCAGTAAATTATGTATTAATTTTAGCAGATAGAGCATCAACCTTGGCACTGAGTTCCTGAATAGCTTTAATTAATGGTGCTATAAGTTCTTCATATCCAATGCTTAGTACATCATCCCCGCCTTTAATAGAGTGGTCTTGATATCCACCAAAATCTACACCTTTGTTGTCCATTACAGATTTAACTTCTTGTGCAATTAATCCATGATGATATCTGGTTCTAATCTTACTGCCATCATGCACGAGATTAGACATTTTTACTGACTCTTGCCAGGCCGACATAGCAGAGTTATATGCTTCTAATGCAGAGTTGTATTCGGCAGTTTGTTCTTCAGTAGGATCAACAGGCAACACTGGTTTGGATAGATCGGGTGCCGGTTGTTTATAATCTTCCCGCATATCCCATTTATAATCTACTGGTCTTAGTGCTAGAATAAAATCTAACCCTAATTGTGTGTCACGAATTTCTGTTTTATCTCGTTGATCCGATCTGATTGACAATGCTGCGTAAGCATATGGAGTTGTGCTGGAATCTCCAAGTTGAACCTGATTATCCCCTGTAACCGCTGTATTGGCTCCTACTCCAGTACAATTATTATATGCAGTCATTGAGTACATGCTACTGAATCCCAATGCGGTATTATAAGAACTGACAAGATTGTTTTGTAAGGCGCCTACTCCGAGTGCTGAGTTATTACTTCCATTAGTTAATGAATATAATGATTTATATCCAACTGATGCATTATTAGCACCGCCAATAAAGGTGAAAAGTGATTGAACTCCTACTGCTGTATTCTTATCCCCAGTTGTAGTTGTTGATCCACCGTATAATGATTGGTTACCTACTGCTGTATTATTGCTAGCTTCTGAATAGTATCCAGCACTGCTGCCTACAAATGTTCCGTTAGATCCTGAAACATTAGACAGTCCGGCATTCATTCCTATTCCTACATTATCTGATCCACTTGTAGAATTTCTAAGAGAAGAAGATCCGCCTACTGCTGTATTATTTACACCGGTTGTTAGTGCTATAAGTGCATTAGCACCTATTGCTATATTAGAAGAATCTGCTGCTCCGCTAGCACCACCGAGTCCGATAGCAATAGCATTAGCAACAGTTAATGTCTTATTTCCAGAACTCCATCTAAGTCCTGAATCGCCTGTTAATCCTGATCCATTTCCATAGGCTACATAGCCGCTAACAAGAGCAGGTCCTGAGCTACCTGCTCCACTTGGGCCGCTTGGTCCCTGTGGTCCCTGCGCTCCAGTATTACCTTGTGGACCCTGTGGTCCTTGTGATCCGGCAACTCCTTGTGGCCCGGTTGGTCCTGAACTGCCTACCCCACTTGGACCCTGTGGACCAGTTACTCCTTGTGGCCCCTGTGGACCTTGCACACCACCGACTCCAACTCCTGTTGGTCCTAGCGGCCCTTGTGGTCCTGCTACGCCTTGTGGGCCTTGCGGTCCAGCAACTCCTTGTGGTCCTTGTGGCCCGGAACTTCCTGCACTAGCAGCCAATAGATCGCTACCGACACCAGTGTTAGCGGACGACAGATCGATGAATACACCTCTATTACTACCGCCTGTTTCAAAAATTCTTAATTTATTTCTAAAGATATCTATAGTAACACCAGTATCAAGTGTGGTGTTGGTAGCTGCTTTGTTTAATCTTAATTCACCACCTTCGTCTCCGGATTGGCTAGAAGAATATAAAAATGGAGTTGTTAGTAACCCACTAAACGGTCTGTAAAATAGTCCGGCGTCGACGGCTATGTCATTGTATGCATTAGCACTGGCAGACATTGTAACATAGAGATCGCTGTTGGCATTGCTTTCTGCAGTATATATCTTAGTTGTTTTATCTGCATTACCTACAACTACAGTGGATGTATTGACCCATGTAGCAGTGCTGGCATTGCTCTGTAAAATATATCCGGCAGACCCGATAGGTATAAAAGCTGTTGTATTAGTAGCACTCTGTATAGGAATGCTTCCACCTGTGCCACCTGCAATATTAGCAGGAGTTGATGGGCCGCTCGGTCCCTGTGGTCCTTGAACACCTGCTCCTGTCGGTCCAACTGGTCCTTGTGGCCCTGTTGCTCCTTGCGGTCCTGTTGCTCCTTGCGGTCCTTGTGGCCCTTGTGGCCCTGCAACTCCTTGTGGTCCTTGTGGTCCAGTTACTCCTTGCGGTCCCTGTGGTCCAGTGACACCCTGCGGTCCTTGTGGCCCTGTAACTCCTTGCGGTCCCTGTGGACCTGTAACTCCCTGCGGTCCTTGTGGCCCAGTTACACCTTTTGGGCCTGTTGGTCCTACTGGTCCGGATGTTGCTAATAACGAAGCGGTTTGTGGTACTGTTAGATATTGATAAACAGCAGAATCCTGCACAACAAATTTAGTTTCGCCCTCAGTGGGATTGGTCAGTTGTGGCAACGAAGATATATTGATGTCAGGGCGGAATGTCATAGTTGTATTTATTTAAAAAGTAACAATACTACTCTATGGATTCAATCCAATTCAGATTAGTTATAGTTTGAGTTTGTGTGTTTATCACGGTTATAGCATATTGAGCACCATTAGCCTCAATTTCACGAATTCTAGGAGTTCCTACAATCTCGTAAATCCATGATAATGTTTGTTCACGAGTTAAACTTTCTAATGGAATGTAGTTATCTGAATTTGGCAATGACAACACTGTTTGACCGATAGATACATGACGATGACCGCCCAATGCGCTAGCATCAGTGACTAGTGCCCATTCAACCATATTAACCACATTGGTTAATGTTCCTAATTCTGGTAAAACATCTATTCGAGTAATTTTCCAGGTTTGTGTTACGCCTTCCATATTTTATAAATCCTATATTATGTTACATAAAAAACAATTCTACCTTGGCGACCTTGTTGACCATGCCTTGTTCCGTTGCCACTAGCTGGACCTTGCCCACCTCGACCGCCGCCGCCGTAGTAAGTTGGAAGTGTGCCATAATCAGTGCTCCCAAAATTACCACCTTGCCCACCATCGCTTGAATAATAAGAGTAAGTTCCACCGGCTAAAGTATAGGTACTGCCAACTCCGCCTTGACCTGCGTTGTTAAGCGTATCATATCCAACTCCACCGTTTCCGCCACCACCGCCGCCATTACCTGATCCGCCGTAATCCCCGCCGGCTCCTCCAGAATTACCATTTCCGCTATTACCACCGGTGCCTGTTAAATAGACTCCATTAACAGACGAAACTGAACCATATGTTCCGCCATATCCTCCTGTACAAGATACACTGCCTCCGCCGGAGAATCCTGACATACTGCTGGCACCGCCTTGGGATCCATTACCTACTGCATTACCGTATGCCCCTCCGTCGCCTACTGTTAAACTTAAACTGCTGGTTCCTGACAATGAAAGAGAGAAATAATAAGCCTGACCGCCACCGCCGCCTCCCCCTCGTGAAGGAATAGTTCCGCCGGTATTATTTGCATTTGATGCACCGCCCCCGCCACCGCCGCCCGCAACACAAATTGCTTCTATAGTGCTAGCACCGCTAGGCTTGGACCAGCTAAATGTGCCTACGGTAACATAATCATATAAAGTAGGAGTAAACGCACTCTTCCCTAAAAAATCCTGCATACTGGTAGGCAAAGGATTTAATCCGGCTAGGAAAGATGCATATGCTAGCCCTCCGGATAATCCAGGTCCGACCGCTGGAAACTCGGCCTGTATCGCTAATAAATCAATCGGTAATGAATTAGTTAATGCCATTTATGCTAGCTTTAATATTATCTAACTCTTTTTTAAGTTCTTTGATGGCTTCAATTAGCAATCCAGTAATATTACCATAAGCCACTGATAGATATCCATTGGTATTTTCTTGCACGACCTCGGGAATTATTGTCTGTATCTCTTGGGCAATAACTCCGATATTTGTCTTGCCATCTTGAAGACTGCGATAATTTACTCCCCTTAATTGTAGAACTTTTTCTAAAGCATCTTCAATGGTAGTAATATCGGTTTTTAATCTTTGATCAGATGTAGCAGTAACGTTAACAAAACTAGGGCTATCGGTAGTAGCCACTCCTTGGTTCATTGCTAAAGCATAGGAATTACTAGGTCCTTGTGGTCCTTGCGGCCCAGTATTACCCTGCGGTCCCTGTGGTCCTTGTGCGCCAGTATTACCCTGCGGTCCCTGCGGTCCTTGTGCGCCAGTATTGCCTTGTGGACCTTGTGGTCCTTGTGCTCCAGTATTGCCTTGAGGTCCCTGTGGCCCTTGTGCTCCAGTATTGCCTTGCGGGCCTTGCGCACCAGTATTTCCCTGTGGCCCTTGGGGTCCCTGCGGACCGGCATTACCTTGGGGTCCCTGTGGTCCTTGTGCGCCAGCATTACCCTGTGGCCCTTGTGGTCCGGTATTTCCCTGTGGCCCTTGTGGCCCTTGTGGACCAGCATTACCCTGTGGCCCTTGTGGTCCGGTATTGCCTTGTGGTCCTTGTGGTCCTTGTGCGCCAGCATTACCCTGTGGCCCTTGTGGTCCTTGAGGGCCTTGTGGTCCTTGGGCACCTGCTCCACTTGGTCCTTGTGGTCCAGTAACTCCTTGTGGTCCAGTTGGACCTTGAACTCCGCCGATTCCGACTCCAGTCGGTCCACTCGGTCCTTGTGGTCCAGTTACTCCTTGAGGCCCTTGCACTCCACCAATTCCGACCCCTGTTGGCCCACTTGGCCCTTGCGGTCCAGTCACACCTTGTGGTCCTTGCGAACCTACTCCACTCGGTCCTTGTGGTCCAGTGACTCCTTGTGGTCCAGTTGGTCCTTGAACTCCGCCGATTCCGACTCCAGTCGGTCCACTTGGTCCTTGTGGTCCGGCAACTCCTTGTGGGCCTTGCGCACCTACTCCGCTCGGTCCTTGTGGTCCAGTAACTCCTTGAGGTCCAGTCGGTCCTTGCACTCCACCAATTCCGACTCCAGTTGGCCCGCTCGGTCCTTGTGGTCCAGTTACTCCTTGTGGTCCCTGTGGTCCTTGAGCACCTACTCCGCTCGGTCCTTGTGGTCCAGTATCCCCTTGTGGTCCAGTCGGTCCCTGAACTCCACCAAGCCCTACTCCTGTTGGCCCCACTGGTCCTTGTGGTCCAGTTACTCCTTGTGGTCCTTGAGCACCTGCTCCGCTCGGCCCCTGTGGTCCTGCAACTCCTTGTGGTCCGGTCGGTCCTTGCACTCCACCGATTCCGACTCCAGTTGGCCCTGCTGGTCCTTGCGGTCCGGTAACTCCTTGTGGTCCTTGAGCACCTGCTCCTGTAGGACCCGACGGTCCTTGTGGCCCAGTTAATCCTTGTGGCCCAGTTGGTCCTTGCACTCCGCCGAGCCCTACTCCGGTCGGTCCTACTGGTCCTTGTGGTCCTTCTACACCTTGCGGTCCCTGTGGACCAGGATCGCCTTGTGCCCCTTGTGGGCCAGTTAATCCTTGTGGTCCGGTTGGTCCTTGAACTCCACCAAGTCCGACACCTGTTGGTCCTACTGGTCCTTGTGGTCCAGTTACTCCTTGTGGCCCTTGAGCACCTGCCCCACTCGGTCCTACTGGTCCTTGTGGCCCAGTTGCTCCCTGTGGTCCTTGAACACCTGCTCCTGTTGGTCCACTGGCTCCTTGTGGACCAGTTACACCTTGCGGTCCTGGATCACCTTGTGGTCCTTGCGGTCCTTCTACTCCAGTTGGTCCTGTATAACCTGTATATCCCTGCGGCCCAGATACTCCACTTGGGCCGCTCGGTCCTGTAACTCCTTGCGGGCCGGGCACGTTGCTAACTCCACTTGGTCCCTGTGGCCCGACAACTCCCTGTGGACCTTGTGGTCCTGTAACTCCCTGTGGTCCTTGAGGCCCGGTAACTCCTTGTGGACCTTGTGGTCCTGTAACTCCCTGCGGTCCTTGAGGCCCAGTAACTCCCTGCGGTCCTTGTGGTCCCTGCGGTCCAGTTACACCTTGCGGTCCTTTCGGACCCTGTGGACCGGCTCCTCCGGAAACTACACCTAATAGTTGTGTAACTTGATCTGCGGTGATATATTGAGTCACTGCACTATCTTGTACAACAAATGTAGTTTCCGCAGTTGTAGGGTTATTTAAATGCGGTAATTGTACAAGATTAGGAGGAAATGGTGGTCTAGTAGTCATTGGAGATACTCTGGTTGCTGAATATTAGATATTTAGCAGAACTACTGTCTTTGCTTTTCTGCACAATTAGGCGATCTACTTCGAAATCTAGTAGTTTAAAATCAAATCCACTTAATTGAATTCTGCTGGCAATACGAGAACCTTGCCCGGGTAGAGCATAACATATCGGTATTACGCTCATGTAATAAGGAGGCAAATAATCTCCAGATTGTGCAGTTCGCATATAGACTGGTTCATTATATTCATTAGTTTCAATAACACTGTTATCTTCTAATGTTAACTGTTGTAATCTAGTTCTTTGATTTTTTATATTGGAAGGGTAATAGGTTACTCCATTGGATTCAATTGAAGTAACTGCTCCTGCTTGATCATTTACAGCATCAACATACACCACTTCATATACCACAGTTCCGGTGCTGTCTTTGGCTATGGCAGTTTTAACTTTACCAAAATAGATACGCTGTTTGTAAAAGTTTTGTGCTAATGCCGGCACATACTGTTCTAGATTTATTCGTTCTATACCAAATTCTAAAACCATTTTAATATTGTGTTGAACTCCAAAGTTGGGATCATAATATCTATAGATCAGTGCAGGATCAAATGTAAATGTATTGCCGGTAAAGTCTTGATAGTTTCTGCGTTTGTCTAAAGGCAAGAATGGTCTGTAATAAATTTCAGTATATTCAGTGCTGGTAGTTTCAGCAACAGTTAAATTAAACTCTCTTGATACAGAACTTAATTCATACACATCGCTGGCTAATACAGTGAATGTAGAAGTTCCTATAGAGTGATAATCAACCTTGCCACAGATGCTGCCATCTCTAGCCAGTGTCAATCCGGGAGGTAATGCTCCGTCAGTTAAAGAATATTTTATAGTGTATTCTGAATTTAGCTGACGAGCAACAACTCCAAGCTCGCTGACAATTCCAGTTTCGATAGTGCCTAGATTGGGTTCAGTGACCCATTCTATAGTGCTTTCCACCTCACCTTTTACAGTCATGGTGAATGTGTTTACTACTACTATAGTGCTGGTTGACATATTATCGTATTTTGTGGCTGCTACAGTTACCGAATAATCTGTAGAATAAGCCGGTTGATAAGGAAGGTAACCAAAGATATATCCGGTTGTAGGATCTAATTCTAATCCCGGCGGTAAATTAGTGTATGCTGTGGTCCCGGTGACTATAGAATAGGTTATGATTCCTGTTTCCGGACGTGGATCGTATGCTGTTACTGGCTGATCTAAATTGTTATTCGATCGAAATACGCCAAGGCTAGTTCCATTTAAAAACTGTGGAGGTTGTAGGTAACTAACATTTGCTCGTAATAAACTGATATCTAAGATAGATTGACTAAATTTTAACAAATTATCAGATCTAAATATGTCAGGATGCACTCCTATCACGGTAAACGATTTAATGACACTAGCAACTCCATCACTAGCTGACACTGAAAAATTATAAGTCTTAGGTTGGCTAATATAGTATTCGTAATTATCGGAATCTGATGTGACAAAGTTATCATTATAGACACCGTAAATTCTTCCAGATTTAGATAAACTTAAATTTGGAGGAAGATGTCCGGACACTAGAGAGTAGGTAATTGATGTGGATAACGGTGCTTGTTCTGGAACAGATTCAAGTTGATATTCTACCCATTGATTATTAACAATGTAAGGATCATTGTTTAGCCCTAATTTTAAATATCCGCCTACTAGTGTTTGCGACAGTGTTCCTATAATAGTTATTGTATTACTAGCTGTTAAGGTAGATGTTGATGTGCTTATGGTAAAGGTAGCAGTAACTCCGTATGTTGTCCATTGGGGATCGTCGGGTCCTTGCACATCAATAGTAAAGGTACGATCGGTAATCTGAGTGTTATTATATGCTCTTACGACAAACTTGCTGGTTTTGACATCTAAAACATATCCAGGTGTTCCTGATATAGTTCCAATTGGACTGAGGTTGAGCCCGTCGGGTAATCGGCCACTGATTATTTTATATTCAGTATTGGTTCCTGATGCATGGATAGCAGTGGAAAAATAAACATTTTCCGTGGCAGTAGCTAATGCACCGGCGGTGGTGATCCAAGTAATCATATTATGGTTTCTGTGGCCATACTACATTAAACGGAAATTCTGGCTGTTGGGTAATATCACGAAGCTGTTGGCGATAAGTTTGCCAATCCTGCGGAATTGGTGTACCTGTATCCATCGCCTTAACTACTACCCAATCACAGTCGTTTAATAACTTAGCACGGTTTACCTTAATTAAGTTGGCTGCTTGATTATACTTTTGTTCTTCGGTTCTTGTATCTTCCCAAGTTTTAGTAGACCAATTCCAAGTATGTTTTAAGTCTGGTCTATCTGGAAAAGCCGCAGTTTCCTTAGTTTCTAAATTGAGATAATATTTTCCATTATCTATAGGTTCTGCTACTTCCAGATAATCAAATTCAGGAGGATATGGAGAAAGGTTATCCGAACTGTGTGTAGACACATTGCTGAATATTTCTCCGGTTGTGGTATTATAAATTATATAGTTCTTCATATTATCTCTTAGTAGATATAACTACCAAACTCCTGCCTTGGTAAAAATGAGCACCATGGCTATCACCGCCTCGAACTCTGTAAAAAACTGGACTATTATCACCAACTACATCAGTAAATGCCCAACTGATTACCTGTCCTGTATAGTAGGAGTTTGGAGGAGGAGTTACGGCCCATGCAGATTGTATATTTTCATTAGAACCACTATAGCATCTATAAAGACTAAATGTTGCAGGATCTAGTTGGGATACTCCGTCCCACGGAATAAACACGACATATACACTGATAACTATACTTACCGAACCAAATTGCGTAGGAGTAACATAACTTCCTTGTAATAATATGTCATTTCCTGTAGCAGAGACACTGTTATTTGCACTGCTACCACCTTGTTCGGTAATAGCATTGGTATTAACGTTACCGGTGGAAATTATACTACCATTTATAGTTAGTGCCGATCCATCCCATACCACACTCTTCGAACTGTTACCAAATGCAAATGTCCCATCATTGGCTATGGTAGCACCTGTACCGGTCATTGTGGTGCCGGACCTTGTTGGAGTTGTTCCAATAGACAGACTACCTGTTACTACAGCGTTGGCCATATTAACAGTGCTGCCGGATACACTGAACGGAACTACATTCCCGCTGCCGGTATATACTTTAAAATTGTCGGCTTTAACTATAAAATTACTAGACCCACCACCGCTATTGAGTTCATATCCGGTGATGGCACCATTGTTGTCAATGGTTACACCATATTTGGCCTGAACTCCATTAATACTGCTGCTAAAATTAGTAATACTGGTCGAATGTCCGCTAACAGTAGTTTGTAATGTCTGTACACTTGTTGCTAAACTCGAAGTGCTATTTGCAACTGCGGTGTTAACATAACTTTGAGTAGCATATGAACTTAATCCAGAAGTAGTGACATAATTACTTTCAATTGTGCTTACTCGAGTAGTAATACTGGCAGTGCTATTGGCAATAGCTGTAGTGACATCCGAACTATTGGCTTTGCTTGATACTGTGCCACTTAATGTGGTATAATTAGTTTCAAGTGTGCTTACCCTAGTAGCAACACTGGCTGTGCTATTGGAGACTGCGGTGTTAACATAACTTTGAGTAGCATATGAACTTAATCCAGAAGTAGTGACATAATTACTTTCAATTGTGCTTACTCTAGTGGTAATACTGGCTGTGCTATTAGCAATAGCAGTAGTAACGTCTGAACTATTGGCTTTACTAGATACTGTGCCGCTTAATGTAGTGTAATTAGTTTCAAGTGTGCTTACTCTGGTAGCAACGCTGGCTGTGCTGTTAGTAACAGCGGTATTAACATAACTTTGAGTAGCATATGAACTTAATCCAGAGCTAGTAACATAATTACTTTCAATTGTGCTTACTCTAGTGGTAATACTGGCTGTGCTATTGGTAATTGCAGTAGTAACATCTGAACTATTAGCTTTACCTGATACTGTGCCACTTAATGAAGTATAATTGGTCTCGAGAGTAGATACCCTAGTGGCAACACTGGCTGTGCTATTAGAGACAGCAGTATCAACATATAATGTGCTGGCCTTACCTGATACTGTGCCACTTAATGAAGTATAATTAGTTTCAAGTGTGCTTACCCTAGTAGCAACACTGGCTGTACTGCTGCTAATCAACGACACCAAATTAGTATAGGTGGCAGAATCAGCCGACACCTTATTATTAAAATTGGTAGTTAAGGTCTGCAATGAAGTTGCTAAACTGGCTGTGCTATTACTGATTAATGATACTAAATTGGTATAGGTGGCAGAATCAGCCGACACCTTATTATTAAAATTGGTAGTTAATGTTTGTAATGAACTTGCTAGACTGGCTGTGCTATTAGCTACTGCTGTATCTACATAACTAACTGTGGCACCAGTTCCGGTGCTTAGTGTATCAAATTTTGCACTTAATATGTTGAATTCACTGATAATACTGGTTACACTGTTAGCCACAGTGACTATATAATTTGTTGAAGTGGCAATTGAAGTAACTGATGTTGCGATATTGGTATAGTTACTCTCAAGTGTTGTCACTCTAGAAGCAATACTACCTGTGCTGCTGCTAATTAGTGATACTAAGTTGGTATAGGTAGCAGAATCTGCTGTAACTTTATCATTAAAATTGGTTGTTAGTGTTTGCAATGAAGTTGCTAAACTACTGGTGCTGTTTGATACAGCAGTATCAACATATGATATACTGGCCTTACCCGATACTGTGCTACTTAATGAAGTATAGTTGGTTTCGAGTGTGGATACTCTAGTAGCAATACTACCTGTGCTATTACTGATTAGTGATACTAAATTGGTATAGGTAGCAGAATCCGCGGTTACTTTGTTATTAAAATTAGTAGTTAGTGTTTGTAATGAACTTGCTAGACTGGCTGTGCTATTGGATACAGCAGTGTCAACATATGATATACTAGCTTTGCCCGATACTGTGCTACTTAATGAAGTGTAATTGGTTTCGAGTGTAGATACTCTGGTAGCAATACTGCCTGTGCTATTGCTGATCAACGATACTAAATTAGTGTAGGTAGCAGAATCAGCTGTTACTTTATCATTAAAATTGGTTGTTAGTGTTTGTAATGAACTTGCTAGACTAGAGGTGCTGTTAGAAACAGCCAGATCTACATAACTGACTGTAGCACCGGTTCCGGTGCTCAGTGTATTAAAATTAGTTTCTAGGGTGGTTATTCTAGTAGTAATACTACCTGTGCTACTAGAAATTAATGATATTAAATTAGTATAACTACTAGAAACTTGCAGTTCTAAATTACTTAATCTAGTAGTTAATGTAGTTAGATCAACTACAGAATTCCCGCCATTCTCAAGCACTAGGGTAGTCGAAAACCCTCCTGAATAGAGTTCAGCAAAATTGGTATTAATTTTATCAAACGCATCTCGGATACTGTCGCCGACGCCGTCGTTTGGTTGACTACCAATATTGATTAATCTTTGTGCCATTTCTACCCCAATAAAATAACTATAAGGGTATTTATCTATATATTAGATAGTATTCAATGTAGGGTTTTATTCCCTAATTCTTCAAAAGAATTAATGCCAAATACACTCAATATGGCCTGTATTTCTTGTGGTGGATCTTCCATTAAATGCTCAGGATACATCACGCTTTTTAATGTGCCATCTGGACCTATAATAAATCCAAAATCATCGTGATGCATTTCGTCTTCATCGTCTTGATACTCTTCAATTTCTACTGCGGCTGTGTTGTTGGACATTGTGTTACTCCGGTTAAGTATTGTCTAGATTAATTCTATCGTTTATGACCGACCAATCAATTGCCCTCCATATGTTGTTTAAGTATTTTGCTTTATCTGCTTGGTAGTCCAATGACCAACTATGCTCCCACCAGTCTATTAACAGTATAATATCTGATCGCATTTCGTGGTTAACAATGGTTTTAATTTTTCCATTGCGGGCAAGATACACCCATCCTGACCCCTGTATTGCCATAGCAGTCTTTTCAAATTCTGATTTCATGTCATCAAAACTGCTGAATTTTTTATTAATGAATTCTAAACTGACCCCGGTTGGTTTATTACTACCAGCAGGTGCTTTTAACTGTGGGAAAAATATGTTATGTAAGAAAGCACCGGCTTGATTAAAGCGGTCATCACCTTCGCTGCGGTTGTATCTATCAACATAACCCTTGGCTAATTTACCATAATGGTAGTCAATAGTTTCTTTACTCATTACGGGTGCTAGATCATCTCTACCATACGGTAATGGTTCTAATGCCAGTTTTTCTCTTTTAGATTCAGTTAGATCTATGAATCTTTTTAAGTCGCTTAATGATTTTTCCATATAAGTATTTATAGAGGTTAAATAAACTTACATTATTTGAAAAGGAATTCAAAATGGAACTGATTATCGTTTTAGCTATTGTAGGCATCATCATTGCCTTTCTAGTCATGCAGAGAAGAAAAGAAATTGCAGTTGTAGACCAACCTGCAGTAGGTCAACCGTTTCTACCTACAGAACCTGTAGCAGAGCCAGTCATTGAGCCAGTGGTAGAAGCTGCTCCTGTAGTAGCAACTGCAGAGGTTGCCGCTCCGGCTGTTGTAGTTGATAAACCGGCGTCAAAGGCCAAAAAGCCACGTAAGCCTAAGGCTGTTGTGGCAGATGATTCGGCTGCCGAGGCTGTTAAGAAGCCCCGCAAGCCACGTTCAAAGAAGGTTTAATTCTCGAGCCTGATTGGCCAGTTCGAAGCTGGCTAAATTTTTGGCCTTGCTTTCGCACATAAGGTCGAAATGTTCTAGAAATTGTAGTGCCCATTCATTAACAGACCTATTCCAGTAATAGTCACTGTGGGCACGTAGCTTTTGTTTCTTATGTCCGGACTCAATCAGTGAATGATAATCGGGTAGGATGTCTGTGGCATGATCAACGAGATAGTCTTCACGGCTGACGCTATAATGAAGAGTAGGGCGCACACCACGCCAGCTTTCCAAGACACGTCGGACACGCGGGTCAGTAGGGCTGATATATTCACCCTCCCTCGCCCAATGGTGGTGAATATCAAGAACAATAGGCACAATGTCAGCAATAGATAAGCAATCATCTAGCCCCCAGGCGTTTTCTTCGTTTTCGATAGTGAGACAATTACGGGCTTCTGGTGAGAGTCGATTGTAGGTATCGCGAATACCTTGGGGACCGGCTCTACCGGCGATGTGGACGTTGATCTTGAAATCTTGGAAGGTCTTGCCATATCCCATGTAACGGGCCATATCCGCATGGTATTCAAACTCCTCTATCGAGCGGGTAACAATATCAGGGTCAGCGGAAGCAAGAACAACAAACTGACCAGGATGCATACTAAGACGAATATTGCTTTCACGAGCGCGATCCCCAATAGGACCAAGATGCTGCTGAAGATAATTGCAAACATCCCCACGCCGCCAAAAATAGCTCCAATTAGGCTCGGTATAAGCAGTACATAAATCACTACCAAGCCTAACCATTTTGAGATGCTCATCAAGCCCACCTATATAATTAACCAAGTTGCCCACAGCAGCAACATTATGGACCATAATGTCCCATAGTCGTTGCTCGGCAATCCCACGTTCTTGATTATTTAACCAAGTTATTGTAGTGCTTTTGAAATTGAGGTCAGGAATAGCTTCGATGCCTTTTTTGGTCAAGGCAGATGCCTTGCAGGCAAAACCGATACGTTTAACCATTGATTAGTTTAACAGCAAGAGTTTGGATTTCTTCTTGGGTAAGAAAGAAGTTGTAAACCGAACGATCTGTAACTTCGCCACGGTCGTTAAGACATTCGCCAGCCAGTTCAATACTGAATAGTCCATCGGGTTTTAAACAGGCAGTCTTTTTGCCAATAAGTCTAAAATCCTCTGTTTCTTTAACAATAAACTCTTTCATTTGTCTTCCTTTACTTTTGACAAAAACCATTCTCCATTCTCGCCTTCTTTCCATTCTAATGTATCGCCATCGCCCCAACCTTGCATAGTCAACATATCTGCGGGCAATGGTAAAATTAGTTCACCAGTTTCTGGATCTTCTTCTACGGTTACTGTCCAACGTGTGGGCAATTCATCTGACGGTCTCATTTGATATTCCTGTGATGTTGTATGTATACAGTTTACAATACTTTGCGGAAGTAGTCAATCGTTTTCAACAGTCCTTCTTCCAACTGAATTTTAGGTTCCCATCCTAGTAGAGATTTGGCTTTGGTAATATCCGGACGACGCTGTTTAGGATCATCCTGTGGTAGTTCTGTTAAATGAATTTGGCTAGTTGATCCGGTTAATTCAATAATCTTTTGAGCCAATTCCCAAATAGTAAACTCGCCAGGATTTCCAATATTAAAAGGACCTACTGTATCATCATCAGTGGCCATCAGTGCCATCATACCATCCAGTAAATCATCAACATAGCAAAAACTACGAGTTTGGTGTCCGGAGCCATACATAGTGATATTCTGACCTTTTAATGCCTGAACAATAAAGTTACTGACCACTCGTCCATCTCCCTCGGCCATTCTAGGTCCATAGGTGTTGAAGATACGCATGATTTTAGCTCTAACCAAATGAACACGATAGTAGTCCATAAACAGTGTTTCGGCAGCACGTTTACCTTCGTCGTAGCAAGACCTAATACCAATTGGGTTAACATTACCCCAATATTCTTCAGGCTGTGGGTGAACGGAGGGATCACCATAGACCTCGCTAGTGCTGGCTTGTAGGATTTTAGCACCAGTTCGTTTTGCCAGTCCGAGCAGGTTGTATGCTCCTAACACACTGGTCTTCATAGTTTGAATAGGGTCCCATTGATAATGGAATGGGCTGGCAGGACAAGCAAGATTATAAATCTCATCTACTTCCACATATAAAGGGAAGCATACATCTTGACGCATTACTTCAAAGTTTTTACGATCTAACAGATGTTCAATATTCTTTTTGCTGCCTGTAAAGTAATTGTCGACACAGAGAACGTGATGTCCTTGGTTAACTAATCTGTCGCAGAGATGACTACCTAAAAATCCGGCACCGCCGGTTACTAATATTTTCTTCATTTATACCTTCAATAAATTTGTTATATCATACATTTTTTTCATGTATGGTGATGGGTTATTTAAAACACTGACTTCTAAATCACCTGCTCTTCTGGGCAAAACTTCGATGTCAAAATAACAGTCATTAACTGTTTTAAAAATTTCAACAATTTCCTTTACGCTGTATCCATGCCCGTGTCCGAGATTTTCAATATCGCCGCTGGACTGTTTCACAGCAGTAACTAGTGCTTGGCAGATTTCGTTAACATGAACATAGTCTCTTATACAAGTTCCGTCGGATGTATTATAGTCATCGCCATAGAGATTAAATGTTCCTGTTTCCCCGGCACGAATTAAATTATACATTAATCCATCGGGATTGGTTGGGGCACGACATTCACTACCTAGCACATTATAGAACCTGAATATAGTATGATTTTTTGGTTGATGTATTTTGCAAAACTCTGCTGTTACCTGTTCAGCGGCTCGTTTGCTCATCCCATAAACATTTTGTGGATTGCTAGCAACCCCGGTACTGGCCAATATAAAATTATCAGTTGTTACACGATTGAGAACATTTAGTGTGCCTTGAATATTCGTTGAATAATATCGAATCGGGCGTGATTCGCCTTCTCCTACTCTGACCTGTGCTGCTAGATGTATTACAGCATCAAACTGTTGTGGTATATGGAAATTTCCAACTATATCTACAGGATAAAAATCATGAACAGGAATAACTGGATCGACAATATCTAGTCCGTGGATTTCGTATTGTCCAGCCATCATGTGGCATAGATGAGAACCGATGTATCCTGATGATCCTGTGATTAATACTTTCTTCATTGTTTCATTAACATTACTAACATTTTAGCAGTTAATGGGCTCAATGTCCAACCTAAATGGCCATGTCCAGTATGATAATATACCTTGGGATTTTTCTTGCTACGTTTAACAATGGGCATCATGTTTGGTGTCATAGGACGCAGACATGCCCAACTGGTATAGTCGCTCGTATCGATATTGGGGAAGTTTGCATGGACCCATTTCAGTAGAGGAACGATTCTATCCTGTCGAATATCATAATTCTCTCCGGCTAATTCTGCCGTGCCGGCTACACGAAACCTATTACCCAGTGTGCTGGTTACAATTTTTGCCTGATCATCTAACAAACTAACAGTAGGCAAATATTTAGGATCAACGTCATTAATTGTGATACTGTATCCTTTTACAGGGTAGATGGGCAAATCATCGCCAATACTACGGGCAAGTTTTACACTGCCTACACCATTGGCCATAACAATCTGATCATAATGATCTATAGTTTTAATATTGTCTATACTGTTGCCATAGAAAAACTGCACACGATATTTCTTAATTAGAATTTTTTCTAATTCGGCACAGAATTTATGTATGTCGCCTGTAAAGTCCGATGGTGTCCAAGCGCCACCTACGATGCCTTGAATATTTCCTAATGCTGGATCTAGAGACATTACTTGTTTTGTTTCTAACAAATTCCACTCACACCCATTTGATTCGTAAATGTCTTTGGACTTTATGGCGCTGTTCCAATAGGATTTATTTTTGTAGAAATGTAGAATTCCGCTGTTGCTCTGATCAAAATCTATACCTTCTTCCTTCATGATCTCACGATATAGATCTCTAGACTCTAGCCCCATTAAGATGGTTAATTCGGTATTACGACGATAACTGTTTGTAGCAGTATAGAATAAAAATCTAGCCAACCACTTGATTTTATCGGGATCTGATATTAAGCTATCTCGGCGAATTAGTAGGGGTGCATCTTTTTTACCCAGCCATTTGATACCTTTTAAAACATTACTCCAAGTAGTCCATACTTCGCTATTGCTTACTGAGATTTGTCCACCATTTGCGAAACTGGTTTTACGAGCAGGCCCAGATTCTTCTTCATAAACGAATACGCTGTGTCCTGCTCGTGCGAGATAATAAGCAGCAGTAATACCAGCAATTCCAGCACCAATGACTGCTATTCTTTTCATGATTTTTTATAATTCCCGCTGGCCAATACAATTTTACAAATATGTTCAAGGCGTTCAATATGCTCATATGCTCGCCAGGGACTGCTATCGATTGCCACAACTCCGTGTCCTTTAATACCTACAATGTCGTATTTGATATGACCACTATAGGGATCAAGTTCTAATTTTTCATGACATTGATCGGCCAGTTCTTGGCTAATAGGAGGGACATCACCTACATTAGGTGCTACTTTGGTATATCTACTTAGTTCGGGGAAATCAGTTGTAAGTTCATTTAGTTGAATACCGGCATGCATTGCTGCAACACAATAAGTAGGATGCAAGTGAACAACCACTCGCACATCATTGTTGTGTTGTCCTAAATTCTTCTGTAACCCAAAGTGTAAAGGAATTTCACCACTGGGTTTTAGACTAGAGCTGATGGCAGTATATTCCATTTCGCTCCAACTATATCCAAACTTATCAGACCCTACCGACTCCATTCCCCATTTATGAATTTTAATCTTTTTAAATTGGTCAGGCTGTAGAGTTTGTTTTCTTACGCCAGTAGGAGTAATATAAAAATGATCTCTGTCATAATAACGAATACTGACATTAGAATCCCTACTGGTGCTCCAATTACGTTTATATCCTTCAATTAATACATCACAAATTGTTTCTAGCATAATTAACCCTCGTAGATTGCAGAATTAGCACCGTGTTCAAATACCTCGGCGCTCTTAACCCTTACATTAGGATTAATAGGATATCGCATATTTCCGCTGGCCAACAATTCAGCCATCTTATCATAGCACATTTTAGCAAACATTTCGCATCCAACGCCTTCTACAATACGTAGATCGCATAGAGAGCCTCTTTGGTATGGCTCGAAATTATTTCTATCAACTTGCATTTCATCTGGGCCGGTTTCGGGCAAAGTCCAGTTTGTGTCAATTAATGCCATTTGTTTAAAAAATTCTAAATGAGGATCGTCATGGGCGATAACCAATGTGTGATCAAACATGTAGTCGGCCCAAGCCTTAAATGATTTTAGCCCGCCAAAATCCATACACCAGTTTTTGTCATCCAGTGTTTCACATTCAAATACTAGCTTGATTCCGATACTGTATCCATGTAGTGTAGAACAGTGGCTATGACTAGCTCGCCACTGTCTAAAACAGCAGCTTAGTCCTCGATCATTCCCATAAGTCTTAACACTATAATATTTACTCATATTTAAACCCTTCTTTTCCTTTAATAATCCAATTTTTTATTGTATCCCATCTGACATTGTATGCAATGCCTGCTTCTTTAAGTGTAGTATATTTTCCTTGAGGGGTACTAACCGATATTGCCCTGCCATTATTTCCACCTAATACTTTCTTACTTTGGTCTGGGCGCTTTTTTCCAGACCAAAATTTATTAAATCCTGTTTCAAAATTTCTTATTGATGCGTCCTGCCTTGTATAGGTTTTGGTAGATTTTGTTGATATCACAGAATCTCTAATTTGAATTTTAGATTTATTAGAATGAGAATGGCCTTTAAATGGTGGAGATTTTGGTATAAAGTTTTCAACTGTAAAGTGTTGGTTCATAAATGACTTATGAGTCACAACATTCATTCGTCGTAACACTTTTGCTTCCCAACTATTCATCGCACCTTGTGTTCTAAAGATGCGTCGAATTTCCCATACAAATGAATGTACCCCATAATTTTTAATTTCTCGTTTAACTACTTTCGAACTTGTAAAATAATGAGTCCAAAAATCCTCTAACGGAGGTTTTTTACTAGTTCTTTTTCCATAATACACTTTTTCAGTTGTTAAACATTTTAATAGATATGTGTAGAAATACATCAATATTCTCCTTTGATGTATTTACCACGATCGTTCCGTTGCTATTTAAGTTCTTTAACTTCTTCTTTAACTATTTTCAATTCTTGTTTAATTTCATTGATCATTTGTAATTCTTGATCACTATACTTAAAAATATGATATATCACAATACCTAACCCTATCCAACTGCCTATACACCCTAATATTAAAATTAATATAATATGATTATTTTCCATAAAATTCTCCATAAGCAATTTATTTACTTGCTGTATGGAGAAAATTTTATCCAGAGTTATCGGTTAGCTACAATCTTATCACACAGACCGTATGCCAGTGCTGCTTCAGCTGACATAAATGTATCTCGGTCCATATCGCGTTCAAAATCCTCAAAGGTTTTACCTGCTGTATTGTGTTTAACATACAGTTCGGTTAGTCGCTTTTTCCAGAACATGATCTCGTTATAGGAGATTTCGATATCACTGGCCATGCCACGAGCACCTCCCGACGGCTGATGTATCATATGGCGACTATTGGGCAGCATGAATCTTTTGCCTGCTGTTCCGGCTTGTGCTAGAAAACTACCCATACTACAGGCCTGGCCCATAACATAAGTTGCTACATCGGGTTTAACGAACTGCATAACATCATAGATACCCATACCGGCGGTAATTACACCACCGGGGCTATTGATATAAAAATGAATGTCCTTTTCGCTGTCAGAACTTTCTAAGTGTAGAATCTGTGCGATAACCAAGTTGGCACTGTGATCATCTACAGGTCCATTTAGAAACACGATTCTTTCCGATAATAATCTAGAAAAAATATCAAACGCTCTCTCTCCGCTTCCTGTTTTTTCAATAACAATAGGAACTAAACTCATTGTGTTGCTGCCTTCTAAAAGAGTGTGTTGTAAAACATAAATAAGTATAACAAGGAAAACTGTAAATGTCAACTACTTCTGGAGTATATAAAATAACATTAAAAAATGATGGTAGAATTTATATTGGTAGTTCGGCAGGAATAGAGGACAGATGGAACTGGCACATTCGCAGACAGATCCAACTTATAGGTAAAATGATTGAAAAATATGGAAAAGAATCTTTTACCTTTGAAATTATTGAAGAAGTTGAACCTGTTAAAGAAAAATTAATCGAACGAGAACAATTCTATCTTGATACATTACAGCCATTTCCTTGGGTTAATAACAACGGTTTTAATTTGGCGCCAACTGCCTATTCACCACTTGGAATTAAACGATCTGAAGAAACTAAAAAGAAAATGAGCAGTTCATGGCATAAATCAAGAAATACTGTTGAATATAAACAACAGGCAAGCGATAGAATTAAAGGTGATAAAAATCCAGCAAAGCGCCCTGATGTAGCCGCTAAAATATCTAAATCTAGGCTTGGACAAACTTGGGCCAACGATGCTGATAGAGTTGAGAAGCATCGACAGGCAAGACTAGGTAAAACTCATTCTATAGAAACTATAGAAAAAATGCGAATTTCTCAACAAAAAAACAAGACAAGATCTGATGCTGCTAAAGAAAAATTCTATCTCTCGCAAAGAACATTATACGAAATAACCAAGCCCGATCAATCTACATTTCAAATTTATAGCCGAGAATTAAAAGAGTATTGTAAAAATAATAAACTACAATATTCTAATTTAATTACAACGGCCAAAACAGACAAAGTGTATAAGAAAGGTTGGAAGGCTCGAATATTAGTAGACTAATCTACTTTTTGATAAGTTTGTGCGAAGATATCTTTCTTTACTACGCCATAATCATTAGGGCCATGACGAACAATAACATCTTTGCCTGGATTATAGTGTAGCTTTTCTCCCCAGCTTGTGTCAACAGTTCCAACGTGATCTGCCAGTTTAGCTACTTTGATAATCTTTTTTGGAGTGCAGATACCATATCCATGATCATCTTTGAGTTCTTTGAATTTTTCTGGACTAATTGGATATTTTTCTCCCTTTGGACCAGTCATAATGTAGTAACCCGCAGGATATTTTACAGGACCTTCTAGGGTATCAATAGTTCCTGGTTCAGTGGCAATGTTATAGTGTTCTTTGGCTGGCTTTTTATAAGTTTCGAATCCACCGTGTTTAAACCAATCATCGGTGATATTATCCAATGATTCCACAATATTAATAAATTCTCTAATCATTTTACTACCTTTAAGTTAGATAATCCCGCAATCATTTTAAATTGTTCCCAAGCCGTGCGGGCAGCTGGGTTCTCATCCAATTCCTCATCCACTAGCACAACTTCCCGCCAATGATAGTAGGGCGATCTTGGTTGAGCACCAAACTTACGAGGTTGATGTATTTTACCATCATGCCATAGTTGGCAGATTACTGCGCGAACTTCATCCTCACGCCCTCGCAATCCGGCCCATGGTCCTTGATGTTCGTAAGCATAACCGAGCCAAATGTTATCCCATTGATCGTCCAGTGTAGGATCAAAGTGAGTTCTGGTGATTAAGACCTGAACATCTTCGGGGTCTACACGACCTTCTACAATGTCCTTTACGCAACGACTCAGGGAATAACCAATTTTCATTAGACTACCTGATGTTTATCTACAACCTGTTGAATAACTTTCGCTACCAATTGATTAAGTGTGATGTCCTGTTCGTGAGCCAAGCTCATTAGACGGAACATTTCGACTTCACCCAGTTCTAGTGGAATACTAACACGAGTATCATAGTCTCGACCTGCCACAATGGCTTCAGCCTTTTCTAACCAATCTGCTTCATCTTCCAAATCTGTCCATTCAACATCATCCCAGGCTTGTTTATCAAGATCCTTACGATGATCTGGGTGGGTATACCGGTAAGCACGACTGTTTTTATAGTCGCAGGCTTGGACACAATAGACTGTTTGATCTTGTGTATTGAAGATCACACAGAGGCTATGGCCATCTTGATCGCCGTTCCAACTGTCCAGACTGTAGGCACCGGGCTCAAATCCATACCAATCACTACCTTCTGAAATACGATAGTTAACAGTTTCCATGAATTGTTTCAGTGTAATCATTTCCGGTCCTCTTCGTTAATTGTTTCACTATTATAAATGACGGTGCCGTCTGTGTCAAGAACTTCGTATACCAGAGGTTCTGGGCCCAATGCGGATCTCAAGGAGGAGATGGCCTGTTCGGCTACGATTCTTCCTTGGGATCCAGGTTTGAATGCCACAATGAGCCATTCAAGAGCCTCCAGGGCTTCTCGCATGGCCTCTGTGCTCATAGATCGAATTCGGAATCGTTTGGACCTTTTTTAATCTTAGCAGGTGGTTTTTGTTCACTGGCAATAATAGCATTGATCATAGCTCGTTTATAATCGGCACGACGATCAGCGGGCATTAGGGCCATTACAGTTTTATATTGTTTAGGGAATTTTACTACTCGTTTCATTTTATTTTACTCCAAAATGTTTTTTAATTAGATCGGTGGCGTGGTATGGTTCGGCGGTTTCGGCTATGCGAGCGCATTCTGCTACGGCAAGTTCGATTAGTCGTTCCAATCTATCTTGTTCGTATGTTGAACTAAATCCTGCCAGTTTGATTAGTTGTTGAATATTTGTGTTCATTTTTTGTTGTTTATAAAAATTCCTCTCCAAGAGAGATCTAAAAACTTTGATAAATTAACATTGGATTCTTTTTCTGTGTGAAAAGGTTCTACATTTTCCTCAGAAAAATAATTCTTTAAATCTCGTAAATTGTCGGTTTTAGGATGAGCCCACAAGTGTTTTTTAAAATCTACAGTTTCTTCTGTTATGCCGTCAGGTAGTTCAACATCTACAAGAAATTCGTCGGTTGTATTTTGAGATGGATCCACAGGCACAATTGGCCAAGATTTCATCTTTGCATCAAACACACAAAATTTACTATTGAATTTTAATTTTTTTCGTATATTTTTAATAATTGTTTTGGTATCTATGGTATGTTGCAATGCCCAGACGGCAATACCTACAGTGAAATAATTATCAGGAAGCCGAGAGAATTCCGCATTATTGATGGCTGTGAAATTTGAATGATTAACATATTTGGTTGCATATTCCAACATTTTAGATTGAAAGTCTACACCTATTACTTTACAATTAAATTCTTCAATAATAGGTTTTGCTAACCTTCCTATGCCACACCCCCAATCTAGCACAACACTGTCTTCGTTAAAGAGATTGGTCTCGCGAAAATATTTCATTGTCCATTTGGTTTCTGTTTCCCATTGATCGGGAATAGAATCATCCGTTAGTATTATTTTTTTAGCATGTTCAATATCAGTTGGCTCAAAAAAATCGTAATTGTATTTTACTAACATAAAACTCCAAAATGTTTAGATATGCGACTCATAGCCTGTTTCAATGCTCTGTTATGTGCCCGGTATAATCCTTCTATGGATTCATCATGAGGATCAGGTTCAATCAGGTCATCAACGCAGTTAATACATTCCTTTACTAATAATTCGGCAAACTTTTCCAAACTGAACTGACGAGTATGTAAACCAGTTTGCCCGGGTATATGTATCATTGCTTCTTCTGCCAATCTTTCAAATTGTTCGTTCATCGGCAGACCTCTATAGTAGCATCGGGTTCATTCCAGCAGGCATTACGGTATTCATAAACAAACCGCCAAAGATTATCGTAATTACCCCAACCATTCTCTGGATTATGTTGTTTGAAACGATCGGGCTCACTCAGTAGTATGTTCCAACCTTCGTCCAGCAATTCCGCAATATCTTTAGCATAAACCAATTCATGTTCATCGGGTCGCCATAACACATCGTATAGTGTTAGTCCATTAGACAATTTAACTTCGGAAGCCATCTTACACAAGTTATGAGTAATGTTGTTGTCATAGACTCTTACAGGTTTGGTCACATTTAAGGATACGGTTAAACTCATTCTTCAATTCCTACTGATTTACATTTGTGGAATGGCATAATTCGACCAAGCCATCCAATCAGTTCACCGCAATTTTGGCAACAGTATGATGGGTATTTCTTCATTCTTCAACACCAAAATGTTCTTTGAGATAATCTACATTGTCGCCGCGGTGAAACGCAACATCGATACATTCTCTCACCATCAACTCGGCGAACTTTTTACACTCGGGCATATCCCAATGACCAAATCCAAACATATCCGCTTTATATCCAGCCTGTTCGGCAAGTTGTTCAATTCGTTCGTTCATTCGTCAACTCCATACTTCTTGTTTAGTTTTTTAATCTCTGCTCGGAGATTTCGTTTCTCATATTCAGCCCAACCAAGTTGCTCCTGCATATCCCGCATTTGTTGAGCAAAGTCACGATCAGCAGGTGAGAGTTCTTCTTCTGCTCGTAGAATAAACTTACCATTTTCCCAATCAAATCCATTCTGAGCACTTTTAACAGCGACCATAGGAATCGCACCAACTGTAGAGTAGGGCAGTTTAATGGCAATCATTACTTCATTCTCATCGCGGACATGTTCCAGTATGCGTTTGAGTTCGCTAACTTTCATTCTTCAACTCCAAAATGTTCTAGAATCTGTAGGCTACAATGTTGTCTGCTTCTAACATCATCACCGGGGCTGGGACGACTTTCACATATTAGAGCACATTCCCGCACAATCAACTCGGCGAACTTCTCAGCAAACTTTCCATAAGTTGAAAACTGGTCGTTGACAATGACCATTCCAGCCTGTTCGGCAAGTTCTTTAATTCGTTCGTTCATGGTTTACCCCATATTGCTTCTAATACTGTATTAAGAGATACATTCAATATCCTTGAGATTACTTCTATTTGGAATCCTTCTTTATACATCTCTCTGATTTCATCCTTCATTCTTCAACTCCGAAATGTTCTAGTTTCTCGTTTAAGAGATTCCAACTGACGCTACCAACTATGAACATATCACGGCAAATCTCAATCTGTTCTTTCGCAATCAACTCGGCGAACTTTTCTAATTCATCGTAGCCTACAGTAGTGGCAGGTTTACTGCCAAACCAAAAACACTCTTCTGCTCTAGCCTGCTCTAAAAGTTGTTCAATTCGTTCGTTCATTTCATATTCCTTCCAATTTCAGCCGCGGCCCTGACGATGGCACGGCGGGTGGCGGCGTAGGGGTCGGTGCCGTACATGATTTTTCCAGTGCCTATGTAGCCTCCGTCAAACCAGCCGACCACGTAGTCGTCGTAATGCTTTATGTCGATCTTCAACTTCACCGCCATCCTGAAGGCATCTCCATCGTCGGTCAGGGGTAGCCAAGCAAACGGTCGCCGGCTAGGCGTTGATGGGTCGCTGACATAAAGACAATTGTCCATCATGTCGTCCCAGCCAGAGATTCCATACCCCGCCGCCTTGGCAGCGTACTGGAGCAATTCATGGTCCAATTCTTGTATTCGTTCATTCATCATTTTCTTTCCCTAGTTTTTAACAACATCACTTGTTCTTCGGTGGCAAATTCACTAATAAAGACACTGCTGTATTCTTTGCCTAACACTTTGTTTAGTAGGCCTGGCCCTAGTCCGATAAATTCATATCTATAGTTATCCAGTTCGACTATCATGTTTTTAGTATCAACACGAAGATTTTGATTGGTAGTAAGGGTATCTTTACATTGATTAAATTTATGTTTGGCTTGTTCGTGCGTATCACAAACAAATAGTGTGCTATTCATCCGTCAACTCCGAAATGTTCTTTAATCGCATCAATCATCTTCTCGCAAGCACGGTTATATCCAATAACAAAGTGTGTATCAGTTTTCGGTTCTCCTCTAACCTCTGAGGCAATGTCTAAAAATTCCCGAACAATTAACTGGGCGAACTTGAAATCATCATAGTGTGCTGAGCCATATACTTGTTCAGCAAGTTCTTTAATTCGTTCATTCATTGTTTGCCACACTATATCGTTCTGCCAGTCGGCGAATAGTGTCAATCCTTGGGCTTCCTAATGAATCATCATTGGTCAATTCGCTTAGAACATCGTAGACAATACACTTGTAGAATTTGGTCAGTTCTTCACGATTGAAAGTAAAAGATGCTGGAGGTTTGGGAAAGTCCCATTCTTTTTGACCGGCACAATCAATAGCAAGTTGTTCAAATAGTTCGTTCACGATTCAATTCCGTTTTTACACTGTATGAATACATTATACAGACATTGCAGGGAATCGTCAATCCGTTGTGGTTATACAACAATTTTAGGACCACCTCAACATAAACCACATAAATTTCTTTTCATCAACAATGCGGTAGTCTTCAATACTGTGGAGTTTGTGATTCAAATCAAGTTCTATGCCGTATTCAACTAGTATACGATGTATTTGAGCGTCAAGTCTTGCATTGCCCGTGACAAGTCGTGCTTCTGGTGTAAGAGTGACTGGAACATGACGCCCAAATTCACTGTATTCTCGACTTAATATTGTTTGTAATTCGCAAGGCTTCATGACCACCTCAATATGAACCAAGCATAATCACGATCATTGTCAAAATGAAACAGCATCTCTTGAGCCATAATACGAAATCCCCATCTAAACTGGTCGCCTACACTGTATAGGTCAGGAGCCATTTGTCCAAATTGTTGATCGCACCAATCCAGCATTTTACTCACTACATACGGATTCATACACTGAAATTTAGCTTCAATCACGACCACCTCAAAGAAAACATTAACGCATCTTTTTCGTCGCTAAAATGATAATCAACCTTAGTATGATCATATGTATTGTATCCATCCATGTGCATATCGTTAGTAATATAACTTGAACAATATTTTTTAGCCCAATGCAATGGTTCCCAAAATGGATCGTAAGGTATGGTAACTGTCATGACCACCTCAATATAAACCACGCACAGTCAGGTTCATTGCGAAATTTGAAAACACCCTCGCCATCATAATGCCAGCTAGAGTCCAGGGTGTAACCAAACTGTTTCTCGCACCATTCTATACAGGGTGTCCAACCTTCATACATTTCTCCTCTTGGAGGAACCGTTGTAATCGGTGCCGGCACACTGGCCACATACCATCCATCGTAGGTCTGCATTTTAACAAAGACCGAATGTAGAGTGGGTGATTAAGTAATGGGCACTGATGATCATCACAATGATGCCAAACAGTTGGATGATTCGATCCATGTGATTATTTTTCATTACTGGGCAATCCAAAATGTTGTCGAATTTCTCTTGCGGTGCCTCCGCCGGTCATTTTGCTTTCGGCAATTTTGACACATTCAATAGCAATCGACTCAGCGAATTCTCGCATCTGCTCAAAAGTGTATCCGTGGAGATCGCCTCGTTCTGGATCATACCCTAGCCATTCTTGAGCGGGTAGTTTAATTCTTTCGTTCACTCAATACCCCCAAGATAGTATACCACCACACCCGCTCCAATAGTAATTGTCGCAACCAATTAATTGAATAGGATAAAATTCAATCACCTTTACCAACCCACATATGAGCTACTTCTTCAAAGTCAAAGATTTCTCCTGCTTGTCGATAACGATCTTCACATGGTCCGCAGACAGTTTGATACACGATGGCTCGCTCGCCATAACGATCTGTGCCTTTGGTCATAATATGATAAGCGTGTGGAAAGTCAAATACCTCATGACCGCAACTCAGTATAATTCTGCTCATTACCGATCCTTGGTATCCTTTGTTTCTTCAACTTGCGTTTCAAACCTAGGTTCGATATATCGATCCCAAACCTTTTGGCCACTGTTCCAACCAAATACTGAGAAAAACCCAAATAGTATAGCACCCCAGATCATAGTGGTCTCGTATAAAAGTCTTTGATTTCCTGTGCCACTTGGCGGCCATTGCCATCTGACAGTAGTGCAATTCCTATGCAATCTTCAATGATCAACCGAGCAAAGCGTGTTAATTCTTTTTCGTAAGCCATTATTGGTTTACCGTGTTCAAATCCAGCAGATGCGAATCCTGATTCAAACGCTAGTTCTTTAATTCTTTCGTGCATGATTCCTCTCCTTTAAGAATACTCATTATTTGACGATTGCGTTCATCTTGTTCTTTACGCTCACGAGTCTTGTCGTGTTTAACGCCAAACACCATACGATCGTATTGTCGAGCCCATTGAATACCCCTAAGCCATAGTTCGAGTTGGTCAATGGTGCCTAAAAATAATTCAGCATCGCGACTGTATACAGGGAGACTATTTTGATCTTTTGGTTTAAGGGCAAGAACATCTTGTCCGTAACTACCAAATTTACTGTGACAGAACATGAGACCCAATTCATCACATTCTCGCTCAAGACGACGAATTTTAAGAACTGCTTCGTATCCGCTCATTTTACAACCTTAGCAATTTGTTTATAACCTGCCCAACTGGGGTGAATACCATCACTTTCTGCACGGGCAATTGGGATTACCGTATCACCGTGTAGTGCAGCAATTACCTTAATTATACGCTGAACCTCTTCAACGGGCAAGCCTCCCTTAGGATTGTTGCCCTTTGGCAACACCCAGAACACACGACTGGCCTGAACCTTTTCCCGCAACCGTTCTAATTCTGCTTGAGTTTGAATACCTTTATGATCATTGCTGCCCAAACTGATAATCACAGTGCCGGCAGTGAGGTCGTATTTGAGATAATCTCGATTCCATTGTGCTGTATTCCAGCCGGTCTTGCTGAGGGATTCACAGGGAGCCACATGATGGTATAGGCCTACAGCAATGCTATCGCCTAACAATAAACATTCAAACATTTTATTTCTATACTACTGGATCAGTTATGACTAGGGAATCGCCGCGTTTCATAATATTACTTAGATTCAAATCATCGTCGCCGTTGTAACTACTTAGATCTAGAATGGTTTCAAAAGCGGCCAAAAGATCAGGCCAATGTTCTTTTAAAAAGTCCTCATTCTCTGGCCAAAATATTTCTTCCCAACTCCTGCTGTTTAATTCAGGATCTATATATTTGGCAAAAACAGGATCTGTTTTTGAGTTAAATGGCGTTAATCTTTCCATTCTAACTGCATAGGCTGTGGGACTTATACGCCACATCTTACCATATACTCTAGGCAAAAATGGATTTTTTTGATTGGCCACAACATACTTGAGCCAATCTACACCCCCGGTGTGTTCAGTAAATACTTTAAGAACATACTCATATTTTGGATTAGAGTATACTAGAGAGAACATACCACTACCCAACAGCGTCCAACCAAGTTTTTCTAAATGAGTTGATAAATTCTCTTGTTCCTTTTTTCCATAGAATTTATCATTTAATCCAGGATCGCTGCCAAGTTGTTGTGCAGCCTGAAAAGCAGGATGTTGTTTATAGCCAGTTAGTTCATTTATTCTCATGTAATTATTTATTTCGATAAGATCTATTGTTCCATTAGATCATTGACAAAATTCAATAATAACTCATGATGCCGAAACTCATGCCAATGTTCTTTCATGTAAGGTTGGCGATACCATGATAGCGATGATTCCGGATGACACCCAATTAGACCAATACGGTTTTGAATGATTGCCATTGGATCACCGTTGGCATAGGTGGCAATGGTTTTTTGTTTATGTGGTTTACTGACAAAAGCACACCCATCGTAGAAATACATGGTCTCTGGATTGCCATTCCAGGTCACTTCGGCTACAGTAGCATAACTGCGTTTGATTTCGGTGTTGGGTCGTTTGATATACTGAACTGCTTTAACGCCATCTAATAGATCAAAGTAGTAATGACCTGCCCAGTATGCTCCCATACAGATACCGAGGTATCTGCCACCTCCTGCGAGATATTCTTTAACTGTATCAACACGATCTTCGAGCAGTTCTTCAAATGATCCACTATTGCCTATACCGCCCGGGAAGGCAATAATGTCGGCTTTTTTAAGAGTTTTTTTATTAAGGTCGTGGCGAGTAAAAATACGAATATCATAGACTTCAGACAGCGCCTCATACATACCAGCACAGCAGATAACTGAGCATTCTGGATCGTTGAGGAATATTGCTATCTTAGGTTTCATTCTTGTTTTTTAGTCTATTAATTTCTAATTTAAGTCTTTCGCAATCATGTTTATAGCTTTCGCTAAGATTACGATATAGTTCTAAATCTTTTCTAACCTGTTGATCAACTTCATAAAATGTTTTATTGTATTGATCAGCAAGTCGTTGGGTTCTCATGGTAACTCCAACTAAGATACCTGCTATAAAAAATATAAGTTCTAACATTCTTTATCTTGATCGTATTGTTTAACCCATCTATACAGCGGTTCCATTTCTTTTTGGAAAACACGTGGAGCCAAGTTAGCGGTCTCCTGCATTTCCCATTCGGAAGGAAAATGTCTAAGACAGCGTCTTGCCTCTAATCTTAGGACCGCCGGCACTCTTGGCGTTTGCTTTGGATCCATCAATTTAGTTAGCAAATGACGGGCCATTGTGATGGAAAGGTATCGTTCATCTGGTAATGTCATGATCTGTCTCTTTCTATTTAAACTGGTCACTTGAACACTTTGAGAATAACTACATCCTCGTTAAGACGGCCAGTTAGCACAGTCTCAGTAGTTTTAATACGACTAAACCAAGTCTCTACTCGTTTCTGTGTATTCTGTTCTTTAAACTCTTTAAGCTCTACTAATGGCTTACGCAGAGTCTTCTGGAAACTCTTTTCTGTAAAGTTGGTAATAGTAGTGCCTTTAATCCCAAAGCCTTCGGAATTTGTAGCATAATACAGTCCCAACTTGCGAGTTTTGCTGTTAAACACAATAGCTGACTGCGCTCGAATCAATTGTGCAGGTGGCACACTGGTAATGCCCAGTTTGTCATCGCTGACTTTGAATTTAACACGCTTAACCAACTCCTCCGCAGGCTTGACCTTACGAGCACGAGGCTTCTTAATAACTTTGGCCTCTGCGGCAATTTGGTCACAAGCGGTAAGCACAGACTGATAAAACTCAATCAATTTGCGTACATTCTTACGGGTATGACGGCTATAGGCCTCGCGCAGTTGTTCGTCAGCATTACCACTGGCCAGTTCCGTCAGTTCATCATGCCCACGCTGGAAGAAACTTTTAATATAGCGGGCCTGTTGGGCCTTACAGCCTTTACCTCTCAGCATATTAAGCACTTTGTATGCTTTGGGATCAAATGCTTCGCTATCCACAATCCAACTGTCAATAGTGTAGTCAATATCCTCACTGATCTTCACGGCCTGGTCTCGGATCTTTTCTTGGATAGTGGGTTCTGGTGCTGCCACCTTTTTAACTTCAGCAACCGGCACTTCATCCTCCTGCCCTGCAGAGACCACATCGGCAATAGCATTGCGGAGCCACTCTGCGGTATTGCGACCACCGTTAAAGTCCGGGCGGGATTCTGGCATACCACGAAGCAGGCAAGCGGCAATAGCCCCCATTACTACACTACACCGCCAATCTTTAGTGTCCTTAAATGCTCGAATTTGGTCACGGTCATAGTCGTTACGACCCATCCAATCGATCACCTTGCTTTTAAGTTCTCGCCCACTATGCTCCAGATTGTAATAACTCATCGCTTCGCGATAGCGGCGACCAAACTCAGCGCCGGTCCATTCTTCCGCACCTTCCCACTTAGGGCTACGGTCGCGTTTGGCTGCGGCACTGGCAGATTCTTTTGCGGCAATTTTACGAGTTTTAACTTCAGTCATTTTGGGTCTCTGTTATTTAAACAATACATACATTATACGGCCAGATCTCGGCTGTGTCAATGGGTGTGGCATTTTTGCGATCAGCTGTCGCAGTCGTCGTAATCGACTAGTATCCAGCCAAGCCGTTTTAGGTCTGCTCGAATCTCTTCAGTAACACAACTTTCTCCGACAAACTGATTAGTAATGGCCAATCGTTGTTGCATCTCTTCAGTTATTTCTACTTCAGTGGTATCATACATCTCGCCTTTAATTCCACTGCAATACCAATCAATATAATCACCAGATTGCCGCATGTCAGCAACGATGCCGCCGGCATAACGCCAACTGCATGACCATTTATCATTTCGAAGAATAGGCATGACTTCTAATTTTTGGAACTCGTTATTACACATGGCAGCATATAAATGCTGGGCATATACTTCACTTGCACGAACTTTGTTGAGAATCCAATCGGTGCTACGCAGATCGTATTCCATATTATCTTTTTTCCAGGCAGGATCTTGTTCTCTTTGTTCTGTCATGATCTTCACATTTTTATAGTATTGAATCATTTCCTGAGTATGAGTATCAGTATCTACATCAAGGCCTTTTTCTTTGGCTCGACGAATAATACCGTTTATACCAAAAGTTCCGCGATCTGGGCTGTTAGATAAGATCGACATAATTTAATCCCACAACCCTTGATAATATTTTCCAAAAAGTTTTAGTCCGTTGTTAATACGATCTTGATGTGCCTTTAATCCTTCTTGATCGATTTTAACAGTATGATTAGGCCCATCTTTCATTTCATACATTGTAGGCTTGCCGTCCTCACCCCATGCAGTGGGAACGCTACGCAAGTCATACTCTCCTGTGTAGTATTGTTTTTCCCAATCACATTCAGGTTGTAATTGCTCAAATGTCCAAATTAATTCGTCCATGATCCAATCCCACCGAGCAAAATGGTTGCCATCGACATCGTATTCATTTTCTCTTGGTGGTGCTGCAGTGCTACGCAGGTGTTCTGGAACATCGTCATCATCGACCAGTGGAGCACCGTGTTTGGTAGCATGTAGTTGTTTCAGCATGGGCAGAATGATCATGCTCAGTGTAGAGTCCATGCCCCAAGTATCGTATCGATCAATACGGATTTTGACTTTGCGTTTGCGTTTGGATTCAATCCACAGTAAAAACCGATACAGTAGTGTATTGGGGCGATCCCGATCACGATTGAGAATGTCGATGCCTGTATGGAAATCTGGCTCAGGTTCTACGCTACCATGAGCCAGCCATTCTCCAAAGTTATGGACCCAGTCTGGTTTGCTTTCAATACCATATTTGTCCTTTACAGGCTTAGCCCAAAAGCATAGCTTTTCGGCAATTTGATATGGCCCAACCCAGGACTTATGAGGTCCAATATAAACTTTCACTCTTTTCTTCCGCCAAATAGTTGTAACAAACTTAGGAACAGGTTGATAAAATCCATATACAGTGTCAATGCACCCATGATTTCCACACGATGATCATCATCATACATTAGCATTTCGCGAATCTTTTGGGTATCGTAAGCAGTCAACCCGGTAAAGATCACAATAGCCAGTGCGCTAACCACCTGTGCCAGTGGGCCACTTTGCAAGAACATGTTAATTATACTGGCAATACAGATAGCAACCAACCCCACAAACATCCATTTTCCAATGCTGTCCAAACTGCGTTTAGTGAAGTATCCATAAAAACTCATCACACCGAACAGCACAGCAGCACTCATAAATGCACCGGCAATACTGCCCATTTGGTAGACAGCAAAAATTACAGAAAAACTCAGTCCCATAGCTGCCGCAAATACATGTAGCAGTAATGGTGCCATGGTCTTGCCAGCATTACTCAGTGCCCAAGGCACAACAAATGCCAGAACCAATGGAAGAAACATCACAATCCATTTCATTACGCCGGTAAAGAAAAAGGCGAGTAGTGATGGACTGGTTCCTACAAAGTAACTGACAATCATACTGGTCACTACTGCCAATCCCATGTGGCCATACACACGAGCCATAGCGGTATTGATTGCTTCGGCTCCTCTATAACTACTTCCGTAATAACTGGTTCCGTACATGGTATTACTCCTTTGTTAAAAATGGTTTAAGGTCAGGAGGTGAGTAAGTGATGGGTTTAAGAACTTTTCCATCTTCACGCTTTCTAACCATTCCGGTTTCTTTATCAATCTTACTGAGATTTGAGCGCATAACTTCCTTCCACGCTCCTTCGGCATCTACGCCGAGACTATGCAATGCTCCAACGGTGACCACTAGGATATCAATCAGTGCGTCTAGTTCTTCAAGACGGTCGTTGCGAGCAAATGCTGTAGAGTGCTCTTCCATTTCTTCTCTAATAAGTTTTAGATAAAGTTTATACTGATCGTCGTCATATTTACCAACGATTTGATCGCAAGCCCGCATAAACTTTTCTTGATCGCGAAACACATTAGGCATCTTTCTTCTCCACTAGCCGTAGAATTTTTTCACTGTAAACATGTAGCACACCACGATCGTCTTCCACAACCAAACGAATTGCTCCACTCAGTTTGGCAAATACGCAAACAACGTGTCCTACAAATTGATAATCCCCGCCGACCTTTTCCACAAGGTCACCTACTTTAAATTGTGCGTTTTCCATTATGTTCCCCATTTTAAATAATATTCTGTTACTCTTGGTCCCGGCAGTTCTGCCATTATTGCGTATCTATATCCAAAGCTGTTATGGTCTATATCTCTATGCCAGGTCGGTGGTTCTACGGCATGTTCCATTACCCATTGACCTTTTAGTGATCGTTCCCACACCCAAAGTGGTTGTGCGGCGTAAATGTCTGGATCCGCAACATCACTTACTCTAAAAATGTGTACCACAATTTTATGTATTTCCTCAATGGAACCATCTTCTCTAATACGTTTTCTTACTCTGCCCATTTTAGATTGTATAAGGTGATGAATTTTTCAGCATCTCGTTTATGTTTGAAATGCCACATGTCCCACGCTTGCCTACTGACATTTTCCCAAGTATCCAGTTGATGAGCGGCCCAAATCACTCGTGCGTCAAGGCTAGGTGTGCCCCACGGATTGCCGTAGTCATCAAACATGCCCCAGTCTATTTTAATTCGTAGAACCCAAGTTCGTTTAACCAATTCTAGCATTGGTTTAATTTGCGGCCCTTTATCCATGAATTCTTTTAACTCATCATAATTGGGTTGTAGCATACGAAGGGTATGACCCCAAGGTTGAGTCATGGCTTGCGTGGTTTTTTATTATAACGTCGAGGTTTATTGGACTTGGAATCTTTAAGAACCAGCGGTGGAAGAACCGCGGTTTGTTGAGATCTTTCCATAGCAGCATGAATTTCTTCCGGAGTAGGATCATCTGATTCTTCATCTCCGTCAAAAAAGTCAGCAGTCCTGCCGAGATCAAACCCAGTCTTTGCCAATACCTTTCTATCTGCAGTGTCATCAAGTCCACGCAAACCACCAACCGGACCCTGATCGTCTTGACTAATAGTTTCCCAGGTTCGCACTTCAATTAAGGGTTCAATGTGACTGTCCACAGCGATAACATAATGTTCTACGGTAGGATCAAACCCTTCAAATTTGAGATTGAACCGATGAATGATTCGTCCCTGGCATGGAACATCGTTACGAACATAGATGCCATAAATCCAAACTGTTTCGCCGATGCTATATCGTTTTCGAATAGTCATGCTTCGGCCTGTTCGCGGGTCTTGGTCTCCAGCAGATCCTTGACAAATTTAACTGCCTTCCGATCCGTGTCGTAGACGTATTCTTCATCTTCGTCCTCATCGGTTCGCAAGGTCACAATGACCCCATTCTTAACCTTGCGAATTTCAATACTTTCGAACATCATAAGTAAACCTTTTTATTTTGGTACGCTAAGGTTATAGTTGAAATGAAAGATACCAATATGTGATGTTTCACGACTGAGTTCCTGATCACACCAAATCTCATAACCTGCTTTTTGTGCCTGTTGACAGAAGAAAATATCCTCACCAATCTCAAGATTAAGACTAGGAACATATTCTTGCAAGTAGTGTGGGTGAGGAATCTTCTCGTAAACTTCACGTTTAACCATAACCAATCCGTGTGGCAGAACGTCAATCAATTCCATAGCCGGGCTGTTATCAGTTGTTTGAAACTCAGTAAATTGTCCGCTTTTACCCATCATACCAGTAAAGTTTGGATTAGGGAAGCGCCGACGACGATAGTTAGCACCAACAATGTCTTTGTTACGTTGAAGCAGTCTTACTGGAGCGTCAATTGGAAACTTCATATCACTGTCAACCCAAAAGATATAATCAAAGTCTGACTTCAAAAAGATATCAACCAAGTTGCGACGAGCAATAGTAATCACCGAACCGATGTTAAAGGCACAGTTGATTTTGATATTGTGTGCTACCATGTTGGCAGCAGCCATAGCTAGGTGTTGAGCAAATTCAGCATTAACCATTTCCATAGCAGGAACTGCAATCATTACGCTAGGGGGACGGCCTTTTGGGGCAGCACCAGGAGCATTGATAGCACCCTGAGTAGGTGGTGGCATAGTCTTCGGTTGTGCCGAGCGACTGGGAATATTCAATTTACCTTTATTTTTCATTTCATTCCTTAGATGTTGTAATTGTATGAGGTTATTGTGTCAAGAGCAATGACTAATTTGCTCAAAGTTTAACCATGTCCTTTCATGCTGAGACAGATGTCGTAGAACTCTTTCTTTAGGGCAGGGTCGGTTCCGAATGCCCCTAGCATGATAGCAGTGGTCATGTCCGATTCATGTTCACGAACACCACGCATTGTCATGCAATGATGCTCGGCTTTGACCACAACAGCAATATTTTCTGTCTTAGCATATTGTCGCAGTGCTTCGGCAATCTGTGTGGTCATTTCTTCCTGGATCTGTGGTCGTTCGCAAATATGGTGGACTAGTCTGTTAAACTTACTTAGTCCAATGACCTCCTGCTCTGGCACAATTCCGACCCAGCATTTGCCTACGATATTCTGAAAATGATGGGCACAGGTGCTGCGAACACTGATTGGCCCTGTGGTATATAGACTTTTGTATCCCATATTAGGAAATGCTGTTACCTTAGGAATGTTCCTATAACGACCGCTAAATGTTTCACGCACAAACATTTTGGCTACACGACGAGCAGTATCTTGTGTGTTGTGATCATTGTCTGTGTCAATGATGAGACTAGAGAGAACACCTTGGAATCGTTCTGCTACTTCGTCTACCAGTTGATCAATTTCTTCTTCGTCTTCAATGAATTCTGCAATGTTGTCGTTACAGTGAAACCGGGCATTTGCTGCCTTGATGCGGGCGCGAATTACTTCGCTGATGTATTTGTCACTCATTTATTATTCTCCGATGTTAAGGCAGAGGATTGCCAATTGTTTATTTTAAACGATTATTTAGGCTGTGTCAACCATAGAACAACAAAAAGAAAGTGCCATTGTTTACAGGATTCGTTTCTGTAAACAATGGCACAGCGATTAATAAAAAGTTAAGTTAGACTAACTCAAAGTCTTGTTTTCCAACTCCGCATTCTGGGCAGGCATAGTCTTCTGGTAAATCTTCCCAAGGCCCGTGATTTTCTTCAGAATGAATATAACCGCAGACAATGCAAACGTGTTCTTGTTGTTCAGTCATGATGTAGTAATACCTCCAATTGTTGTTGATAAGCAGCAGCGTGTCTCTGTTCCACGCTCTTCAATGCAGCAAATCTTTTCTCTGCTTTAGCCAGCACAGCCTTAAATTCTTCAGCATGTTCCTGACTTTCGGCGATTTGATCAACCATTTCTTTTTCGGCCAACTCATTGCCTTCGTAAACAGCGTCATCTCTAAAATTTGGATACATTGTGGTGAACTCGTAAGTTTCACCTGCAATGGCTTTTTCCAAACATTCTTTAGTCGATGGGCGACCAACCAGCAGTTCCAAGTGACCCCACGCATGTTTGAGTTCTTGATCTGCGGTGTGTTCAAAGTGTTGAGCAATATCTTCGTGACCTTCTTCACGAGCAATACGGGCAAAGTAGCGATATTTGACATGTGCCATAGATTCGCCTGCCAGTGCGCTTTCTAAATTCTTTAATGTAGCTGACATACAAGTGATCTCCTTAAAGTGTGTGTTGTCTTACATATATTATATATGCTTTTAATACCGGAGATCAAGTGGATTTTCACTAGTTTTGTTAAGGATAATTTCTATAACTATTATAGGAAAAGTCAATAACGATTTAAATTGTTCCAGGGTCAATTCGCCCCAGTTGATCAAATCCCCATTGCCGTTCATTGCAACCGTTGCAGGATCCGCACTTACCGGGCATGTTACAACTGTGGGTAAGTTCAAATAATTTTTCTTGATTGAAATGGTAAATCAAATCTACTATGTGGCTTTTGTTTAGATCTTTAAATGGATATTTACGAGTTTCTGTTTCTGTCCATTTTATTGGGTCTCTCCAACCTATAGTATGTATAGCCAGTTCTTCGATTAATCCTAAGTATAAAATATTTGATTTTTCTAGCACATCGGCGCACCCAGATTCTACCTGTAAGGATTCTGGTAAGGCAGGGTCTCCTGCAATCTCGGTCGATAGGTGAGGTAAATTGAATTGATCGTGAACATAGTCAATTACGGATTGAGCGAATTGACAAGATCCGTCTTTTCTAAGAATAGTATAAGGAGTAATCTTATGTGTAAGACCTTGTTCTATGTTTAGTTTCACTAACAAATAATAAAGTAAGGCACTATCCATTCCTCCACTTATCAATATGCCAACCCGTCTTCTTAATGGGTTTAGGTAAATTTTTAAGATTTTTCGGTTGATGGAGGGACCGCATTCGACTACAATTTTGTTTTTAATATTAAGAGGAAACATTTAATATGTAGAGTTATATTTTATTTGTTATTATTTTTAACATAGGTGATTGCAGTTTTTTTTCGTAAGGATGTCTTAGTAATAGATCAAAAACTCTACGACTAATATTCCTAGAAATCATTAATTTATGTTTCGGAGTTATCAAGTTCATGTAATGCTGATCATAGTAATCTTTAACTTTTTCAAATCCTGTATACTTTTGATCTTGGGGAATAACAGGATATCCGCCTAGATGATAACATTTCGTGTCGTGTATATATCCATCTGTTGTCGATGACAATTGTTGAACTATTTTTTCAAAAGAATATGCCAGCTCGGGTGTTGCTAAAAAGAAAAATGGAACTATCGATGTATTGGAAATTTCAGAATATCTTTTTATTCCTAACTGGGTATAATCTATCGGGACCATGGAATTAACAATGTAATTACCACTAAAAATTCTGGTTCCTGAATCTACTAAGCTAGCAATCTTCATATGTACACAAATCTGAGGGCTGCTACAATGATATTCAGTTGCCCAATTATCATATTCGTTGTCTAAAAAGCCAAATAGATCAAAATTTATAAATGTTATAGGTATATGATAAAGAGAGGAAAATTCTTCAATGTTTTTTAAATCATAATCATTTAAATTATGATTGTATCTAGCAGATAATGTATTAAATTTATGTCCAGACATGTGCCAGGCCCATAGCATAGCCTGGCTATCGATGCCACCACTTAACATTAGTGTATATGGTGGGGGATAGTTTTCTACAATATAATTGACCGTGTATATTCCGGCATCGACCGGAAACATGTCATTAACGTTTGCTGTAAAGTCTAATGTTATTTGATTATTAGTATTCTCAAATCGAACCCAATTCATTTCATTAGCAGGTGCAATTTTTCCTTGTTGCCGGTGTTTTACAAGTGCTACTATTACAAGGGGTTGAGGTACAATCATTAGTGCAACTAATACCGGTTAAAATTCCAGTAGGACACGCAGAATTGTTAGAGCAATTAGCGGCATCTAAGTTAATTTGTAAAATAGGATCACCAGCAGGAACTTGAGTTTTATCAAACTCGGGACTTAATATTGCTATAACCAAAGTAGTATCTCTTACTACATCGTTGGTATCGGTAATTCTTACCAACGAATTAAAAATCTGATAACTACTACTAATTGAGTCGGCAATACCTCCAATTTGGCCACTAGTCATGATATAAAAGCCAGGGGGTAATGGATTGATAATTTCTACATGTTTGGTAATTTGAGGGTTGTAAATTTGTCCTATTATTTTGTTAGAACCAACGTAGGTATGAAACTCGTAGTAATCTAGGTCAATACTCTCATGTAGTAGTTTATTAATTAATGTAGAAATACGATTTGTAGAATTGGCATATTTAGGATCTGATAAATCCATCAGACCTCGACGAAGCATACTAATTTCTGACAACTGAAAAATGGATCCGGGTTGAAACACTCCTGGCTTTGTATTTCCACCAAGAAGTATATCTGATGTATTATACGCCAATACACAGCTATGAATTGCTGCCGATATACTAGTTCCTGAACAATATCCATAACTTCCATCTAATGCTGCTACCCAAATTTGCTCTCCCGGAGCCCATCCATTTAGCTGACCGCTGTTAACTGTATTGGCAGTATTACTAATCACCGATGAATTAGAATAGTTTGAAAAATCGCTAGGTTCAAAATTGAGACCATATGACCCAATGGTCAATACTTCGGGCATGGATGCTGGAGTTACTGTTTCAATAGGCACTCCGCTATTGCCAGCTGATGCTACAACAGAAATTCCCTGACTAATTAATTTTAGAAACTTGCTTTCGATATAGCTATTTTTAGCAATGTGCCAGCTACAATTTAATATAGCAGCCTGGTTATTATTATTTGAAAAATCCCCTAAAATAGAATCTAGAGCATTCAACATATCACTTTGTTTTGTTGGTTGATTTTTATCAAATATTTTTACAATTTTCAAAGTAGCATTACTTAGTCCACAGGTTTTTCCTGAAATAATACTAGCGATAGCAGTGCCGTGGCCACTTGTATCAGTATAATTATCTGTGATTGAAAATAAATTTACAATGGTAGAATCTGAAAATTCTGTATGTGTTTCTTCTATACCGCTATCCATAATATAAACTGATACTCCGTTTCCTTTTCGGCTTACATTTACAGTTGGATTATCAAAATCGGGATCTAATAACACATAATTTTTCCACCAATCTTTTTCATCTGTAGTTGATATAGTAGAGGATGGGTAGTTAGGGTTAGGCAAGTGATAGTATTGATTAACAGAAACAATTTCTCCGAGTGGGGATATTGTAATGTCATCGTCATTTATAATAGATTCAACAATGCCGGTAGTTGGAGGTGTGGATTCACTATTGACCAGATATACTCTTAAAAAACTATTGTATATTTTAATAATCTCGCATTTATTTTCTGCAAAATAATCAGTAATATCGCTATCATTTGCTACAGCAGCAAAGTCTATAATAAATTTCATATCGATTCTTCCTGTGATTTATCAACAATAGGTATACTTTTCCACTTACCGATCGGGCAAGATTGAGAGGGCATATAAGTTTTAACAGCCATAAAGCATCCGCATTTTTTACAATTGTTCGTTGGAGTAAATAGCCACTCGCATTTTTTACAGATATCATATCTGGAATTTCTTTCGTCTTCTGATAACTTTATCTTTTCCCACTCTATTTCTGCAGCGAAGGCGGCCTCTTCGGCTTTTTCTGCAAGTTGAGTTATTTTATTTTTTAATGCGTTTAACACTATACTTTCCTTGTATACGTATTTATATCGGATACCGAGATGTTTTTTAGTTTTTAAAATACTGTTTTACTGTCACAGGATGTAAAGTTATATCGGTTGTTAGGCTCTCCTTGTTTTCTTTTTGATATATAGTTCCAGAAAAAAATGTGTTAAATGCTACAGTATATCTAGCATATGAATCAAGATTAGGGCGAGTTCCGTGTATCAATGAACTAGGAAATAATATTAGTTTTCCCTTTTCTGGTCTAACCTTTCCGGTTAGTGTAGTAGGATGATCCGCTAGATCTTTTTCTATATCTTTGCTAGCACGAAGAAGATCTGTTTTACCTATTTCGAAAAATGGATTTTTGTAATAAAACATCGTCTCTGCTTTTTCATGCGTAGTAAGATAGAATATACCGCTTATTACCGCATTAGAGTGCAAATGTATATGATGTTTTTCTAGTTTAGAGGATTTATTTACCCAACAAGATACGATTGGCAATGATATTTCATCTTTATAGTAAATCTTACTGACCTGATCTACACACTGGTCAAACCATTCGAACAATTTTTCATGGTAAAACCGATCTCGATCTGCTATTTTATTATCGGTGTTTTTTACAAAAACGGATGATACAGCATGATTGTAAATTTCTTCAGTCAGTAACTCATCGCAATAAAATTCGTAAATCGGTATTGATAATAGATTAACAATGTTCATAAATTTTAAAACTCATATATAATCAAAAAGTAAATATCTGTATGGTAATAAAGATTACATGGAAAGAAATATACAATATATGGCACGACTATCTTTGGCCAAATAGATTCAGCCCTATCGAACCTGTTAGCGCCATGTGCTACCCTAACGGATACAATATAATCAATATGCAATCAATTCCCACTTTCTATGGTTATATTATAAATGATAAAATTATAGCTGTCAATAGCGGTCATTCTTGCCCTAATCAAAATAATTACAGGTCTAGAGGGTTATGGGTCGATCCTGATTATAGGGGAAAAGGTATAGCTCAACAACTATTAACAGCTACGATTGAACAAGGACAACAAGAAGGATATACACAAATATGGAGTTATCCTAGACAGTCTAGTTGGCCTACGTATAGAGCAGTAGGGTTCGAATTGACCAGTGCATGGGAAACTAGTGAGACCAGTGAAGCCAACGCTTATTGTGTATATTCGTCACCGTTACGGCTATGATATTTTTTCTCCGGATCGAATCTTTCAAACTGCTCATAGCTGGGCTCACCGGGCAACACTCTTTTACCCACAAAATATTCGCCAATATGATTAATGTAATTCTTACCTTGACTATTTTTAATCAACGCACCTACCAATCCAAGGCCCTCATGCAGTGCTTTACCGGTCATACCTTCATTGTAATTAACCGAACCCATGTTTAATTCTGGATAACGAGTTTCGTAAAATGCATGATAGTCATAACGAGAACGGTCTATAGGATATAGACTGGCCATAGGACTGAATAACACACTACCTTTTTCATATCTGTAATTACCAAACGTCCAGTCTGTGGGTAATGCTGCTGATTCATTTTCACCATAATACCATGCCTGCCTCTTGAGAACAACCTGGCTTAGATCTTTATCTAACTGTAGTAGGGTTATGAGATCCTTAACCTTAACTGGTTCTAATATTTCTACATCGTCTTCTTGATGCCAAACATAGTCATAATCCCGATCTCTAATCAATTTCCAAAATTCACTCCAGGTAGAGCTAAGACCTTGGTTGACTTCGTGTAGATAGATTTCATTGTAACCGAAACATTTTACCAATTCGGTAATCATTACATTGTTTCGATCTTTTGGAAAATCATCAAAAAATATTTTGTCTACTTGACAATCACCAAAATCTAAATGACGTTGAGCAGCCAGCGTTCTAGTTAGGTATTCTATTCTGTTGGTAGAAAAGATTACTTGACAGATTTTATATGACATCAACGTCTCTCAGTATCAAAGAAAAAAGTCTGAAATAACCGACAGTTTTCGGGTTGATCACCGAAATAGTCTAAGCTAGCGTGAAATAAGTCTCCACGATACAGGATCAATCGATTATATCTATTACCAATTCTGTCAAACAGGTCCCATTTGGTATAATCGTATCCTTCCCAATCGGTTGTTTCTCTGCGGTGTTGACCTGTGGCCTTATGCCTAAATAATCCCGTTCCTCCTGTATGCGGAGCATCCGGAGTTAGATAGCATACACCTGCCCACATGTTATATGGATCGCTATGCACCCAAGTTCTATCCTGTGCTGTAGTTAGTTGAAATGCTCCTGTATATCCTGAGCTTTCATAGGTATTAGTAATCTTTCCAGCAAATTGCATGTGGTGTTCAATAGCCGATCGAACATCGTCGGTAAAAAACGGCACGGTTCTTGAACCTGGAAAATTCCCCCGCACTTTAAATTCTTGGGATAGTGCAAATGATCTTACACCGTCGGGATTAGAATAAAAGTTGTCAACAACAATAAGTGTTACTTCCATAATTTAATATCTCATAAATTGGCCACCGGCACCTAACCACCCGGTTATTTGCCAATCAGTTTCGATGACATCATTGACCCAAGGGCGGGTTAAATGATAAGTCAGTGTTTCAATATCCAGTGTTCTCATTCGTTCGCTATCTAACATATATGGGACAGCAGTCAGTAGGTCCAACATTCTATTGTGATATCCACTGCCCCATCCGTAGAATATGGTGCAATATTGTCTCAGCTCGTTATCGCCCTGTTCAGCTCGCCGATCTACGATACCATATCTCCAATTGTCATCCCAAGGCCATCTCAGTGGATGTTTAAAAAACAACCGATTGACATTGTGTTCATTGAGCAATGAGTCATTGAAACTGCGGTTTAAGAAATATCTACCACTGACTTTGAAAAAATAATCAAACTCTTTTAGTTCTCGTTGATATGCTCGTATGAACGTGGCCATTAACAGTGTTTCACAGAAACTTTTATTTTTGTGTGTTGTAATGGATTCGTGTATTTCTGGGAATTCTTTTTTAATACTAACATATTTGACATTGGGTTGCCAACTAAAAAAGTTTTCGTAGAGATGATAATTTTCGCTGGTGTCTACGATATAGATCTGTGTATCTGTTGGACTGACAGTATCTATGCTGGACACTGTCATTACTGTTTGTCTTAATCGTTCTTCTGTAGAAAAATAACTTCTGGTCTGACTATAACTCAATGGATAGTTGTTGTCAACTTCGATACTGCTGGTAACTATAAATGCTTTTTTCATTATCTGTAAAAGTTCTTTTCTTGTATTTTTTTAAAGTATCGGTCGAATTGATCATGCACGATACCTGCTTCGTATTTGGACATTGCCCACTCTCTGCAACGATGCGGATCAATTTGATCAATACGATTTAATGCGTCAACAAATTCTCTCATTTCTCTACAGCGAAAACCGGTCTCACCGTGTATCACAGTTTCGGTAAATCCACCCCAGTCTGAAGTAATGGCAGGAGTTCCACTAAAGTATCCCTCAGCAACCATATTGCCAAACGGTTCAACATAGTAGGTTGGTCCAATTATGGCACAGGCATTGCTCATTAATTCACGTCGTTGATCAGCATCGCAAAGACCTACCGCAGTAACATGATCAGGAATTTGATTATATCCTAAATGTGCAAGGTCACCTGGCCCTGCTACAATCAATTTATATCCAGTTCTCTCAGTTGCCTGAATAGCAATATGAACACCTTTCTCTGCAATCACTCGTCCAAAATACAAAACATAGTCGCTTTTTTTATCATTGAATGTAAACTCATCGGGACTAAAGGCATTGGGAATAACAGCATCAAACCACGAAGGGCTCATCAACATATCATTCTGCCCATAATACATGTGCATTTGAGCATAACTGGTAAAGGCTCTGTAAGGAGCCCACACTGCTCTTGTATCATAACCGATACTGGGTTCTACTGCCAATAGGTCATTATTGGCTTGGGCTGCTTCTCGATTCTCCCACCCATGAAAACACATGATAAGATCACCGGGTTGTTTTCTTTCGGCAATGGCTCGCCCTGCCTGGCGATTGTATTCCGCAATTTTAAAATTATTATCATTGCCGGAATCGTTGAGACACACAACAGTTTCGCATGGAGCATTGCAGCCTGCTATACCATAATGAATACACCGCCAGCCACGCTGGGTCATATGCTCAATAAACTTAATTGCTGCTATACTGAAAGGATCGATTCTGTTGAGAATATTAACAGGACTTTTAGGACTGGTCAATATGTGTAATGTGTTCATGCTGTTAATTATCTCTTGAGACGTCAGCAATCAACGATTACGATTTTTTGTAAGAATATGGATTAAAGTTAGCGCAATTGGAATCATCATTGCAATATAAATCATTAATAGTGTGTCAATTGAATCTTCCATGTTTTAATCCACAACGGGTCCATTGCCATTACGAAATCCCACAGTGCCACCTTCTGATTCAATACGCTTGATTACATCTTCAAACAGTATTGGTGCAAAGTCGGTCTGTTCTACACAAACACTGTGATACCGCACATCAATCTGTTCATCAACGTATTCGGTATTACCGTAACGAGTTTTTACCATAACACGGTTAGAGTGGAGATGACCGTGTATATTGACACCAAACCTGCCCAGACTTTCTGGATGGATGGGAATGTGAGTCAGTATCATGCCATTCAGCACATGACAGCCCCTAATGGCTCTAAAATATTGTCGATATTCGTCATCGGTGAAAATATCGTGATTACCACGAATCAGCACCTTGTCCCCATTCAGCCTGGCCAGAGTGGGAAATGCTTTACGATTAATTATCACATCCCCTAAAAAATAACACTTATCTTTGGTGCGAACTCTTTCATTGAACCGTTTAATGAGTTCTTCGTCCATTTCCTCGGGAGTGTTCCAAGGTCTTAATTTAGTAACACCGTCGTTTCGCATAAATCGGCAAACACCGGCATGTCCAAAATGAGGATCGGAATATAAAAAGGTAGCAGACATAACAACATCTCCGTTGTGATAAAATGATAAATAATTATAACATAAAACAAGTTAGGAGTCAACCAAAAATGGCCTATGTTTATAAAGTAATTTTTTTACCTACAACCCAATACTATATTGGATATCGGGGCAGTAAAAAAGCAACACCAGATGACTTATTTACAACATATTTTACATCAAGTAAAGTAATAGCAAATCTAATTAAAGAGCACGGCGTAGATAAATTTTCTAAAGAAATATTGGCAGAGTTTGAAACTGGTATCGAAGCATATGAATATGAACAACAGTTGCTTCGAGAACACAATGTAGAGGCAAATACACAGATGTTAAACAAACGCCTTACCTCCTGTGCATTAGATTCTTTTAAAAAACATACAGAAAAATCTAAAACACAAATGAGCAATAGCAGAAAATCTCTTTGGGAAGATCCTGATTACAGATCAAAAGTATCTAATTCTATTAGACAGTCTTGGGAAGATCCTGATAGAATCAAAAGTTTGCAAACCGATGAGTTTCGACTACTAAAAAGCCAACAATCAAAAAAGTTATGGAAAGATCCTGCCTATTTAGAAAATTATAATCAGGCACACGCCAAAGCGGTAGACGATCCGGACTATCGAGTATGGCACAGTAATCACAAAACTGAATTATGGAAAGATCCTATTTATAAACAGCAACAAAATGAATCTCGCAAAAAACGATGGGCGGATCCGGAATATAAAAAAATGATGAGTGATCGTCGTAAGGCCAAGTGGGCCGATCCTGAATACAAGGCCATGATGCTAGCCTCAAGAAAGAAAAGTTAAAAATATATGGTAGCCCCTGACGGTAACGCTCCGCCGTATCCCACGTGTAAGGAGGGTGTTCTGCTTTTAAACTAAGGGGCCCTCTACCAACTGAGTTAAGGTCCTGGATTATGGAGCGGGATGCGAGAATCGAACTCGCGACTTCAGCTTGGAAGGCTGAGGTAATACCATTTTACGAATCCCGCAATAAATTTGGTGCCCCATGACAGAATCGAACTGCCGAATTCGGATTACAAAACCGACGTTTTACCACTAGAACTAATAGGGCATATGAACATTTACTTAGTCTTTGTTAGGGGTGTTCGAACTTTTTTTAGGTATTCACGTCCGACCAATCCTGCTTCAATTTCTTGAAGTGCGCTAACGATTGGACCGTTGTTGGTATTTACTCGCTTGGCATCGCCGCGTTTAAGTTCTCGAGCACGAGCAGCAGCAATCAACACCATGTCAAATTTATTACCAACTTGGTGGGCAGCACGAATAACATCTACACTATTGGTCAACGCTTTAACTTTATTCACACTATTTCCTTTAAATTAAAAATATACACACAAAACAAAACTACTGGCTCCGGTGGATGGAATCGAACCACCACTAGTGGTTTTGGAGACCACCGCACTGCCATTATACTACACCGGAATAAAATTGGCGGAAGTGGTGAGATTCGAACTCACGGAGCCTTTCGACTCTTCAATTTTCAAGACTGACGGATTAAACCACTCTCCCACACTTCCTAAAACTGGCTCCGCGGCTAGGGCTCGAACCTAGCTAGTCTCTCGACACAGATTAACAGTCTGCTGCCACACCCGGCGGCTCCCGCGGAATAAAACTTTGGAGGACAGTGCGAGATTCGAACTCGCGGTCCATATTACTACAGACGAGGGTTTAGCAAACCCTTGATTTAAGCCACTCATCCAACTGTCCAAACTCTGGTGGGTAGCCAGGGAATCGAACCCCGTATGTCTAAAGACGCCGGATTTACAATCCAGTGCAGTCACCAATGCTGCTCGCTACCCATATTGAAACACACTGCGGAAGGGCTTGCACCTTCACTTTGGCTTTCCTTTCGGATACCCCATCAAAGACCTGTTGCGGACAATGTGTTTCCATATGGTGTCAGTGTTGCTGACTCGGGAATCCCGACGCCCAGTGCTAAGAGAACACCTATTCGTCACCCTACTCTTACCATATGGAAACACACTATGCCACGCTCTGAACCTGGACTCTTAGTAATGTGTTTCAATATGGTGTCACTCTCCTGACCACTTTTAACGGAGGGGGTAGAGCCTTGAGTGACGTGTCTTAGACAGGCTTTATTCCTGGTTACGTAACCATTTTGGTGGGAATGGTGAGACTCGAACTCACACGTCTTTCAACGCCAGAACCTAAATCTGGTGCGGCTGCCAATTACGCCACATTCCCAATAATCTTTTTTGGTGCCCAGGGCGGGACTCGAACCCGCATGCCATTACAGCGAGAGATTTTCTTACCACTATAGTTTTCACTACCCTTTCAGTTTGTGGTCTGGACTATACCTTGACCGTTGCTTTCGCTTTAGGTCCTCGCCGTCTAGTCTCTACACGTTCCTAACATTTCTATTAGGCTTCGCTCGGTATTAGCATTTTACAGCCTTCACCGAATTTGACGAGTTCTACTCCTGCCGTTTCCTGCAGGGCACTCAAATTTCTTTCAAGTCTCTTATGTCTACCGATTTCATCACCCGGGCGGTTAATCGTTTTAATCTTTCGTAGTTTCCACCTTTAGCAGCAAGACCCACTTCTATTAACGCTTGTCTAATGTTACTACATCTTTCATATGCTGTCAATAGTTCTTGGTCAGTTACTTTAGGTTTTCCACTATTTTTATTTCTACCTTTGTAAGTATCAGTTTGGCTATGACAATTAGGGCAGAGGTATCTTAAATTTGTTAATCTGTTATCACGATTATTACCGTTGATATGATCAAGATCTAAAACAATAGTTTCTCCACACCATTCATTAATACCGCACTTGATACATTTATATTCTAACAAATTATCTTTTACGATCCTTTGCTTAACCATTTCGTTTGAATACAAACTATTTTCTGTAAAGACCAATTCATTTGGGATTAAATTTTTACCTTTTGCCCAATTCATTTTATCTTTAGTTTCCTGCGGTAACCTGTTATAAACAGTTGTCGACGCAGGTCTTTTATTAGCAGTATAAGACAATTTGGTTTTTTCAGAATTGATTTTTTTCAAAACTTCACAACCAGATGGTCTTTTACTACAACAATTTTTACCATTTTTAAGAGTAAAATTTGCGGCTCTACTACATCCATAATCACATAACATGATAATCTCCTGTTATGATTATTTATCTGGTAAAGACAAATTTTAACTTAAAACACAACTAATTTTTAAAGAACAATTAACTAACTAAGTATCTATTGTATGACAACTATCTCACGCTGTCAACACACTGTGGCTATTTTCCTACAGTTTTGGCAACTTTCCTCAAACTGTCTCGTCTAACTAAACATTCTCTACGATTGCTTTCACGCAGAACACGCAAGTATTCAATACCGTCGATCAGCCTGATATCGGTGGGATCTGGGCAGACAAATCGTTCTTTGTTTACAATGTTTTCAAAATGTGTAGATTTCATTTCATGCTCCCATGTATTCGTAGTTTACAGTTTCTGCGTTTTCCCTAAAAACTCGGGCACCGTTTTTCAAGTGGAACCTACGAGCCATTTCGGTCTGTGGGCTCAGCGTAACAAAACGGTTGATACTGGGTTTGTTGGTTCGAATATAGTTTACAGCATTTAGTATCAAATCTCTACCTGCTCCGGGTTTATAACTCCAGATAGTGTAGAATACAGCAACTTCCGGTTCTTGCTTAACATCAAATAGTTCGTTCTCTGTGGTAGGAACGCTGTCCTGATAACTGACACAAGTAATAGCAGTAGGGTCATCCTTGTCGTTTTTAAGGACAAAAATATCTCGGTTATTGCCAATTCTTTTATTATGGTCAATACTAGGGCGTACCGGATCTTCCTTGAGTTTAGGAAAGTATTGGTCTTGATCTGATGTGATGAGGTATAGCATGATAGGGGAGTTATTAACGCTATTTATAATGATTAAAAAGGATTGGATAGAATACGACCGGTAGGTTTCGAACCTACAAAGGCTGTGTCTAAGACTGCGCCCCATCCTGCTTTAGCAGAGGTCTGCCAATTCCACTCACGGTCGTCTAGTAATTATACATTAAGTATAGGATCTGTGTCAACACTTTTAATAGGTTGAAAGCACCATAGGTATATCTCCGGGAACATGTTCTAACACGGATTTTTCACCATCGGGTAATATATAATTTTTAAACTTATCTTTATTATCAATAATATATTTTGGAAAATAGTTATCAAATTTAACTGGACAAAAAACAAAGCCTGGTCTTGCCATAATATCTTTACCTTTTTCGATTGCTTTCGCAACATTAAAACGACTGGTAATATGTGGAAGATTCCATTCAGAATGGGAAAAGCTACGCAATTTATTTCTACAATATTCTTCGTCCCCTAAGTAGCTAAAATGCCATCCTGAGTGATGAAGATCAACGTGTCTTCCGTCTGGAACGCTATGTACATTTCTCATTCCGTCCATACCTTCTATAAAGTATCCACGGAATGCTTTAACTGACGGCCATGGGTTATGCGGACTTAAATTTAAATAATTAAATTTCAAATTAAAGAAAGGCATCCCTAATCTATAAAAATCATAGTCAGTTTCTTTAATAAAGTCAAATGCTTCAGGGCGTAGTATTTCATCTAAATCTGTAATCAGAACAACGTCATCTTGTGTTAAATTGTTCCATTGTGTTTGAAAATGATTACGCATCCAGTGTTCGGAACGCCATGGATTATTATATGGTGGTTTACCTGGTTGCACTAGTTTAACTTTATCCCACCATTGAGCATAGCGGTCTTTTTGTTTGATTAAATTAAATCCTTTATGTATACCAGTAAATGTATGGTCACATTCTACAATAGTAAATTGATCTACATGATCATAATGTGTGCCTAATCGAATTTCTAAAAGATCAAATTCATTATGAAATAAGAAATTATCGATAATTTTCATATGCTGTTTATTTTTTTACGGCATACCAGATCTTATCATTATCGTGACCGCTTCTATTGTCATGATGGCAAGTAACGAACATATCAAACTCTAAATCATTTTTTTCAATTAGGTGATCAAAGCGATCTTCAGGATCATTTCTGTAAATATCTTCGATAATTAATATCCCTCCACTCTTTAAGAATTTTGGAGCGGTCCTAATAATATTAAGTTGGTGGGGATAGTGATGAGATGAATCGTCGATGATAATATCAAAAGTAACGCCTGTATCTAAAAAGGTTTGATTTAATATTTGTTTATCATCAACATTGGTTTCGAGGAATGTTGTTTTGGTTGTTAATTTTTTAGATTTTTCAATTTTATCAGGATCCAATTCAAACGCAAATAAATTTGCCCGGGTAAAATAATTTTCCCACATTTGGATAGATCCGCCGTCTTCAATTCCAATTTCACAAAAATTAATTGCTTGATTTCTCAAACCGGCAAATATCATTGAATAGAATGGAGTGAAACCTTTTCGTGCCTTAAGAGTGTCTCCACCGGGATTGAATGGAGACTTATCTGTTTTAAATTTTTCACCTAACAGACATAAATCTGTTACACAATTGGTGCCATCTAAAAAGATTGTTTTAGACATTACTTTACTGCGGCTTCAATTAAGTATTTTTTGATACAGACTAAATCGCTTTCACCATGCGGATGGTCAATTACTGCTTGGAGATCGATTACTTCGGTGTCAAAGTTTTGTTGATGTAGCCATTCTTCTAGTTCGTTCTTTAGAATATGTCCTTTGTAGTAGGGCCTCAGTGCTGCTTCGGCATGGATCATTTTGATATGGTCGATGTAAGTGCCCATACCTTTTAGTGCTTTAAGTTCAACTCCTTGGACATCCATCCAAACAAGATCTACCTTTTCCACACCCAACTCACACAATACATTATCAATTCTTCTAGCACGAATCCCGGAGATTTTATCCCATGTGCAAGACCTGTATCCATACTGCCAACCGGCGTTGATTTCAATGGGTTCCAGCATAGAGGAAGCGCCTTGATTTTCGTTCACGATCCAAAAGTCTACAATAGATTCTTCGTCGCTACAAGCATATTCATGCACTTCGATATTGGGATAGTTTTTGCTTAATTCATAGCAATATTGAAATTGTTTAGGATTGGGTTCGAAAGCAATTATTCTTGAGCTAGGAAATGCCTGGCTAAGCTGGATGCTTTCTTCAAGATCTCTAGTCCCAACATCTAGTATTACTTCTGGGGAATAATTACCCAATATCTTTTTTACTGACTTTATAAAATTTCCAGCAACCGGCATTTGTTTTATCCTTTAAATTACACTTACTTATATAACATTATGTCTTCGATAGAGAGAATCGAATCACTGCTATACTACATAGGACCTGTTTCATTAATTTTTTCTCCGTTTTGACTAAAATTAAAAGCGATTACAGTTTTTCTTTTTTGTGAAATATTAGGCGGAGATCGATGTTCTAACCACCCTGGAAATATCAGCACATCACCTTCCTTAATACTAGGGAAAATTGGAGTATTTGAAACATAATTTTTGAATTGAGTACCCGGAGATTTTTTATCAAGTTCTACATAGTAGATTCCAGACCATTGGTTATTATGAATATGAAATGAATGGTGATCCAATTTAATATATTGTTGATACCAAATATGGTTATCATGATCGATAAAACTACAATTAATTGGTAAGTCTTTTAATATTTCAGTTATAAACGGAGATAGTATATTAAAATATTCTCTATTTTCTTTTTTTAAAAAATAGTCAGTTTTGTAAATAGTTTGATCAAAATCTGTTCTTCGTTGTCCTTCGTCCTTTTCTATTATTTCTAATAGTTTTTCCTTAATTTCTAAATGTTCTTTTATAGGAACTATAAAATATGGAATTTCAAAGGTGCCGGTAAACAACATAAATTATTTTGTTGGTAGTAGACCAGGGTTACGATCCCTGCCGTTCCAGCCCATCTGACCAGTCTCCGGGAATTATAAGGCCCCGCCGCACACCAGTGCTGTCTACCATTTTACGATCTTCTTCGTCTAAATCTATATTCCATATCTTCCATTGCGCTGCGATTTTCGTATCTCACACGATCCCGTCTATTTTCGCTAGCAGTGCCCCAATATAGATGTTTTGGATTGCTACACTTACCGTTGTTACAAGCATGGCACACATGAATCATGTGTCCGCTAGGTATTGTTGTTTCCAACAAGTGAGCAAGCAATCCTTTACAATATGTGCTACCACCGCCTCTTTCGATACAAGGATCGTCAAGATCCAAATGTTCTTGTCGCTGAACTTTTGGAAGTTCTATGTATTCGTAGATGTTTCGCATCCACTATTTACAGTGTATATATTATATGGTAGAAATTTGTGATTGTCAACGGCTAATTAAATCAAAGCATCCAAATCTTCATGAGTTGTTGCAGCATCAACTGCTGCTTCTTTGGTCAGCATGGTTTGACGGGCTGTCTCTACTACAGATACATCGAGTTGTTGATTAGAATCAGCAGATAGTTGTTGTTCAAGTTGATCGTTTACAACCTTACGAAAATCTTGCTTTAATTTATTTTTCATTGAAATCTTACGTTCATCAACAGTAATGTCGGATGCATCCCAAATAATCTGTACCGGATCGGTGTTCAAATCGAACCTGTGTGAATTGTATCTTTGACGATTTGGTGTAAGAGTAGGACGTATTTCAACGGCATTCCTCCATCCATTATGCCCAACTCCTTCTGCAGGGGCTGTGTCCCAAACATCCTTAACTTCACCGTTTACTACTCTAACAAAATGTGTCATTTAAATCTCCTTTGTAAATGTTTTGTTTATGCTATTTTTCTCAATTTCGAACCTTTAAGCAACTGTTTGACTCGCTTGAACGGATGTGTCCAATCTCCAAAAACTTCTTGCCTAATTAAACGCATTGAGTCGTAATACGGTGTTCGATCGCCATCCATAGCATATAGGAAATACGGCATCACTGGAACAATGACCCAGGTCTCTACACCCATCGCTGCTGCCAAATGACTTACACTAGTGCAGGAAGAAATAATTAAATCGCATGATGCTATGGCCTGTTGAGTATCCCTCCATGTGTCTAAAGGCACTTGTTTAACCCAATCAGGACATGCATCAGCTCCTTCATCGCGTTGCAGACTGACAAACTCGGCATCAACATTCTCAACAGCATCGAACATTAGATCATAAGGAAATTTCTTATGATGCTCGTGCTCAAATCGAGATTGGCCCTGCCATCTTAATCCTATGCGTTTTTTACGTCCCTTAATAGCGATTGGTTTTTCAATATATTGTTTACCGGATAAGTCTTTCAGTGATAATCCTAATGGAACCACGGCCGACATTCCGGCGACCCAATAGTCATGATAAATGCCAAAGGCAGCTTCATGCTGCACTACTGCACTGACTCCTTCGACTCCTACAAACAAACCAACTAAAGAACCACTAGCAGCAACCACAACATGGCATCCGCGTTCGGCGATATTTTTAGCATAGCGTATTTGATGTATTTGATCACCTAGCCCGCCTTCCAAATATAACAACACAATTCCACGTTCTCTACCTGTCCATTGCGGGGTAGGAACGTTAGGCCGTTGATTGCCAAATACCCCAACTATTCGTCCCCGATCCATTAGTTCATAGCCTTTTTGAATTTGACCCTGGCGTAGATAATACCATCCTCGATTGTATGCGGCACGATGGTTATTAGGTTGTTCTAATTCAATCTTCTGTGCTAATCTCCACCCTTCGGCAAAGTTACCTATAGTGGATGCTGTTAATTGTAGATCAAGGTCCTGCACTTCAAGAACAGTGCGGGGGCTGTCCAACCAAAATTCAGGTTGGCAAAAATCTGGATAATAGTGTTTTAAAACATCGCGAGGATCTTGATTGTGCTGTCGAGCTAGCACTGGTTTGATGTCATGCATGCCTGCATACCCATGTAGGTTTTCATCATCCTCCTTGACCGTGGATCCATCTATATTTTTAAAATCATATTCGAATGGATCTAATTCTAAAAATTCGTGTATGCGATCTAACTCAGTTTTAGGATCTTTGATTAGATCTTCATATTCAACGAATAGAAAGTTTTCCGGAGACTGCTGATATCCGTCCTGCAGACTAATATAGGCCGCACGAAGATGATCCATTAATCCGCCATTGGCCATGAAATGATCAAGATTGTCAGGATTAGCTATACGCACAAATGAAGCAGCACAGTCCGGAATAGATCGCACAGTGGCAATGATTCTTGGAGGACGCTCTATTACCTGCGACATAGCACTCATGATTTCAGCAATAGGCCAACCACGACTTTTATCAATGACAACAGGCTTGGCAGTATCTTGATAAAAAGCGTCAATTAACCCACGCATGGTCTGAGCAAGTTTCTTTCGTTCAGGATCATTTTCGCCCAACAATTCTGCAGAATGCCAAGTAGTTGCCAGTCCATTCAATGCAGCAACTAGTCCTGAGGTAGTAGAAACATGCACCGCAGGATTTTGGTTCAATATGGCCGCAAGAACAGTAGATCCGCTACGTGGAATACCGGATAAAAAATGTAGTGTTTTATTCATGCGTATACTTATGTCGAGATCGCTGCCGAGACACTAGTTCCCATATTTGATTCAGGCAACTTGATCCACGTGGTCAACGCACCAACCTGCACTGGAGAATTATAATCGGTAGAACCGCCAAGACCCAACTGACCATAATATCCACGGCCCCATGCCCATAATGTACCGTTAGTTTTGAGAGCAAGCGTATGATCATACCCGGTAGCAACACTGAGCCAATTGGTCAATGCACCAACTTGAGTGGGAGAAGATCGACCTAACGCATCACCTACTCCTAGTGGGGTACCATCACCCCACGCCCATAGTGTACCATCTGTTTTTACCGCAAGTGTGTGATAACGAGATGCAGTGACACTTAACCAATTAGTTAACGCTCCGACCTGTACTGGCGATTGATAATAAGTTAGATTACCTAATCCTAATTCACCGCTGGAATTTTTACCCCATGTCCATAATGTCCCATCAGACTTGACAGCAGCCATATGATAGGTTCCACAGGCAACATCTGTCCATGTAGTCAACGCTCCTACTTGGTTTGGGGAAGATTTCACAGTATATGAACCAATCCCTAGCTGCCCACTGCTGTTCTGTCCCCACGTCCACAATGTCCCATTGGTCTTAATGGCAGCAGTGTTGAGCTTGCCTTTGACAATCTTCGACCAATTGGTTAACGCACCGACTTGTTTGGGTGAACTATAGGCTGTTGTATTGCCTAAACCGAGATTTCCAGTATTTCCCGATCCCCATGACCATAAAGTACCATCAGTCTTGACAGCAGCCATACTGATCAATGAAGTACTGCCCTTACTGACAGAAATCTTACTCCAATTAGTTAGTGCGCCAACCTGCTTAGGAGAACTGTAACCAGTTATGTTACCTAATCCAAGGTTTCCAGATCCTCCACTACCCCATGTCCATAATGTGCCATCGGTTTTAACGGCACCCATACTGTATCCACCGGTGGCAATGGCTGTCCAAGTGGTTAATGCGCCAACTTGGTTTGGAGAATATTTTATTACCTTGTTGTTAAGACCTAGTTGACCACTGCTATTAGTACCCCATGTATACAATTTTCCATTGGTGGCACCGCCTCCGCCGCCACCTCCGCCACCTGCTACAGGTCTCGGTGTGGCTGTCATTTTATGAGCTCTTGTAGGACCTCCGGTTCCAAATGTACCTTTTCTCCAGATCGTTGCCATCGATGTCTCCTTAATATTGAGTATTTAGTGTTTTTTCAATATCAAATTCGTTGACTCTTAGCGGTAAGTGTGTTTAAATAGCAGGATGAAAAGAAATCTTTTAGTTGTACTAAGAACTTGTACAATAATAAATTCCGCTAGTAAAAGCGACAGATATATCCCAGTTAGCAAACACGAGTTAGTTAAGGTCTGTATCAGTAGTCTAGTTAACAGTATTAACCAAGTTGCGGACCACGATGTTAAACTTATAGTGTTAGATGATCACAGCAGCCCAGAGGCTGTAGCAGATATCACTAATATTATTTCACACTGCCGGTTTCCAGTTGAGTTCATTCCTGTAACGGATGGAACAGGCAATGGACACACTATGGGCCGTGTTTACGAACAGGTAGAAAAACATTGCACAGATCTTTGGTATCATATCGAAGACGATTATCTACACGTTCCGGAAGCCATTAACGACATGATTGAGTCGGTGGATCAATTTGAAGGTAATACTGGAAAATTGGTAGCTATCAATCCGCATGATGATATTTGGCGATATACCAAACAGATTTACGAAAGTTTCCTGTTGTTAGGACCATATCGTCACTATAGAACAGTTAGACATACTACCTACACCTGCTTGGCCAGTCGTGCTTTGTTTGATCGATACAGGGAAGTATTTCGTGCCCTAGTTGATTTGACTATACAGGATGCCGGTTGGGTCGAAGATCGATCCATCAATCAAATTTGGAATCAACCGGATGTCATGTTGTTCAGTCCTATTCCCGGATTAGGATTTCACATTATGGATGAAAGCGGACGTGATCCTTATATTGATATTATGGCTATATGGAATAGTGTGCCAAAATTATGGTTGGAGACCAAATGAAAATTTACGATTGTTTTACTTTTTTTAATGAATTAGATCTGCTAGAAATCAGGCTACAAGAGCTGTATGATACTGTAGATTATTTTGTAATTGCCGAAGCCAATATGAGTCACAGTGGTAAGCCCAAGGGATATACACTTTTAGAAAATTGGGAGAGATTTGCGCCATGGCATGATAAAATCCGTCGTATCGCAGTAGATGACATGCCTGTTACCAATAACAGTTGGGTTAGAGAAAAGTTTCAGCGTGATGCGTTGTCAAGAGGATTGACTGATCTCGAATCAGATGATCTCATTATAGTCAGCGACTTGGATGAAATTCCACGAGCAGAAATCATTGCAATGATTCGTGAGGACGAGAATCGGTATGAACGTTATGTATTGCGTGTTCCCTTATTCCGTTACAAGTTTAATTTCCTAAAATGGCATCAACCTGTGATCAATAATCAAATGATTGTTACCAGGGCCCATGTGTTTACTCATCCCGAAAAAGAGCGTGATTATACTCATGCTTGGTTACCACCTGCTCCAGATTTTGTCTATGTTGATCATGCCGGATGGCATTTTAGTTATTTGGGCGATGATCGCAACGCAGTCCATAAATTACAGAACTTTGCTCATACCGAACAGAACATTCCAGAGATTGTAGATGTGTTTAGCATTGATCGTATGATCGCAGAAAAGTGCGGGCCTAATCCCAACGATCCGGAAAAGTTTGAGCATGTGGTCATGGATGATTATTTTCCTGCTTGTATTGTGAATAACATGGAAAAATACAGTCATTTGATTATACCCAATGCAACTGCAAATGTTACTGATTTTTATCCAATGGGTGAAGAATGAAAGTTTATGACGTATTCTCTTTCTATAATGAATTTGACATTTTAGAAATACGACTAAAAGAGTTATGGGATACTGTTGACCATTTTGTGTTGCTCGAAGCCAGCACAACCTTTGTTGGGAATCCAAAAGAATATCTTTTTGAAAAAAATAAAGAACGTTTTGCTCCATACATGAGTAAAATTAGGCATATCAAATTAGATGATTCTATTGAAATGCAGAAACAGGTTTTTCCAAGAGAGATTGACGATACCTGGGTTCGTGAAAAGTATCAGAGATACGCTGCTCGTACAGCGTTACATGATATCGGTCCTGATGATATTATTGTTATCAGTGATTGCGATGAAATACCTCGTGCCGATATGATCGAATTGATCAAAGAAGATGAAAACGATTATGATCGATATATTTTGTATGTTGCTCAGTTCAACTACAAAATTAACTATATGAAAATTCAAAATCCCAGTAGGCATCCAGCAATCATAGCAACCAGAGGAAGAGTATTCACTAACCCTCAACAAGAAAGAGAATATTCGTTCTATTGGAATCAGAAGCCAGAAAACACCATCGGAGTAGATCACGGCGGGTGGCATTTTACATATTTCGGTGATGAAAGGCATTGTGTCAACAAGATTCAAAACTTTGCTCACACTGAACAAAATAATCCTAACATAATTGACGAATTTAGTATTGAGTGGATGATTCGTAACAAGTATGGGCATGAAGGCATAGATAGCAAAGACAATGAAAGATTTGAATATGTAATTATTGATGAATACTTTCCTAAATGTATCACCGACAATATCAACGATTGGGCAGATATGATCATTCCCGATGCTGTATTTCGAGTAGAAGATTTATATCGAACCAACGAGAACAATTAAAATGAAAATACCCCCGAAGAATGTTCCGCATAGCCCAACCCCTGATCAAGAAACATCTATAGTGTTTGCCGGAGAGTGGGATTCTGAATTATCTGCTAAAATGCAAAATGCGTGGTTTAGTTCTATTGCTATGGAATTTAAACTGCCAGATTGGATAAGATACATGGAAGGTGCTAGTGGCAAAAAATACAGATACTTTATCAATAATTTTATCGAATCTATAGATGATGCTAGGTATTTAGAAATAGGCACTTGGGCAGGGTCAACAGCTTGCTCTGCTTTATATGGGAATAAAGTTAAAACTATTTGCATAGATAATTGGGCAGAATTTGGCGGACCAAAAGATCGATTCTTTTCCAATATTGAAAAGGTGCGATCGCCTGATATAGATTTTTCATTCATTGAAAGTGATTTTAATTTAGTCGATTATACAGATATTGGAAAATTTAATATCTATATGTATGACGGAGATCATTCTGAAGAATGTCAATATAAAGGAATTGCACATGTTCTTCCTGCACTTGACGACGATTTTGTGTTAATCGTCGATGATTGGAATTGGGAAAGAGTTAGAGTGGGCACATTAAATGCTATCAAAGACAACAATTTAGAAATAATCTCTAGTATAGAAATACGAACCATGCAAGAAGAAGTTTGGTGGGCACCCGATGTGTTAGGAGCAAATAGCGATTGGCATAATGGATATTTTATAGCAGTAATTAAAAAAGGTAATCAATGACAACTTTTTCACATTCTGGCACAACTGGAGACACTTTCTGTGCCTTGGTCATTCCAAAGATTTTCGGAGAGGGCGAAGTATACCTCAAGTTGAATAATATTCAAAATGTAGTTACCAGTAAACTAGGTTGGGGTGATGTCGGCCGACATCGTGGTCGAATGACCGCAGAAGATTACGACCTCATGCGTGAACTAATTTTACATCAAAAATACGTTACTGATTTTAAAATCTGGAACGGTGAAACTATTGACTATGAGTTAGAAGATGCTTATGATCATTTAGAAACAGGCTTCTTCCCTAGAAATTTCAGTAACCAGTATGCTCTAGCAGTTGGGCTTGATCCTAAAAAACACTATAAAGAATTACAGATGCTGCCTTGGATGGAGTGTCGAGAAGAAAGAAAGTTTCCAGGTCGCCCGGTTGTCATACATCGTAGTCCTAATTATCAAGAAGGCAATCCAGTAGATAGTCCAAAATGGAAAGGATTTATCCAACGTGGACTGATTGAACAGGCAGTGTTTGTTGGTGGCGAAAGCGATCATGCGTATTTTGAAGAGACTTTCAAAGTTCGTGTCCCTCATTATAGAACACCAGACTGGATGGAATTAGCCCGTGTTATTCAAGGCAGTGAATTGATGATTACCAGTATGGGTGGTCCTAGTGCATTATGTCTATGCTTGGGCAAGACTATGATGTTAGAAAGTCGTAAGAATGAAACCCATGAAAGACTGGAAATTAATTATCCTTCAAGGATCAACATTCAGTATTTTTAATTGCTATCGCCTCTGAGAGATACGATAAAATCACCGTGAGTTAGTGGAACACGATTTACCAATAGATACAATGCCAATGCACTTTCAGTATGCCATTGCCGTCTGTTCTGTGTGAAAAAGTTTTGTTGAGCGGTTTGAATCATTCCACTATAGATATTCATATGTTCGGCTGAAGCAATTGCAAACAAGTCACACATTTCTGGACTATTGATACTAAAATGAAAGTGCCCAGCAACTTTATTTTTAGGTGTAACGATAGCCATTTTTAACAGATCAAGATTTATACCACGCAGATCCAACACATTGACTAGCCCAGTATCAGGTCTTGTTCTTATAACCATGTCGTAGGTAACATTGTTTTGCTGTTCATACTTTAATCGAAGTTGGTTAACCTGAAACATGTTATACCACATTTTATAAGCAGGAGTTGGCACACCGTTGGGTTCTGTCGGGAGATCAATATAATCACTATCAGACAGTTCGAATGATTTTACATAATTATTTTTTGGTAGTATCGATTCTAAATAGTCTGATGTTTTTTTAGTATCGGTTATTTCTCTCCAAATGTTTGATGGTAATTTTTCAGGAGGAAGATGACGATTGTCCCCGGTGAAGTAACAAAACCAATCTGCTTGATCGTAACCTGTTAGATTGTTTAGAAAGTTAGTGAAATCGGAAGTAAAGCGTGGTTGTCCACAAATTTGTATAGCAATTCTCATATCATTATTTAAACGCATTAAAACATAGAAAAATAAATATTGAGTCCTATTATAAAGCATAAAAATGAAAATAGCATTAATAGCTAGCGGATTACCTAGGTTCATGCCAGACTTTATTGACCTAATGAGCAAACTCAAAGGGTTTGAATGCGCTGACATATATATGTGTCTTTGGAAAACAGATTGGGCAACAACTGCCGAAGAAGCTAGAAACAAAATTGAAAAAATACTAGCACCTGAATTTCGTTTGGCAAAAATAAAAGTTGTTGATGAGCCGCCATATCAATTACCTGATCATACTTTTCCCTTGGCTCCTCCGGCTCCTGAAAACACAACTTGGTGGTATAAAAGGATATTTGCTCAGTTCACAGGCCTTACTATGGCATTCGATCTTATTGATCAAGAATACGATGCTGTTATTAAGTTTAGAGTCGATGGATCATTAGAAAAAGAATTAGATGTAAGAACACTAGATCTCAAAACACATCCTTTATTATTTCCCTGTAATAATGGGGCAGGATTTGACTATTGTCGAGTAAGTGATTTGTTTTTTGTCGGAACACAGGAAGCAATGAGATTTACCTGTAACCTCAGTAAAGAATTTCGCGAGTTGGTTCCTGCTGCTGATCCTACGTGGGGAGACTCGGATATTGTCGATGGCACCTGGAATTGGGGCACTGAACACTTAATCGGGTTCTATATGAGGAAATATAACTTTCCTGTAGCTTATGGCGATTTTCGTGCTACACTAAATTCGTTCGGCAGGTCAAAATATACCGATAGGCATTACCATCACAGGATAGTTCCCGACCCCACTGAAACAAATCCTAAGGTTTTGTTGTTAGGTGATTCCCATACAGATGTATTCTTAGGCAGCCCAAATGTAAATAGATTCGATATGAGATTGTGCAGTCAACGGGCATTTACAATCCATAGATTTACAGATTTTAATGAAACAGATCTTTGGGCTCCTTTGATCAATTGGTTTGAGCAGAACACTATCAATTCTCAAGACCCTTGCAGAACGTTAGTTATTACCGGAGGTGAAATTGATGTTCGTGCTCATTTCTGGAGACACATCCCTCGGCATTATCAAGGAAAGGACAGTATCTTAAATTATGTTCAATCTGTTGCTGTAAAATTTTATCAGGCGTTGGCAGCAGTTTGCAATCATTATGATATAAGACGAGTAGTAGTTTGGGGATCACCAGTTGCAGGAGAACGTGCTCATTACAATAGCGAGCATCCGTTTGTCGGTCCATCACAAACAAGAAACCGGTTAATTCACATTTGGAACCGAGAATTTGTTAGAGCGATTGAAAATGATCAAAGAATTTCATTAGCAACTGCGTATTACAACTTTATCGATCCTACAAACTATTCTACCGTAGATCCTTCTCCGTCGCATGACGGAGTGCATTGGCATGATAGTTATGGTCCTGTATTTTGGGAAAAGCTCATTCAGCCTTGTATAGATGGTAATAAAATTGCAGTAGGAATGAATTGGAATAACATGTATAATGATCAATTTGACATTGTTGAATCAATTTCTCAAGGTACTCAACAATATGATACTTGGGCAAGGACAGATCAAATTTCAAATCTAGATGGAATTGATCGTCATGTTGTAATAAATGGTCAATCATATTCATGGGTTCGAGCAGAGCATCGTAGTTTATTGCCATCGCAATATAACGAAATAGTAATACAATAAATAACACTTTAAAGGAAAACGCATGAAATGGGAAGGTGATTTAGTTCGAGATATTAGAACATATACGGAGTTTGATAACGAAGATGGTAATCAATTAGGAAGAGTTATCAGAGACGTGCCCGGTAGTGGAACGCATCGAGAATTTAGTGATTGTAATCGCGCTGAACTAACTGAAAAATTTCTAAAAGTTAAAGATCAAGCAAAAGCCGTTTTAGAAATAGGAGTTTGTAGGAATGGGGAGGAAAGTTCTACATTTTGTTTTCTCAATAATAAACTCGACGAAACAGCATATGTTGGCATAGATCTTGAAAATAAATCTTTTTTAGATAATCAAGAAAAAAGAATTTATACTATTTGTGGAAACAGTAGTGATGTTGACCATAATATCGAAATCATGAAATCGTGGGGAATCACTGAGTTAGATTTTATTTTTATCGACGGATGGCACAGTATCAATCAAGTTCTCGTTGATTGGGAGTATACTAAAATCTTATCACCTGGAGGTATTGTAGCATTTCATGATGTTAGTGAGCACCCCGGACCACATATGTTTATAAGAAATCTAAATACAGACATATGGAATGTAGAAATTCTTTGCCCCACCGATTGGGGTATTGGATTTGCCTGGCGCAAATGAAATTAATAGCGCATCGTGGGCTAATCAACGGTCCGGATAAAACTATAGAAAATCATCCGGATCAGATTGAATTTGCAATCGAGCAAGGATTTGATTGCGAAATTGATTTATGGTTCGAAGATGCTAGATTTTGTCTTGGGCATGATAATCCACAATATCCTATAGATAAAGATTTTCTTATTAAACATAAGAAACGGCTATGGATTCATGCCAAGAATTTAAAAGCATTACATTGGTTATCTACCACCAATGGGTTTTTTAATTATTTTTGGCATCAAAACGATGACTGTGTTATTACCAGTCAGGGGTATATTTGGACCTACCCCGAAAAGCCATTAACTGATCGTAGTGTTAGATTAATGCCAGAATGGGCAGATCCCGAATTTAAAACTATTTTAAAAAATCACTGCTATGCTGTATGCAGTGATTATGTTGTTAGAATTAAAGCAATTATTTCCAACGACCATAATCTACAAAATCAGGATGTGACAAGCTAACTGGGGTTTGATATTCGTTCTTAACCTGTTCAATTCCAGTTAGTGGATAAACAATTCCGTTTACTTTTAAGTGCTGTCCTAATAAAGTTTCAGCATGATAATGCAGTCCTTGTCTATGATATTGCTCAAAGTAATCTATAGCATTACAATAGACCGACATTGCAGCACTAGTTCCAAATGCAATCATATCATTTAAAGCGAATCCGATACCATTTCGAAGATTATCAGGTGTAATTATAACATTAGGATTTGCCTGTATAAACTGATTTACCAGTCTAAGATTCAGTTTAGATCGTATCCCAACATCACCCCTTGACCTAATTACCATATCATAGGGGTTGTGTTTTTCTCTTAGTATATTGACCTGTTTTAGTGCTGAATAATTATTCCACACATGAATAGGATTGGTCCATGGATTGCGCTGTAGCCAATCTGGTATGGTATATTCGGGAGGGTTAGTCACTACTAATTCTACCAGATTGGACTTAGGTGGGAGATTTTTAATTATCCTTGATTTTACATCTTCCTCAGCGATTGGCCAAGTCCTGGGTATTAGCATACTTTCTTCATGCTTGGCTATCCATATATAGAAGAAAAAATCTAGTTGATCATAATCTTCTAAATTATCAAGGAAATCATCGAATTCACGAGTGAATCTGGGCTGTCCTGTGATAAGAACAGCAGCCTTCATCAGCAATATCCCCATTTAGCAATGGCAACACGATATTCTTCGCCTGGTGTTTTGTCCACGGCTTGACGCATGGCACGAGCACCCGCTACAGTTCCCCCGGGGTGTCCGTGAACAGCACCGCCCACATTGGCCATATAATCTACGCCAACCTGTCCTGTAACATAATCAATTAGCCCCGCATGCATTCCGCAACTGAGAACAGGAGTAGTATTGCCATCTCTTAGTACTCGCATACTTTCCATTAGCTCTTCAGGATCGTCATTACTATATCCACCAATCATTCCGGTTTGAATAGTGTCTACTCCCATTAGAGTGGCTAGTTGACAAATCACAGGCCATGCAATGCTAAATCTATGACTGGCATCTGTAAAGACTTTATCTCCGCTTTTCTGGAAATGTAGGAATAATGGCAAGTCTAATTTACGAATACTGTTATAAACACCTAGTCCACTGAATACATTAATGTGAACACCGTTGCCGCCTAGTTCATGCACTCGGTTAACACGATCAACAATAACATGTGGATCAGCATTGATAGTATGACAGATTACAACTTTACGACTTTGTTTAGCCATATAGTTGGCAATCAAGTCAACCCTACGTTCTAACGGAGCACAGGCAGGGTTACTCATGATTTCATCCTCTTTGATAAAATCAACACCGCCGTCGACCATTTGTTTTACCATTTCTAGCAATACTTCTGGAGTGATACCAATCTTAGGTTTAACAATACTACCAAATAGCGGTTTACCGTATTGTCCTGTAAACTGTCTAAATCCACTTAATCCAAATTTAGGTCCTAGAAAATGTTTAGTAACGGTCTCAGGTAGTTCTAATTTAATCAATCTACAGCGTGTGATAATATCAATATCAACATGCCCGCCCATTAATTGGCATAGCAAGTGACTGATACCATCGGTTTCCCAATCTGTATTAGCTACAGGAAAGGCAATGGATACCTCTCCGTGTTTTGCAACTTCTAAGTTATGTTCGTTTCCAAGAATAATACAACTGTGATTTTCAAATAGGTCATCAGTTTCCCATTCGTTACGCACATTGGGATTACCTACACTTTGACCGATGGCTAGGTTCCATGCGGCTTCTTTAAGATTTTTACTACTTGCCATGTCGTAGGTAGCAATGTAGTAATCGTTTTTGTTGATCTCATTAATGGTTTTAAAGAACTTCATATTTGTCTCCGGGTAAGCTAGGTGTTTTAACACAGACCAATTGGCAATCCTCTAAAAATTCAGGTTCGGCAACTTCTCCGGGTTCGATAACAAATACATCTCCTGCTACCATTTCTACTCCATTTATTTTCATATGTCCTTTAATTAATACATTATATTCAGTAGCGACAGCATGATAATGTTTAGCCCACTGTTCGCCTTTGGTATGATTCAGTAGACTAACTTCAAATTGATCAGTTTTAAGTAGGGTGGGTTCAAAATTGCCAATAAACCAACCACGATAGAATTCACTAATATTACGCTTTATCATGTTTCAGGAATCTCTCTAAATCTACAGGAACTCCTACAGCATGGTGCTGCTCATTAGGTATATGATATATACCTACACTTAGTCCTTCTTTGATCATATAGTTATAGCTAGGACCGATATAGAACTCTCCGTTAGGAGCTCGATCATCGGCAGCAATCATAGCTTCGGCACTGCGAACAAAATGTCGACCTTGTCGCCAATAATGAATGCCGTTTAAACTAACATTGCTGATAACTTCTTTCTCGCGGATTTCTTTGACAAAACCCTTGCGATCGAGCCGGGCATAACTGTTTTTATCAGTGTCACTGTAGTAGGTAACCACAGCACCATCATATAGCCTAACATTATGAAAAAATGCCGAGCTATTCCATTCCATGATTTGATCACAGTTGGCTGTAATTAATTCATCGTCATTGTTGATTTTGTCTTTAAACAACAGAACAGATGATGCTGGTCCACGTGTAGTTTGTGTAACTTCAACGAACCTAGGATTATCTACAGTCCTACTGATAATTTCTTCGATGATTGGAGTATATTCGTTGCGTCTAATAACAAAATGATACTGTCCATCAATGTTCAAACTTTCTATAGCGCGAACTATCATGGGCTTGCCATTTACGTCGATTAAGGGTTTGGGCAGATATTGATCTTTGGGAAACCGGGTGCCCTCTCCGGCCATTGGGATTACGATATTAACCATGCTGATATTTATTAAGGGGTTTTAACTGCATATATTTTATTGATAATATACTAAGTAAATACGGTGTAGGAGGATACGCCAATGGATTCTGATTTTTTTAAATTAATCGCCGAGTTAGGTTTTCCTATCGCAGCCGCATGTGCATCGGGATATTTTGTATTCCTCACTATCAAGTTTATTTTAGCAGGTGTTACTAGCAGTGTCAATAGTATGAATAATATTGTTCGTGGGTTAGATGACAGAATTGACACCATGACAGACGAATTACAAAGACTTGATATTAAAATTAGTCAAACACTAGGGCTTGACCCTGATTATGATCGCATTGCTAGAGCAGAGCGTATAGATCACCGGAGAGACTAAAATGGAAAATCTAGCAGACTTGATCAATAGATTCGGGTTTCCTGTAGTAGCTGCTGTAGGTCTCAGCGGAATGACTTACTATGTATGGTCTTGGGCTACTAAAGAAATTAAGCCTGTACTCAGCCAAGCAAACACAACACTGGTAGCATTAATTGATCGTATTCGAGTGCTGGATAACGATCTCATACGACTGGATCAAAAGGTACAAACAGTAATTCAACTACGCAGAATAGTTTTAGAAATAGAAAAAAAAGATGCTTATGAAAAAATTAATCAACAAGATGAGGAATTAAAATGAAGAAATTTATTCTCGCTGCTGTGTTAATGTCATTAACAGGATGTGCCAGCACAGTCGATACCGTGCGTAAATATTGGCCCAGAGATCACGATCCGGTAGCATTTCATCAATTGGTGCTGATCAATATTGCTGTCGAACGTATTGATTGTGATGAACCAAATTGGGTACCGGTTGTAGACATGTCACACGCATTGGCAAAAAATACAGAATGGCGTCGTGATCCGCAAGCAGAAAACATCACAGGGTTATACAAGCATACACTAAAGATGTTTAGCAGTAGCAATAAAACCTTTTGCGAATTTGGCAAAAGAACAGCACTAGAAAGAATTAACGCTGTTAAATCAGCATGGGCAGGGAGATAACAATGCATCCATTAGAACAAGAAATCCAAAATATTGAAGCTGCTTATCGTGCGGGACAACTAAGTCTCGACGAGCGTAATTATCTATTACAAGAAATTAGAGATGTTCGTGCTGCCCAAGACTGTGCCGACAACGAAGAAATGTTTAGATATATTGTCCAAGCCTGCAATTTAGCAGCGTCAGTTGCCTGACATATAAATATTACAAAAGGTGTATACATGAGCGAAATTGCTGTTACTTCGATACGTGAAACATTGAGAATTCAACGTTGGGACGACCACAGATACTATCATCACAGTAGAATTAATCAATTTTTACATTTGATTTCGGCTACCAGCTTTCTAGTTGCTTATGTGTATTTGTTCATTAATCCTGTAATTAGTGCTTACATTGCTTGGTTCATTGCCATGACTACTAGACAAATTGGTCATTTCTTTTTTGAGCCCGATGGATATGATGAATACAATAAAGCCACTTTTGAATATAAAGAAAAAATCAAAGTTGGGTTCAACTTAAAACGAAAAAGAGTATTGTTAACCTGTTGGGCATTAGTTCCTGTATTAGCCTTTTTTGATGCTGCTAACTTTAACTTAATCATGCCGGATACTAGTCCGGATACATTGTTTAACCGCATCGGTTGGGGATGGTTATGGTTGGGTGTAGCAGGAGTGGTATTTAGAATGATTCAACTTACTGCGATTGAAAGCCGTCGCACTGCTATCACTTGGTGTATTAAGATCGTTACAGATCCATTCCACGATGTAATAATTTATCGTAACAGTTGGTTATACTTATTACGGGGCCAACTAATTGACCCCGATCTACGCCAAGATTACGAAGATTAAATTACTTTCCGGCTAATGGATTGTCCATAGCCTTTTGAATCTTTTGATCAACTTCCCGCTTTAGTGTTTCTACTTCGCGATTAATTTCTCTACGTGCAGTGGTAAACTCTGAATTAATCTCTTTGCGAGTCTGTTCCATGTCTTTGCGAATAGTAGCAGCTTCACTACGAGCTCTTTCCAAATCTTCACGCACTGCTTTACGCATATCACGCATTTCACTTTCAGTTTCACGTTGTGCCTGTTTAACACTGCGTTCTACCTGTTCAGTAACAGTTTCATTACGTCGTATGTCATTCTTTAAATCGTTCTTAATATCGCGTGTATAATCGCTGGTTTTGCCTGAATTTTCTTCAATAACCGCCAATCTTTTGTCAAAACCTGACAGATCTGGGGCAGAATATTCAGAGATCTTTTTCTTCATTGAAATATAGTCTTTGTATACCTCAAAGCAGCCGTATAGTCCACCCAGCAGCGAACTGGCCAGTGTAAATGCTACCATCAGTTTAGCAGGGGTGAATTCGTATCCACCAATACTGATCACTGTGTCCTTGCTGGCATACTTTTTTACTGCGGCTTCTGCTTCGTCAATTGTGGCATTGACGTCTTTAATTTCTTCGGTCATATCATCTCCTATACTGTTGCTCTATCATCTGTTGATGTAGGCGATCTGTTGATAACTGCCTTAATGCCCTAGCATTATCAACTGGTGTTTGATTTTTATAAATCTCCTTTGGTTCATACATTTTTCCATCTTGTAGCATTAAACTGGTATAACTGCCATATCCAACTGGGGTTGTGGCTAATTTACTGATATCCACTCCACCTGCTAGTTCGTTATCCGATACTGAGGTTTTAATTGGTTGAGCAGATTCTGTAGTATTGGTAGTGGTTACTGCGGTCTTTGATTCAACAACTTCGTTCAGTGGATCTGTGCGATTGGTCATAAAACCTGCTGTGTTACTGACCTGTTCTATTTCTGCTTGTCTAGCGAAACTCACCTGCTGTGCTGTGGCCTGTTGCTGTTGTTCAACCGGTGCTGCTGCCATAGCATAGAACATGGTGTTCTGTGGTTGAGTATAAGCCGAAATCATTGTGGACTGTTGGGAGTCTGTGTTGGCCTGTGAGAATGTTGGAGTGTTAGTTGTTGTTACGGTTATAGGAACAACTGTTACCAAAGGTGCAGTAGTGGCAGATTTATTAGGCTGCGGTGGCAGTGTAGGTATGCTGGGTGCATCCTGAACTGTCTGTGTTGATGTAGGCTGTGTCCTAGAAAAATAAGACTGTAGTGTGGGTATGCTGAACTGTTGTGTGTCTACATTAGAAACGCTTGAAACTACGGTTGCATTGGTAGTAACAGGAGTTGATGTCCTCGGTGCTGGCATTTGAAAAGTAGGCGATACTGAAACAGATTTATTTTCATTGTTGGAATTAGCAGTGTTAGGAGTAGGTGGTGCTAATGTTGTTTGGCTTGTGGTAGGGCTAGCAACAGGAGTAGTTGATTGCCGTTGTGTTTGAATTGTTGCATTAGACAGTGCTTGACTCATTGCGGCCGAACTAGCAGCAACGGCTACAGCCTGTTGTTGTGCTGCGGTAGCTGATGCGGCTGCTTCTGCTACGGCTGCTTGTGATACACTGGTTTGTAATGCCTGTGTTTGTTGTTGATTCCTAGCAATTAAATTCAGTGCTGTGGCCACGGTTTTAGACGGTGGTTTAATGGCAGCAGTATCCGTTTGTGATTTATTAGTTGTGCTAACAGTTACAGCAGGTGCGGTAGTAATGGCAACTGTTTCTACTGCGGGGGCCGCGGTTACTGCCATACTAGGAATAACTGTTGGGTTTTTAGCGCTCATTGCTGCGGCATAGCCTGGACATGCTGGGCTACTAGTAGGATCTGTAGCACAAGGATCAACACGATATTTTAGATTGAAACTGACATTGGTGATTTCTGGACCATAATTGCCTGCCCAATAGTTGTTGTCTCTGCCAATGAATCCATACTGTGCCGCTCTATAACTTGTTGCTAGACTGGGATTGGCAAATGTTTCACTAAAATTAAAATTGGTCCAATCATATTGTCTATTAGTATATTGACCATAACCATATAGGGCAGCCACACCACCGTCGGGTCTGTAAAATTGCACATAGGCATTCAAATAGTCTTGTCTACCGTCATCCCACCCATTGCCATTTTTAGCCATAAAGCCAAAATTAAATCCAGTAACTTGTAGATTATTACCTGCTGCTTTTAACGCTGCATTTATGTTGACTACTTGATATAGATTAACTCCTCCATAACTAAAGTTAATATTACCAGATTGATTAACACTTGGATAAGGTCCGCAGTTACCTGGATCACCAGCATGAAAGCATATTGTATTGGTATAAACGCCATTGACCCAGTTACCGGTTGTGGCCGTAGGTGTACCGGTAAAATTAACTAGATTACCGGTGGTAGGGTCCGGAGTTAATGCGTTAGTGGAAGCCGAATAGCTTGAAAGCAAACATGCCCAATAAACTACCCAAACCAATTTTCTTAAGGCTGTCATCTTCTTTTACCTCTATTGCTACTGGCATTTTTTCAGGATTAGCTTCCCATGCCGCTCTTGCTGCATCACCAATCTTGCCTTCATATGGGCAAGGAGTACCTGCTGACCACATAGCATCAAATACACGGCGATCTTGACACATAGTAGCTACAGCAGCCACTTTCATTCCCATGTCATATAATGTTTTGGCTAGTTTCAATCTTTCACAATTGACATCTCTAATAGTGGATCCGCTGCTTACACCAAAGATTTGTGTTTGAACAGCACCACTTACGCCGGTGGTACATAGGTCAGCATTACCGCCACTCATCATTGTTGGGGCAATTGCTGTGGGCGGTGGTTGTATGACTCGCTGTGTGATCTCCGATGAGTTGATATTGCGGTTTGTCATGTCACCAGTTTGTACATTTTGATTAACATTGTTGCTGTTATTGACATTATTACTAGTGCTTGCGCTGACACTGGTATTCACATTATTGTTATTATTGGTCATTGTGCCAGTGTTAATGTTGTTATTGGTATTAACATTGCTATTTGAACTGGTGCTGGTATTAATATTCCTATTAGTCATGCTGCCACTAGTAATGTTATTATTAGTATTAACATTGGTACTAGTGCTTGTGCTAGCATTGTTATTGTTATAAGTCATTGTACCAGTATTAACATTGATATTTTTATTTGTATTGCTACTGGTGCTGTTACTTGTATTAATGTTATTATTAGTCATTGTACCATAATTGTAATTAGTGCTTGTACTGGTGTTAATGTTTTTATTCACATTATTGCTAGTACTGCTATTGAGATTAACATTTTTATTAACCGAGCTACTAACATTATTGTTATTATATGTCATCGTACCACTGTTAATGTTATTATTGGTATTGACATTTGTGCTTGTGCTACTACTGGTGCTAGCATTATTGTTATTATATGTCATCGTGCCACTGTTAATGTTGTTATTAGTATTGACACTGGTACTTGTGCTGGTATTAATATTGCGATTAGTCATATCGCCGGTATTCACATTATTGTTATTGTTTGTTATTGTGCCACTTTGAATGTTATTGTTAGTATTAACCGATGTACTAGAATTAGTATTGTTATTATTGTTTGTTACAGTTCCGCTTTGAATGTTATTGTTATTGTAGGTAACGGTTCCGCTATTAACGTTGTTATTGTTATTGTTGTAGGTAACGGTGCCACTATTAACGTTGTTGTTTGTTACAGTGCCACTTTGAATATTATTATTTGTATTAACACTGGTGTTGAGGTTAGTGCTGTTACTGTTTACCGTGGACTGGCTAGTGCTTGTGCTATTGCTTGTGCTGTTATTTGTGGTGTTAACAATGCTGGTGCTGTTACTGGTACTATTGGTATCTACCAGTGTCTTTGAATCGTAGCCACCTTGATTGATTAATGTTTGAGCATTGGTGGCAGTAATGGCAAAAATCATACCAATACTTACTACTATTTTTTTGAACATGGCGATTATTTCCTTATGTTGGCATCTCCGCTTATTATTTAAAGATTAATAACAATCATTTATCTACCAAGTTATCTCTGAATATACGCCAGCACTCTTCCCAACTCCAACGTAGACTAGCTTCTTCTACTCTAACACGATCTAGTCTCAAACATTGGTCTATAGCAACTTTTAGATCCTCATCCATATAACCTGTTATTCCCTGATCAATAACATCTTTAGGACCGGTCACTGGATATGCTGCTACTGGGGTGCCGCAGGCCATGGCTTCGATCATTACTATACCAAATGTATCCCACCGACTGGGGAATACAAATACATCAGCATCGGCGTAATGTTTAGCTAACTCTGCCCCGCGTTTTACTCCAACGAACTGTACATCGGGGTATTCACGCTCCATACGACGACGGCATGGACCATCACCTACTACTATTTTAGTAGCACCGGGATAATATAGTCTACAAAAGTCATCTAAATTCTTTTCTTTGCTTACACGGCCTACACTTAACAATATAGGTTGTGACTGTTCTGTGGCAGTTCTACTACTGCTACCAAATACTTTACGATCGACACCGCGAGTCCATGGTTTAATATCAGTTCTAAACCCACGACTGACCAAATCATCTACCATGCTTTGTGTAGTGGTTAGCACACGGCCGCTGTGTTTATGAAACCAGCGTAGGTATCGATAACTCCAATCTGTGGGTATGCCTGCAATTTTTTCTATGGCTTCAGGAAAACGGGTATGATAACTGGTATTATATCGCCAGCCCCAATAGTCCATCCAGCAACGAGCAGCAAATCCTACTGGGCCTTCTGTGGCAATATGTATGTAGTCAGGATTTACTCGTTCGATGATTTTGCCAATGCCCCACGTCCAGCTAAGTTTAATCTCACTATAGCCAGGACAGGGAATATTAGCAAACTGCCGGGGATCAAGATAAACAAAATCATAGCCATCACGCTCAGCAAGGATTTCCAAGTTGTGAAATGTTGTAACAACGCCGTTAACTTGTGCAGGTTCATTATCTGTTATAATTAAAACTTTTTTCATTGTATTTTAAATTTTATGTAGTCTGTTATTATATCTGCAACATTGACTCCACAATATTTTTCAAATCCTGAAAATCCCGGATTGCTATTTGCTTCGCATACTCTAAATCCACGACTATCAAATAATAAATCAATGCCCGCGATATCTAAGTTTAATGCTCTAGCCGTTTCTCTAGCTATATATTCTATTTCATCTGTAACAGGAAAACTTTCTCCTGTGCCACCACCGGTAATATTAGCACGGAAATCACCTTCGGGTGCTGTGCGTTTCATGGCACCTATTACTTTTCCGCCAACTACCAGAACACGAAGATCTTCCCCCACTCGTTCGCCTAGATATTCCTGTACGATCATTGTTTTCTTGTTACCTAAGTTATCGATAAATTCCATTAATTTTTTATAATCTCTTTGTTTTTCACAAAGGTAAACTCCTTCACCGTAACTACCTGTAACAACTTTTACTACACAAGGGAATCCTATATTATCTTTTACTAAGTTATCATCGATGGGCATACGCACCATCATAGTGTTAGGGATTGGTATACTATATCTACTTAATATTTGACTTGTTCTTAATTTATCTTTAACTGTTTCAATAGCAACACTACCATTGACACAATGAACTCCGGCCTGTTCTAAATGACGAATAACGGCCAATTGAAAAGGAAGTATACCAGCACCTAGTCGTACAAGTACTAAACTAGGCAGATCCATATCCTTACCATTATATTTTAATCCTTTGTGTATGTCACGATCAACAATGATATCAAAATCATCTGGATGTGCCATAGTTATTGGAATACCTTTGGCTTCAAAACTTTCGACCAGTTTGTTAGATTCATATTCGTTACGATCTAACTTTGTTATCATTAAGACTTTTTTATACATCGACCTTCTACCTTGAAACTGTCAAACTTGAGCCAATAATCAATACTATTTAAACTGCGTTCGCAGGCCGCTTGGCTATCAAACTCCAGTGTTACTCGCCCGGGAATATCGTTAGAATTAGTTTTGTGTACTGCTAACAGTATTAATAGCCATGTTGTCATCTTTACGCACCTCTGCCCACGTTACGATTTCCCAACGACCATCCCAATGTTCAACCAGTGCTGTACAACTTTCGCACCAATCGCCATCATTCATGTAGGTTATGCCGTTAATATCTTTAATTTCGGCCTTGTGAATATGACCGCAGATTACACCATCGTAGCCTTTCTTTTTACAATAATTGGCTAGATTTAGTTCAAACTGGAACATAAAGTCTACCGCTTTTTTGACACGGTGCTTAAGGAACAGGCTAAGGCTCCAGTAGCCAAAACCCATACGATGACGAATCCAATTGAATTTAGTATTAATGTTGAGTACGCAGTCATATGCTTTGTCTCCTAACATGCTGAGCCATGGTGCTAATCTTGTAATACCGTCAAACATATCGCCATGCACTACAAGATATCTCTTGCCATCTAATCCGATATGTTCTGCTTGGTTACAAATTTTAATTCGACCAAAACTTACACCATATGGTATAAGCGGGCGTAAAAATTCATCATGGTTACCTGCTATGTAAATTACTTGGGTTCCATGTTTGGCATGGCCCAATACACGGCGAATCACATTGGTATGGCTTTGATGCCACTTCAGTGTGTTTTGTTTCATTTTCCATGCATCTATTATATCGCCTACTAGATATAATGTTTCACATGTATTATTTTTGAGAAAATTATTTAGAAAGTCTGCTTTACAGGCTTTGGTACCAAGGTGTACATCGCTGATAGAGATTGTACGGTAAGTTTTCTTCGGCATAATATTATTTAACTTTAGCAATATTACAATCCTATTACAGCCATAAAAAAAGAGCCTTTCGGCTCTTTAGTGCTGGTTACGAGCATCCAGCGATCCCTCTATCATGGGCCCGATTTACAATTGCCCTCCACAATGTGGGCATTTATGCTCTGAACTTTTACGGAGTTGCTTGAGGGTAGAGTTCCAACTTTTGATTTCCTTAATAACAGATTTCAAAGTTCGCCGATTTCGTTCCTTTTTATCTTTAGCTAATTCATCTTTAAGACGCTTGCGCAAAAGACCTACTCGTTGTTCGAATACCGCTATAAACCCACCACCAGCATCTCCGCTCATTTGCTCTCTCCTGTTGTGTTTCTAACATTATACAATACTTTTGGTAACTTAGCAACAGTATTTGGCTTAAGGTTTGACCATTCTCGTCCATTTAAATGGGCCAAATGCGTCAACACCATGAGCAGCATTTACGCTAGGATCAATAGTCAACTTCAAATACTCTAGTGGCAATGTGCTACCGTGATAAGTGATTCTGTGAAAGTTAGGAACATTGTATCCGCCTGGCTGATTCAGATAAGCATCAGTGCCATATACACTGAGCCCGGCAGTATCAGCACAGGTATTAGCAGTAACACCCGAAGTAACACCGACTCCCCCAGTATTGACCACTAGGTCTTTTACACAACTAAATCCCGAAACAAACGGGTTATCACTGCGATAAGCATGAGAGTCACCATTCAGCAACAGCACAGGATTACCAAATGACTTGGCAGCAGTGGCTAGTGCATCAACTAATGGTTTGTGCTGTGTCAAGTGGGCACGACCTGCTACAAAGTCAGTGGTGTCTGGGTCCCACATGTCGCCCTGTACAGTGATTACAACACCAGCAACCTTATTGGTAGTGGCCTGCGTGAATGCTGTATTGAGCCAACGAATATTGGCAGCAGTACGATTAGCAATTTCTGCTGTTTGGGCAGCAGTCATAGTAGGGGTACCATACCAAATGTCATTGTCGTTGTTGGACCCACCGGGCACATTTAAGGTAACAAACAGCACATTGTTCTTAATGAACCAAACATTCTCTACATAGTCTTTATCAGTGGGGAATTTGGTATCATATTCAACCGCTTGACTATGCACAGCCATTGCTCCACCAATAGTCTTACCTGCTGTAGGAAAGAAAATTTGGCGAACTAATGCTAGGTTAGCGATAGGATCACCACCGGCATAACTAACTGGTTTGCCATCAGTGCCTAATACATAGTTAATAGCGTTGGTTGTAGCACTATACGATCCACCGCCCTGTTTGACTTTATGACAATCAGTCCACTCATTATCACCTGGTGTATAAACAATAGGCAATGTGATTGCTGTAGTAAGTTGGCTGTAGATACTACGGTCATATGCTTCTGTGCAGTATTCTTTACCGCTGTGAATATCACCACCGTGGATAACAAAACTAAGGTCCTTGTCATCATTAATGGTTTTCAAAAAAGCAGGTTGTAATAGGAACTGAGCTGTATCTGTTGGAGTAAGACCATATGGTGTATCACCAATTACACCTACGCTGAATTTTTGTGATACTGGTGCTGCTGCGTTATCGCTGCCACATGCCGCAAGACATACTACTAGTCCTGCAGCAAGCACTGAGAGTTTTAATTTCATCGAATTTTCCTTTTGTTAGTTTATTTTACGAGTTTTGCCCAATCGGCACGGACTTGATCCTTAACCTTTTGGGGTAGTGGAACATAGTCTAAATCAGTTGCTTCTTTGTCGCCCTTGTTATACACCCAATCAAAGAACTTAATGACTTGTTTTGTTTTCTCTCCAGTAGGATAGATTAGAATAAATGTAGCGGCTGTGATGGGCCATCCATCTAGATCATTTAGATTGACTGCCATGTTAGGCACTGACCAATCTGCTGTTTTAGCACTTTCAGCAAATGTTAAGTCATCCGGTTGAACAACAACACCTTTGCGATTTCGCATAGCCACATGAGTTAGTTTGCTCTGTTTA